CGCTTCTGGTTCTGCTGTTGGCTCAGCAGGTACTTCACCTTGCTCAATTTTTTCTGCTACTTGTGGATCTTTACCTTTTACATACTTAATAACTAAAGGACGAACGTCTGAATCTGCATCTTTTTGTCCTACCTTTTTAAACATATCTAAAAGCATTGGATCATCAATTACACCTTTTAAACTTTGGATAGCGTTTGCACCATTAATGCCTGCTGGGAAATGCTCAGCCATTAAGTTATTAAGTTTGCCAAGTGCTTCTTCTTGTTTATCGCCACCCGCAAATAATTGATCTTCTTCTTCGCTTACAATTGAATTCATTGCTTTTTCAAAATCTGCTTCTGGGGTTTCGTTTGTTCTTTGTAGTGCTTTCTTAACACCTGGATGGTCTGAAAGTCCTTTTGCAATCTTTTCAATTGTATCAACAGCACCTGAATAGTTGCCGCCTTTGTATCTTGGATCATTTAGTACGCCATAAGCCATTTTAATTTCTTTATCTGAGAAACCCATATTGTCTTGTGCTTCTTTTTCGCCAAGTAAATCTTCTGGACCCATTTCTTGAACTTGATTTCTTTCTTGTACTAAACCATAAATGTATGGGAATACAGATTTAAGTTCTTCGTTAAATGTTCTAATAGTTAATTCATCAACCCAAGCATTTTGTAAATCTTCTGGAACTTCTTCTTTTACTACTGGTTTAAAATCTTTTGTTGCTTCTGTATAATAATTTTGTCTTTGTAATTTTTGAACTTCGTTTTTGATAGTTTCAACTCTTTCACTAACAATATCTAAATAGCCTTTCAGTCCTTCTGCCATTACTGCTGATCTATTCATGTAAGTTCTAAATTGACGTAGTTTGTTTAATTCTTCAGACATATTAACAATGTGCTGACCAAAGTCATCATAAAGGTTACCACCGTTGGAGACGTGACGTGCTAACGCTCTTGCACCATTTAAATGTCTAAATGGATATTTGTATCTTTCGCCATCAGCACTTTCAATATAAATGCTGTGTACGTGTTGTGTTCTACCTGCTGGTAGTTCTTGATTAATTGGTTGCGTATGTTTAAGAACAAGACGTGCATTATCTACATCTTCGTAACTTGTTCTAGCAGTACCATACAATTTACTTTCACTCATTTGTTTGTCTCCGGCAGTTCTAGTTAGGTGTGCATAGTCCCTTTTATCTAAGTTGCTTTTTGTTATATCTCTTGTATCAAAATTTAGCATATTCTTTTTAGCAAAGAATCTAAGTTCTTTTAAAAACTCGTACCAGTTGTTCTTTTCTGATTCATCTGCTTCAGCCATGATGTCTGTATTAAACAAAACAACAACACCATTTTCATCTAATGATACACTCACTTTTCCTAATACTTTAGCCCCTTCCTTGTAATCAAAATCAAAATATCTTGCTTGACTTGGTTGGTCAGTTACTGTACCACTGGCATCACCAATAGTCACAGATGGGAATCTGCCTCTAATTTTGGCAAATAAACGTTCTGAAATAGGCTCCATATTACTCATATTAGTATTTATCTTATGTTAGTCGAAACGAATATAGGCATTGGCGGTACATGATCTTCATCTGTTTCAGCATGATTAAAGGTTTCATATACCCTAGGATCCCAATCCTTTAGCACAGCAATAATACGCATAGTTAGTAATGTTGCTGAAACTAAGTCATCTGTTTCACCTGGTTTTGCTTTGTAACTGCTACCGCTGGCTACAAATGCTTTTAATTCACTTAGCAATACTTTACTATGTACTACTAGTTTATCTGATTCTATCATGGCTTTTAATCTTGAACAAGCACTTATTTTGGTTGCGTGTGTAGTATTAAATCCTTTGCGGAATTTTCTTACGTGACCTTTACGCATAGGCTCACTTACTAACATTCCTGGTATATTCTCTTCCCCAAGGTCTCTAATAACAATTAATGCTCCTTCACCGATAGTGTTATTTTCAACACTCCAATAAATGTTTTGTCCATCGTTGTGACATTGGTCTTTAATATAGTTACAAATATCTGTTAGAATTCTAATTTGTCCTGGTATTGCTGTTTGATTATGACGCCATTCACCTACTTGTTTGTAGGTTGGTAATTCAAATATTTGTATGGCCGCATAATCGCCGCCTGTGCCCATTGCCGGATCTAATGCAACTACATAAGTCTTATCACCGCTTGGTTTACTGTACCAACGTGTTTGTCCCATATTGAGTATAGGATCAATACCTTCCATACTTGCAAGTTTGATTGAGTTAATTAGTGTCTCGTCATAGACTAAGAATTCACAACCATACTCACGACGGAATCGTTCTTCACCAATACGTCCTATCTCTGCCTTTTTCCATTCTTCGTCTCTGTCAGGATGCTCGTCCCAACTACAAGTAAACCCATGAAATCCGTTTACACCTACTTCTTGTTCGTTGCCATTATCGTCAAACTTGTTTTGGCTTTCTTTCCAAATAATAGCAAATGTATCTTCGTCTGAGTTAGGTGTGCTTGTAATAATAGCACGACCACCTGTTGCTAGTGTAGGTGAAATTGAAGTCCAAAACTCATCAGCAATACTAGGATTCACAAATGCAAACTCGTCACAGTATAGTAATGATATGGACATACCTCTACCAGTGTTACCTGTTGTGGTAGCACTTACAATACGTGAACCATTTTCAAATTCAATACTACCTTTGTTGTAGTTAACAACTCCTGCTCTAATATGATCAGGACAACATTCATAAACGTAACGAATACGTTGCATAATTTCTTGTGCGCCTGAATATTTGTGTGCGGCAATTAGTACAGTTTGATCTGGATGAAACATCGCATACCAAGTTAAGTAAACAGCGGCACAAGTAGTTTTACCTGTCTGTCTGGGTAACATATTAATATTAAAACGATGATCGTGATAACTTTTTAAAAGTCTTTCTTGATATGTAAAAGGATCAAATAAAAGTTTACCTTTTACGGGGTGTTGAATGTAAGCAAACTTTTCAGAAAAATATAGGTAGCCGGTATCAGGATCCATGCACTTCTTGAGATCCTCGATATTCTCGTTAGTAAATGTTTCTCTTTGGTTGGCTTTCTTAGTAAGAACGCCGTCTAAACTCTTTGCCATAGTATAGTATTTACTCAAAAAAATAGGGCCCGTAGGCCCTATTTGGTTTGCTAACTTAATACTTAATTAATTACTTGCAATCGCAGTCTGGACAATCTGGTCCACAGTTGCATTCGCCGCCATCGCAACATTCACATCCGCCTTCTTCTTCTGCCATGTATTCTGCTAACTTTGCCGCTAATTCTTGTTTAATTTGATCTTCTAGTGCCATTGGGTTATCACCGCCTGCAACTTTTGGATAAGATTTTTTAGATCTGTTTAATCCGCCTGATAAATCTTTTGTCATATACTTTGTATCTTGATAAGTTTCATCTGGTTCGTTGTCCCACTCTTCAACTGGTACTTCTTCGTCTTCTACAGAGTCATTACAACTACTTGCGCCTAAATGATTCTTGCCGCAAATTGGACAAGGTGCGCCTTGCTTTCCTGGTTTAAGATCATCCATGTCTTTGCCTGGTCTGTCAATAATTGATAAACTTTTTTCAATATCATCTCTTGGGGGTAAAGGTGGAAGCATCTTTGGTTCTGCTGGTTTTTCACCACGCATCATATTAAAAAGATCACCAACGTCTTGAGCGTTATCACCGGACATTGAAATGTTCATTGATACTGCTTCGTTTAACGCATCAATCTTTTTGTAGATATCATTTAATTTCATTATTTGCTCCCTACTGGACTTACTGATGATTCTTGCTCATCCATAGCCATCTGTTTCTGTTCTTTATTAGCCTCTGTTGCAATACCAGGATCGTTTTCTCTTTCCTTACGTGCTTTTTCTAATTCTGCTAATAAACCCATTGTTCTATTTACACCAACATCGTCTTGTGCTGATTCGCCGCCCATATCTTCTGTTGCTAACTTAGGCTCGTAAACTTTATCGTATTGTGTATCTTGATATGTTTCTTGTGGTGCGTCTAAATTTCTTACAATTAAATGTGAAGTATCAATACCGCAAGATTGTGAAATGTATTCTGCTAAAACTTGTACTGTAGTAGGATATTGTAGTTCCATTTCATAGTAATGTACTTCTTTATTTTGTAACTGCGGAAAGTCTAATGGACGTTCTGTAATAGGAGTTTTCTTACCAGAACTCATATTCTGAATACCATATTTTTGTAATGCTGTTTCCATTTGGTCTACACAACCTTCTGGTAACTCTCCAGCAATACCAACTTTAAAATTATAAGTCTTTTTAGACTCTGTTAAATAATCCGCAAATGTTTTCATTGTCATATATCCTATTATATATTATTTATCCATGTTCTTTAATTTTTCAATCAAACTATTACGATCTGTAACCACATAACCTTCGCCGTTAATAATATCTTGACCGTCTGGATTAGATTCTTTATCCATTTTCTCTTTTTTGAGTTGCAATTCAACCATTTTTAGTTTTTTATCTAGTTTAGCAACCTTAGCATCTAGGTTGGTTTTAAGCATATTACCAGCAACTTCAAACACTCTACCGCTGTAACGACTTTCTACATTCATACCTAAATCCATTAGATCATCGTATGCATCCATAGCCTTTTGTGCTACTTCGTTAAGTTCTTTATCTGCTAATTCACCCAAACCTTTAACTTGTGGTAACGCCGCGGCAATTTTATCTAACTCAGCAATATTGCGTTGAGTTTCTTCATGCTCAACTACTGCTGTTTGTTTATCTTTAGTTTTTGCCTTTTCTTGTTCTTCAGCAATAATATCTTGCGAGTCAGGCAAATTTAATAATTCTTCTAGTTTCTTTGTCATTTCTTTATACCATTAAATGCTACTATTATTTATCCTATTTTCTTTTGCCGTTATGAAAAATGTCATTTTCGGTAATAACCCTAAAGTATATACCCTTCTGTTTAGACCATGCTCTAGCGGCTTCCCATTTAGCAAGGTTACGTATATACTGTGCTTGACGGCCTCTATCTCTACCTATTCTTTCTTTTAGTGCCTGGTTCTCAGGTTTTACTTCAATAAGTTCTACACGCCCTTTTCCATTACGATCTGTGTATTGTATTAAAAAGTCTGGAACATAAATTGTAAATTTTCCTGTTAAAGGGTCACGATATGGAATACGTACACTTTCACTAGCCCATTTACTTACACTAGGATTTTCATCACAGAATTTCATAAATGCAAATTCCCAACTACTTCTATATAGGGGAGTTTTACGACCTAAATATTTGTCTGGATATTTTAGATTGTATCTTCCTTGAGCGAACTTCGCCATTGGACTATACCATTATATTACGTGCATCTAACTTTGTAGAAGTTTCAGAAATTCTATAACCTAGTGAACTAATCTTGCCTCTGTTATAGTTTAAAATTTCTGTAACCACATTACTTAATTGTGCGTCATTAAAACCTTTTAATGTATCAAGTAATTCGAAAACTTTTACGTTATCAATTTTTGCTTGTTGTAAAATAATTGTTGCAACTGTTTGAGCACTAGTTGTATCAAAATTTCTTTTTTCAAAGAAGCCAACAGTAGCATCAACTTCGTTGCTTGGAAATTCTAATGTTCGGGTGTAGTATTGATCAAATAATGCTTTTACTTTTGTAGCACTATCTAATACTGTATTATCTTGTGGTAGGTTACCTGTAACATTTGATGCTACTGTACCTGTTGTTGAATTTATATTTTCACCCATGATTAAATCCTTACGTCAAGTTAAAATTCTGATTGTGCGATTTAATATTTGCCATCGCAGTTGATCTAGCAGAATTTTTATCAGCACTTGACAAATTGTTATATGCACTATTTATAGCGTCCGGTGTTGGCGATCCGCCGTTGTTGATATGGTCTTTCTTAAAGTTAGTTGACTTTGCTAAGTCGTCAAGTGCATTAGTATTTGAACCAAGATAATCAACGGCTTTACCTAGTGGATTACCTAGTGCTTCGTTTGCAACTGCACCAAGACCGATAACACCTGCTACTGCTGTAACAGTACTTAGGCTTCCACCTAGACCACTACTTTTTGGAAATGCTACGTTTGCAACACCACTTACATCAATACCTGCGGCTTTACCAATTTGATCTTTTAAGATACCAAAGCCTTCTTGTCTAATACCGGCACTTGATAAGTTTTTAGCATTAGTAACAACACTTGATGCTTTTAATACTGTACCTAAAAAGTTTGAGGTGCTTGAAAAAGCAGAACCGTCTGTAATATCTCCAAACACTTCTGCGGCACCTGATGCAATACCACCTTGGCCAAATAAGTTAACTGCTCCGCCACCTGCTAGTGAATTAGGTGATGGTGTACTATCATAATGTCCACTTGCTGGTCCAAACATCTTAGGTGCTGAACCTTCTGTAATTGGTCCTCTTGCATACCATACAGTTTCATACTGTACTTGCATTTGGTTTTCAACTGTTTGACTATCACTGTTAGCCATAGTATCATGTGACCATGAACTAATAATAGGATTAACTAGTGTGAAACAAGTATATCTGTGTCTTGCCATTTGATAGATTTGTATACTATCAAAGAAGTTTTTATAGGTATCGTTGTCCATACCATATCTATATTTGTTTCGTTCACTGTTTGAATATGTATTACCTCTGTCATATGCAGGGTTACGTGTATTAGGTTGTCTACTACCATCAGCACTTGCATAGTTACCATCTTTAAAATAGTATCTATAATATGCTTCCCACATTGCTGTAGTCTGTCCATAGTTATCATCGTGGAATACAATGTTAATAGGATCATAATCTAAACGTGTTTGTAGATTACGTTTTTTATTGTATTGATGTTTTAGTGTAGTACTAATTTGATACTTTGGTAGGTCAACGCTTTTCACAAGCATATTAAGTTCTTGTGTTTTAAGTTGCGGAATAAGTGCGACTGCTTCAGGGTTTAAGTTAAAACTTACATGATACAGGAATCTATGTTTAGGCGATAGTCGATGTGCATCGTCAACATATAACCGTGCCGCATGAGCAAAGTCCGCCATATTACCTTTTGGACTTAATGCTCCACTTATTAAATTATCTAAGAATCCATTGAGTTTGTTTGCCATACTAATATTTATCCTTAAAATAAAGTACGTATATAAAGAAAAAGGGACTTATTAAAAATAAGCCCCTTTTAAAGTTTCAGGAAATATTATATATTACCTATTAACTTGCGCCGCCGCCTGTAATTGCAGTATTAACTGTTCTACCTACTGCTGTACCAATACCAGTACCTTGTGGTGTTTGGATTGCGTTATCGTATCTAATAGATAATGAAACTGTAACTGGATCGTTAGTAGAATATGCTAATGAGTTGTAGTTAGCACTTTCTAAGTAACAACCGTATAGTTCAAATGTTTCTAAAACTGTTGCTGTGTTAACACCGTTACCACCGTCTAACATTTCAATTCTAGTAACGAATTTGTAATCACTACCAGAAGCCGCACTTGACTGTTCGAAGAAGTCAAATTGTTTCTGTAGTTGTTCGCCAACTAGTTTTTGTACGTTGTTTGAAACATCTTCACGTAGTGTTAATGTAATTGGTTCCCAACTATGTTTACCTGCTAGGTATACACGTGAGTTGTAAACATCAACTGTGATTTGTTCGAACGAAACGTTAGGTCTAGTAACGTCTTGAACCTGTTTTGTCAACTCTGTTGTTGGAGTTGATACACCAAAGTTTTCCAGCGACACTCTAAAGCGATACTGGAGTTTTGGCATTAACAATCCCTGGTTAGATGCTGATGAACTGCTATCTAATGGAACTGTAATTTTTGATAGTGTTGAAATTGCCATTATAATATCTCCTGCTTAATTGTATTTATCACTATTATAGCCCCGCTATCTCGCCTGTATTTTTAAGTCTTAGCGGAATGTAAATGAACTCAACTGCTTTAACTGGTTCAATTGCAATATCCACATACAACTCGTTACGGTCGATTCTAGTTGGTGTGTTGTTTGATTCGTCACACACTACTAGGAAGTCATACAATGCTCTTTGACCTACAAGTTCTAATAGTAAGGAATCAACCTGCGCCTTGATCTCATCTCTAGTGATCTTATCATTAGGTTCAAAGATATAAGGTTTAGCAAGTTTGTTAAGTTGTGAACGTAAGTACACAACAAGTCTTGCAACATTGATTCTATCTAATGCTGAAGCATTTTTTGCTCTTGTTTTCTGACCAAAGTTAACAAGTCCTGCACCACTTAAGAATGTTACTGGGTTAATTGCATTTGAGTACAATGTATCCCTTTGACCTTCGTTAAGTGCAACGCTTTGGAACTCGCCTTCGCTAGTGATGTAACCTGCTGAACTTGCATTTGTAATTCCACCACGTCTTGTACCTGCTGGTGCAAACCATGGAAACGATACTTGATCGCTTAATGCAATAGTTCTTAAGATACCATGTGATGCTGGAACAACTACGTTGTTACCGCTGTTATCACTTGTGAATAAACTTGGGTAAAACATTCCGACATATTCGTCAAATGTTACTGCGCCATCGTCGTTATCTTCAACTGCTAGTTTAACGTTAGTTGCCCACTCATTTAATGAAGTAGCATCTGGTGTTAATCTATATGGTGTGTCACCAATAACAAAAGCACTTAGTCCTCTGTCATAGTTTAGTGTAACTAGTTCACCAATCAGTTCTGAATAGCCTGGACACGCAATCAAGTTAAACAATCTTGAGTTATCATCTCTAATGTCTTGGTTGCCGTTAACCATTGCTTGAAGTGCTTGTACTACAACTTTACGTTGAGCCTTACGTCCAAATGAACCTGCACCGTTTGCTTGGTTACCTGACTCAGTTACCCATCTGTGTGGATAGTAACCTGCCATTGATTCTGGTAGTCCAGCGTTTTCAAATCTTTCGTTTTCACCTGCAACGTCAATGTAATTTCTTACATATTTTCTAACGTTGAAACCTGAACGTCTTAGGTTCCATAGCAACATACCTTTTGGATATAGTGCTGGATCTGGAGCGTCTGGGTCTAGGTAATCACTTGTTAATAGATCTACAATAGTACCTTCTTTATCACTGTTTGCACCTGCTGTATTAATACGTGCATCTGCAAATAGGATACCGTCTTCAGTTGTTTGATCACCTGTATCAAGTTGTACCCATTTTAGTGTAGCACCGTTGTATTTGTAAATCTTAGGATAGTTTTCTAAGTCTGCTGTTGAAATCCAAATGTCGCCATTTTTAAGATCTGTTCCGTCTGACTGTTCAGTTGGTTCAGTAGCCGCTACAATTGGACCTTCTGGATCTGTTTTATCAGCACTTGCCGCCGCAAAGAACGGAGATGTTGCTGACTGATATCCAACCCAGTTATTACCATCATGAATCATAATGTCAACTTCGTCAACAATTGAACTATACCATAATGTACCGTCCGCTGTTAATGCTGTTGGTGCTGTGTCGGAGTTAGTAACAGTTAATACTGCCCAGTTACTTGCAACAAAGTCAGCCGCGTTATTGCTTGATGCTTCAAGTAATCTCGGAGTTGGCGAAGAGCCTGTTGCTGTAAAGCCTGCTAGTGCTAACAATCCGTTTGTGTCAGTAAAGTGAATATCACCACCGTCGTTGTGTTCAATAACAATTCTGTTTGATGAGTCAACACTTGCAACAACGTTTGCTAAGCCTGCTGTGTTAATAGCACCTGCTACTAAATCAGCATCGCCAACTGCGCCTGTTGTAGTTACGCTTACAGTAGTTGCAGAACTTAGTGCATTTGAGTTAGGTGCTGTTTCAGCAATATCAAATCCGTATGTTCCTGCTGTAAGTTGTGTTGAAATAATGTCACCTTTTACAGTTGTGTTACCAGTTGATGATCTTCTGTAAATTTTAAAGTTAGCAATTGGATCGCTGTCTTCATCGTTATTAAATTTAATAAACACATCGCCTGTTGGAATGTTTAGACCGCCTTTTGATTTATCTAAACCATAAAGTGCCGCTGTACCATCTGCATATAATGGAGCAGACTTGCTGTCCCATAATTGTGTAGTGTCATTCCATACTTTAACCTGCCAGTTAGCACCTGCGTTTGGAACAGTTGTCTTGACCCAAATAGAACCTGTTGGTCTTGGTGCTGTGTCAGTTGCTTTGTATTCTGGTACTTGTGTGTGTGGAGCAATTGATAGTTTAGGTGCTTTGTAAGTACCTGCACTCATGCCCACTTCTGTAAGTAGGGTTGAACTGTTTGTTGCTAGTACAATGTCAACGCCAGTTGTGTAAATCTCTAAGTATCCATCAACAACTGCCGCTGATACACCTGCAATTCCTGCTGTTCCGATTGCTGTTACAACATCACTAAGTGCAGTACCGCCTGCTGTTACAGGAGTACCGTTAATGCTCATTGAAACACCGTTAGTGATAGTTGGATTTGCTTGTGTACCTGTTACGGCCGCCCAAGAACTAATCCATGCTGTAGAACCAACCTCTACCCAAGCACCTGACTTATTTTTGTAAAATAGTTTGTTCAGTGTAGTAGTAGATACTAGTGCGTAGTCGCCAATTCCACCAACAGAAGCCTTTGGTGCTCCGCTATCTACTTTAGTTGTGTCTGTGATTACTGTAGGAATCTTGTTAGTAAACGACTGACCACCAGTAGTAGTCGCTGACTTACCGTTCCATTCAAAAATACCATACACTGAATTGGTTGTGTCAAACCAATATGTTCCGTTTGCCGGATTTGCCGCTGGCGCACTTGAAGTTGCTTTCAATTGATTAGTGTCCAAGTTTGCTCTTGTTACGTATGCTCTGTTAGCAACGCCTAAGTATGAATAAGCCGCTTGTAATCCGTACTCATTTAACTCACTACCGTGTAGTGGGTTGTTGTTTGAATCTGTATAAAATAGAGGATCGCCAAATAATTCTGTCAATTCTCTTTGTGATGTAATTAAATAAGGTTTTTCTGCATTAACAGCCTGTGTTGCTGTTGCAGTCCCTGTTCCTGATCCATTTGTTTTATCTTGTGCAGATACAACAAAAATCATTGGTACTGTACCTGGCTCAGCGGGAGTATAAAAACTCTCATCAATTACGCTGACCTGTACTCCTGGTGATACTAAAGCCATTTTGTTTTCTCCTGTTGGTAGTATGTTCCTAAATACTATTCTTACTATTATTTATACGAATTGGAATAAATCATACCGTTATATACCTATAAAAAGGGATCAAAAAGGGCAGGTAAATAACTATATGAGACCTTTATGCAGTTGCGGACAACGACCTGTTGCTATAAATTACTATAAAAAGGGTAAACCTTTCTATAGAAGTAAGTGCGAAAGTTGCACTAGGTATGGGCGTCCTAAGAACGGTCAACCTAAGTGGCAACAGTCAGGATACGTTAAAAAGAACCAATGCGATAAGTGCGGATTTAAAAGTAAGCACGAAGAACAATTCAATGTTTACTACATAGACGGTAACTTAAACAATGTTAGGTTTAGTAACTTAAAAACTATATGTGCTAACTGTAGTAAGATTATCTACAAAGAAGGGTTTAAATGGAAACAAGGTGATCTTGTACCCGATCTGTAAGTTCTTTAATAGTTCCGTTATTTTCAAATACTCTTGTAAACTTAGTCTTTGCCCACGCCCACTCCGATGGGTGTACATCTTTAGGCTCTACGTCATATTCGACATACTCTGTAAACCAAGCAGGATCTTGCCCACGCTTTACACGCCATACTTGACCATTAACTTCGTGTAGCATTTTTGCTTCATTAGGAAAACGCACATCTGGAATAACAAAGTTTTTGTGTGGATTTTCGATGATCTTCTTCTTAGTTAAACTAACCCAAATTCCGTCAAAGAACCCATCACGCATACATTCTGTACCAAACTCTTGTAATACTAAACGAGGAGTAATAGTACGCCCTGTTTCTGCTGTCCAATATTGGTCTACTTGTTCTCGCCAAAAACGGCTTTGCTCAGTTTTACCATCTAGCAGTTCTCTATCCCACTCAAACATTTCTGCTACTGCATCTTTAAGTTTATCTGCAAATGAGATTTTTTCAAAATTATGTTCAGAAATAAGATGCCCAGCAATAGTATCTTTACCACTACCAATTAAGCCGCAAATACCAATTATCATAGAAACTCCTAAGTTAAGTTATTATTATATAACCTAAGTTACTTGTTGTCAAGTATTTTCTGATATGCTTCTTCAAAACCTTCTTCTTTGGCATACGCCTCTTCGTTATGCCATAAGCGTTTGAAGTATCCGGGTGCTGATTGAAAGATTGTTTGTTCGCTTGAATTTAAGTGGCCTTTAACCATCCAAAAAAGCCTGTAGGCTTCTTTGTGGCTAAACTCAGACATTAACCAATTGTGAATCCGTAGCCAACGCCGCCTGGCACAGCAGTAGAAATTTCCTGTTCAAGTTTTTCCATTTCTGCTTGTGCTTCTGCTTTGAGTGCTTCACCGTTTAGTGTTGAACCACCTTGTGGTCCTGCAATAGTAGCAAATTTTGAACGTGCTTCGCCTAACATCATTTTAGCAGTTGCTAGAGCATAGTCCTTAATCCATTGAATTGCTAGGTAGTCTTTTAGTAATTCGCTATCAGGGCGATAGTTGTAAACATAAAGTAATAGTTCTTCTTCTGCTCTTGGACGTTGTAATAACAGTAGTTCTTTTGTTGTAGTGTTCCATTTAAATTCAATAAATGATCCAAACATACGTCCTACTAGTTCTTGGTATCCTGCAAACATTTCGTATGTTGCAAGTCCGCCCATATTAGATGAACTTAATAGATAGGTATTTGTGTATGCCATATTAAATGGTTCGAACAATGTGCCGCCATCGCCACCACCTGTTCTTGAGCCAATTGAGCGTCTAAATAGTTTGCGTACTTCAACTACTTCCTCTGGCAAAATGTATGAATTCTGATCAATAACTGTGGGCAAGAACAAATAAGATTCTTCCACAGAATTATCAGACTTTTGTCTAAATCTAGTCAATGCTTTTTTAAGGGCAGTTTCATAATGAACTGGATCTAGTTCGACATCCACCATGCCGCCACCTAGCATTGAGTTTATATAATCAAATATTTCTTGTTTTTGCTGTGTCAATGTTGCCATATTCTTTTGGTCTCCATATGTATTTATGCGAACGATAAATACAAGTACTATGCCAAGAATCAGTTTATATAAACCCGAGAAGGGAAAAGATTACGAATTTCTAGATAGAACCATTACAGAGATGTTTACTGTAGGGGGTACAGATATATTTGTACACAAATATCTAGGACCTAGTAATCCAGACGAAGAAGACGCTACTCCAGCAACGCCTCGCTACGATGCTGTTAAAGAGACAAATATACAGGATATGTTATTCCTTGAAAATAGGGATAGAAAATACGATCCAGATGTATATGTAATGCGTGGCATTTACAACGTACAAGATGTTGACTTTGATATGAGTCAATTTGGACTATTCTTACAAAATGATACGTTGTTTATGACTATTCCAATTAATTATAGTGTAAAAACTCTTGGCAGAAAAATTATGTCTGGTGATGTAATTGAGTTACCGCACTTAAAAGACGAATATGCATTGAACGATTATAGTGTTGCACTTAAACGTTTTTATGTTGTTGAAGATGTTAATCGTGCTAGTGAAGGATTTTCACCTACATGGTATCCACATTTATACAGAATTAAATTAAAACAAATTGTTGATTCACAAGAATTTAAAGAAATACTTGACTTACCATCAGAAGAAGGAAGTTCACAAACACTACGTGATGTACTTTCTACTTACGAAAAAGAAATGCAAATTAATGATGCTGTACTTGCACAAGCAGAAGCAGATGCACCTAAGTCAGGTTATAATACAAAACATTTATACACATTAGCAGTAGACGACAATGGTAAACCTGCATTAACTACTGCTGACGATACTACTATTGAAGCAAGTATTAATAGTGGTAATTTAGATGCAAGTAGAGTTTATGAAACACCTGAAAGAAACGGTTACTCAGGTTACCTTATTGGCGACGGTATTGCACCTAATGGTGAAGCGTTTGGACATGGCCCTAGTTTCCCACTAGGTCAAACTAAAGGAGATTACTTCTTAAGGACAGACTTTATGCCAAATAGATTATTTAGATATGACGGCCAACGCTGGGTCAAGTTTGAAGATAATGTTAGAATGGATCTAACTAATACTAACACTAGAAGTACACAGAAAACAGGATTTATTAATAACACTAAAGAAGACTCTATTGGCGGAGATACTATTAAAGAAAGACAAAGTCTTTCTAAAGCACTTAAACCTAAGGCGGATAATTAATGCAACATTTTTATGATGGTCAAATAAGAAGATACATTACTCAAATGATTAGACTCATGAGTAATTTTTCTTATGCTGATGGAAATGGTAACCTTACACAGATTCCAGTTATGTATGGAGATATTACACGTCAGGTTGGACATATCATTAGAGATAACAGTGAAAACAAAATTCCAAGTGCGCCACGCATGGGTGTATATGTAACTGGTTTAGAAATGGATCGTACACGTACTGCTGATGCAACTTATACAGGTAAAATACATTTACGTGAACGTACTTATGATGCAGATAATCAAGAATACTTAAACACACAAGGTAAAAATTATACTGTAGAACGTTTAATGCCTACACCTTATAATTTAAATATTAATGTTGATATATGGTCAACAAACACAGAACAAAAATTACAAATTATGGAACAGATATTAATGCTGTTCAATCCTAGTTTAGAAATTCAAACAACAGACAACTATGTAGACTGGACTTCGTTATCCGTAGTTAATTTAGAAAGTGTAAACTGGAGTTCAAGAAGTATTCCAATGGGCACTGAAAGCGAAATTGATGTTGCACAATTAAGTTTTCAAACACCGATCTATATTAGTCCACCTGCTAAAGTTAAGAAACTTGGTGTTATTACTAGTATTGTAATGAGTGTATTTGACGAATCAAGAGGTACTATTAACTTAGGTGATTCACGTCCAGAACTTCAAGCGTATAACGATGCATACGACACTACTATGAAGTCTGATGGTAAAAATAATACAAGTAGAGTTGATGCAAGTACTGTAATTAATGAATACTATGCCTATGATGCTATTGTAATGAATAATATTGTACAACTAGGCAAAAACGGAGTTCAAGGTAATATTAGTTGGCGTGACGTAATTGATCAAACACCTGGTGAATACGTAGCAAGTTTAAGCAGAATTGAACTTGATAGATTAGACTTTGGTTCACCTATTGTTGGTACATTTGCTATTAATACATTAGACGAAACACAAATTATTGTAAACTGGGATACTGATACTATTCCATCAAACACAGTACTTACTGGCCCTAATGGAGATTCAGGTACAGTTAATGCTATTATCGATCCACAAAAAACAAATCCAACAAATATTAAAGTTCCTGGGGCTAGAATATTATTACTAAATGCTATCGGCGACAGTGGTAATGCAGACGGTCCTGATGCATGGAAGGCTACTGATGGTACAGACTTTATTGCTGATGAAAACGACATTATCGAATGGAGTGGTACTGAATGGCAAATTGTATTCGATGCTAGTGAAAACGATGCATCAAACGGCCTTACATATACAACCAATTTAAATACAGGTGTCCAATATAAATGGGACGGAACAGATTGGTCCTTATCCTTTGAAGGCGAATATCAAAAAGGCACTTGGCGCCTAGTATTCTAGCATAACTACTTGTATGAAAGAAAATATTATATGTAGTGGTGCTCTCTTCTATACATTAAACACCCAAAGATTTCTATTCTTACATAGAACACAATCCAAACAAAACAATGTTTGGGGTCTTGTTGGTGGACGAAATGAAAGTGAAGAAATTCCATATAAAGCATTACTACGTGAAATAGAAGAAGAAATTGGTATGGTTCCAGATATTGTTAAGAGCATACCTTTAGAAACTTTTATTAGTAACGATGAAAAATTTAGTTTTCATACTTATTTGTGTGTAGTCAAAGACGAGTTTTTACCAAAACTTAATCACGAACACAACGGGTATTCTTGGGTTAGTTTTAATAACTGGCCTAAACCTTTACATCAGGGTCTCCGAAACACTTTACAAAACAAACAAAATCTGTTAAAATTACAAACAGTATTCCAATTAGTTTCATTAATAGAGAAGTAAGATGGTTAAAGTTTATGGCGATATAATGTTAGATCGTTGGATCGAAGGTACAGTTGACAGAATTAGTCCTGAATCACCAGTTCCAGTTTTAAAAGAATCTAATCAAAAATATAGCATTGGTGGTGCTGGCAACCTAGCACTTAATATTGCATCAATTAATGGTGATGTAGATTTGTTTGGTGTAGTTGGCCAAGACAAAGAAGGCTACAAAGTTTTAGAATTATTAAAAGACTCTAAAGTATCTGCAAACATAACGAGCGATACAATTACAACAACAACTAAAACAAGACTTGTTGGCCAAACAGGACAACATCTAATGCGTTGGGATAGAGAAGACCAATATGCTAAACTAGATGCCATTAATAAATTAGAAAACGCAACAGACGCAAATGATATTGTTTGTGTTAGTGATTATAATAAAGGTACTGTTAGAGCAGATACTATTGATAAAATTTTAAAAATAACTAAAAAAGTTCTTGTAGATCCAAAACAAGAACCGGGGTATTATACAGGGGCATTTCTTGTAAAACCAAATATGAAAGAATATGAACAATGGTTTGGAAAATTTAGAAAAGAAATTGCACTATTAAAAATAAAAGAATTTCACTGGGAATGGTTAGTTGTCACTGATGGTGCTAACGGCATTCATGTGTTACATACTTCAGGAAAATATAATCATTATAAAGAAGAAGTACACGAAGTTGCAGATGTTACAGGTGCTGGCGATACAGTAATGGCAGTTATTGCATACGGATTAGAAACAGGAATGGATATGTTTGATGCTTGTGAATTGGCTTGTTATGCCGCATCGCGAGTTGTAGAAAAACGTGGTGTTGCTGTAGTAACAGGTGCTGATCTAAATAGAGGTTTAGTATGGACTAACGGAGTGTTTGATATACTGCATACTGGCCATTTAAAACTGCTTAGACACGCACACACGCTTGGAAAACGTCTTGTGGTGGGCATTAATAGCGATGCCTCTGTTAAACGCTTAAAAGGCGAATTAAGACCCATTAACGACGAGTTTACACGTAAGCAACAACTAGAACAATTAGGGTTTATTGACGAAGTAGTTGTGTTTGATGAAGACACACCATTAGAAACCATTTTGCAAATCAAACCAGATATTATTGTAAAGGGTGGCGATTACACAGTCGAAGAAGTAGTTGGTCACGAATATGCTAAAGTTGATATCTTTCCAATAGTAGAAGGATACAGCACATCAAAAACAATTGAGAAGATGTTATCATGAGAATATTAGTTACAGGACATGAAGGATTTATTGGAAAAAATCTTGCTTCGTATTTAAACTACAAAGGACACGAAGTAGAAGGGTGGGAATGGCAACCAAACAAAGTTCCTGACCCAGCACCATACGATAGAATTATTCATATGGGTGCTATTTCAAGCACAACTGAAACAGATATTGATAAAGTGTGGGAACAAAATTACGAGTTTAGTATGCGTTTGCTACAAGTATGTGATAAGTTTGGCACTACGCTAATGTATGCTTCATCAGCAAATCAATATGGCAATATCAACGGCAACGTACCTATCAAAGAAAATGATAAAAAACTTCCTACGTCACCGTATGGTTGGTCTAAGTATTTGTTTGATAGAAGCGTTTTAGAAATTCCCGAATACACTTGTAATGTACAAGGATTTAGATTCTTTAATGTTTATGGTCATGGGGAAGAACATAAAGGTGATCAAATGAGTGTGTTTCACAAGTTTGAAAAACAAGCAAAAGAAACTGGTGTTATCAAAGTGTTTGAAGGAAGTGACAAAATTTATAGAGATTTTATTTGGGTAGGAGATGTATGCCAAATAATTGAAAAATTTATTGATGTTGATCAAACAGATGTTTGGAATATCGGAACAGGAAAGGCTAGAACTTTTTTAGAAATAGCAAATTTATATGCTAAAAAGTATGATGCTAAAGTAGAAGAAATTCCGATGCCGGATAAATTAAAACTACAATATCAATATTTCACAGAAGCAAACATTGATAAGTTAAGTAATACTATCGGAGAGTATAAATTTATGTCGATAGAGGAGTATGTAAATGGCGGCCAGGCATAGTGGTAAAGTAGACAAAGGTTGGGGCTACGAATTAATTTGGGCAACTAACGATTTATATTGCGGGAAAATTATGGTCTTTAATAAAAAAGGCAATAAATTTAGTATGCATTATCATAAAGAAAAAGATGAAACATGGTTCGTTAATCAAGGTAGTTTTAAATTACGTTGGATTGATACAACTACAGCAACCTTATATGAAAAGATTTTAAATCCGGGTGATACTTGGCACAATCCGCCATTACAACCACATCAGTTAGAAGCACTAGAAGATAATAGTTCTATATCAGAAGTAAGTACTGCGGATTCTATCGAAGACAACTATCGTATTATGCCTGGTGATAGCCAAGCAACACAACCGACAGAAGAAGTTACAAATGATCAAGGTGTATAAAACAGACCTTGAATGTAATTTAAACTTACTTAAACATTCATCTGTATTTTTAAACAACCAAATTATGAACGATATTGTAATGCCATTAGGTATGCAACACGTTCCTCACACCAGTAAGCCGACGGCAGTAAGTCAACAATACAATTTGTTTACAAGTCTTATGCCACCAATTTTTGAATTAAAAGAAAGTATTGCTGGATATTTTAAAAACAATGTTGATCACGATAAAGAACAATCATATTGGATTGTTGGTTGGCTAAACTTTTGGCCTAATAAAGGCGAAACATTGCCTTGGCATGGACACGAATACGGCGATGATGAAAACTGTTTTCATGGATATGTAGGTGTTGATTGCGAACCATCCGAAACTTATTATAGAACATTAGGTTCAGACAATGTCGAAGTAACCATTAAAAATTTAGATAGACAATTAGTTATTACTAATAGTAAAGGCGTTGAACATAGAACAAGTAATTGGAGCGAATCTAGACCACGTATTACTATTGCGTTTAATATCCAACCTAGAGAAACTGTTTTACAAGAAGTAGGTAATAGACTAAACTATTACGTTCCTTTATAATTATGCTTGTGCCTCTGACCAACGTAGAATGATATTCGCTTGTGTGGATATACCACCCGTTTTATAAACGTTAATTGCTAACACGTCTGGACCGTTCGGGAATGTGCCTCTACCACCTAGTGTAGTATTAGTTAACTCTTTCAATGAACTTAAATCAAGTAGTGATGATTCACCCGGTGTTGCAATGAATGAAAATACTGTTTCACCCGGTTGTGCATAAGGTGGTTGACCAAATAAGAACGATACAGTATCGCCTGGATTAATTGTTGTGGACGAACTCTGTGTAAAGCCAACTTCGTAGTATTCAGTTCCACCAAATTCGTCAATATTAACACTTGCTACATAAGTACCTGGTGGAAATTTAGTATCTGCTGGGTCAACTTCAGTACCAGCAATAGCACCTAGTGCGTCCCAAGATGCTTTTGTAAATAGCAATTTAGAAGCGTTACTTGTTGAACCACCAAAACTAAATGTATAGTTTGCGCCAGCGGCAACAAATGAATTGTTTCTTTGGCTTGTTCTAAATCTATATCTGCTGTACCAATATTCATTAACAACTTCAATGATTGTAGTACCTTGTGGGAATAATCCAGTAACTGTTGTACCAACACCAACTTTACCACCTAGTGCTTCCCAATTAGCAGTTGAAACATAATGATAGTTTGTGTTGTTTCTGTTATACAATGCGGCCGCTGTATCTGTCATTGCCGCTTGAATAGTTGCTGTACCAGTAGTCTGTGTAGCACCTGTGGTCCATGTAACACCACCACCTGGTGCAACCTGTGCGAAACTTGGCTGACCACCCTGGGCCGCCCCTGTTAATCCTGTCCAACCAACTGATCCTGGATCTGTTGGATAGTTTTGTGGATTTAGAATTCCTTCAACAACGATACCACCTGTTACTACGTCTGCGTTATTTGCTGGATCAACACCATCTGATGTAATCTCAATACCTTCAAGTAGCAACTGTGCTCTGTTTAGCAGTTCTCTTTCACCTAGGTCACCTGTAATAGCGTTCGATACACTTGGTGCTAGTCTTAACATAAACACAGTATTTCTTGTACCACTAATTTCGTTACCTGTGGAAGTATATGAGAACAAGTATCCACGATCTGAGTCAAAGCCACCGTCTGTTTGGAATGCAGAACCCCAGTGTGAAATAATTGGACTAATAGTATTACTAATTAGAATTACACCAGTACGTTCTGTATGCGTTGCCGCTACACCTGCTGTGTATGTTCTAGTTGCACCTGCCGCATAGTTACTCATTGGTGCTGAACGTGTACAGCCTGTTAGTGTATCTCCGTTAACACCTGTAAATCTAATCATCTCGTTATCAATATAAACTGTTCCACCTGTTGGAGGGAAGAACGAAGCATCAATTAGCGGAATAGTAGTTTGTGTTGCTGTAATATCAGCCGCTAGTCTATCGCTAGGTCCGTAGTTACCTACTTCATAACGCACCGGCATATTACCTGTACGCATATATGCTTCTGTGTTAATGTTTGAGTTACGCATTCTATGATAGAAAATAAAGTTACCATCGTCACCTCTTAACATCCAATCAATAAATCCAGCACCATACCATGAATACTGTATACCAATCATCTGCATCTTAGAGATGTCCATGATATAACCTGAGGATCCTAAACCGTCGAGTGTGTCTTTGTTAAAGTCTGCTTGTTTTGTTTTCTTGTCTTCAACCTTACACAATTTTGCACCACTAGCAGGAGTAACACCGCGGAAGTCTGGAGTAACTGTCATTGTAGTTTGATTTGTTACGCCCGAAACAACGTGTGTCATACCTTTAATAACAATTACATCACCTGCTTTTAATTGATCTCTAAATCTAGTACCTGTACCTGTGACTAAGTTGCTATCAACACCAAGTGACACAGTACCTGCTAATTGTAGTGTAGCAGTTCTTTGTACAGCATTAAAGTTAACACCGTCATATTCTTGGAAGATACCGTTTTGATCATCAAATGTACCTGAACGTACAGTTGCACCGTGCCAGTTAAGTAGTGATACTTGTGATCTTGCACTTAGTACTGGATTGACACCACCAAGTAGTGTTGTTGCAATAACTCTAAACACTCGTTCACTTACAATACTTGCTACTTCGTATTCACCGTTGTAACCGTTTGTTTCAATACCAATTAATTTAATCTTACCACCAATTTGTAGACCATGGTCTACATCATCTGTGGTTACTGTAATAAATGAACCTGCTGATGTACCGTCTGCATGAACTTCTAATAAGTCGTATGATGGTGCAAACAAAGCACCAGTTGTATACATAATACCTTTACCTGATTGGTATCTAATATACTTTTTACTTTGACGTATTGCTTGTGCACCGTGTTGTGGTCCACCTGTTCCTAGCATAACACCACCGTCATATGGTCTATGAATAAAGAACGAATCTGGTCTTGGATACAATGTTGCAGTAATGTTATTAACATCACCAATTGCACCTGGTGCTCTACACTGATATCTTAATGTGAGAGATGTTGGAACCTGCTGTGCAAAGAATGGACCTTCAAGTAATGTGTGGTTGTTAACTCCATCATCACTACCAACTGTAGTAATAAACGCATCACCTGGAACAAGACCGTGTGCAGTATTAAATGTTACTTCAACAGTAGCCAATGCCGCGAACGCAATAGTTGTGTTTGCTACAATATTTGCTGTGTGTAATTCTGAAACAGTAATAGTTGAATAAGTTTGTACAGTTGTACCTTGAATTGCTGTACCTGAAATTGTAGTATTAACAATACTACCGTCGGTTGCTACTTCAGTAATTGAAATAACAGCATCGTTAGTGCCATCAACACCACCTAGTAGTGAACCTAAAACTTGAATCTTGTTGCCAACAACATAACTCTCACCGTCGATTTCAATTGTAGGTGAAGCATATACTCCGTTGTTTCTTAAAATACTAAATGTTGCATTTGCACCAAAGTTAGGTAAGTTTTGTGCACCAAGTTGTGTGTAACTTGCTGTTCCTGTAGCACCACTACCTGCTACTGTAATTCCTGTAATACCGCCTGCACCATCAACACTACTAATTGTAATAGTTAAATCGTTAGTAGGACTTGCACCACTTAGTGTGTTACCTAAGAATAAAATACTTTGGTTTGCAGAGTAATCTTGTCCTGGTGCATTAACAACAGCACTATACGTACCATTAGTAATAGTAATATCAAATGTTGCTAAACTACCTTGAAGTGCAATAACTTCTCCATCTGCTTGTGATACATCTTCAATAAGTTTGCTGTTTGATGCTGTACCACTAATTGATGCAGTTAAAATATCACCTCCTGCGCCGATTGTTTGTACTGTGATAGTTGCATCGTTTGCTGGACTTGCTCCGCCTAAGTCGGTACCTGCTACTGTGAATGTTTCTGTTGCAAGATAACCTGCTCCGCCGGCAGTAATTTGAACACTATAAACTGTTCCTAAACGTGTTACTGAAAATTCAGCAGTTGTACCACTTGCACCGTTATATGTGTAAGGTACTTGAATATACGATTCACTTTGATCAGCCGCAGTACCACTGATAGTAAATGTATTAATTTCACCTGAGGTAACTGCTGTAACTTCAATTTCAGCATCGTTGGTACCGTCTACACCAAATAATGTAGTACCTAAAATTTGTAATCTATCACCTACTGCGTAATTTTGTGTTACTGTTCCTGCTGTACCTGTATGTGAAATTGCTGTAATTGTACCAGCACTATCAGCAGTTGTAACAGTAATAGTAATATCGTTAGCCGGTGTTTGTCCACCAACATTATCACCAGTAATTAAGATTGTATTACCAGCGGCATAGTCTGTACCACCTTGTCCTGATGAAACTGTAACTGTATATGTTTGGTTAAAGTTCTGAACAATATCAAATGCCGCGCCAGCACCTGTTACGTTAACACCAGAAACAATGTCTGAATAACTTGCTGAGTTAACCGCAGTACCACTAGCCGAAACAGCAATAATAATTCCGCTACCATCAACTTGATCAATAGTTACTGTACAATCGTTTGTTGATGTTACACCGCCTAGGTCAGCACCATCTACAACTAGTGTATCGCCTTGTGAATATCCCGAACCGCCGTCAACAACACTTGCACTATAAGTTGAACCTATAAACGAAACGTTGATTTCTGCGCCAGTACCAATTGAACTTGTTGTATAGTTTGGTGCCGCGTAGTTTGCTTGTGCATCAGGCCCATTACCTGTTGAATTAAATCCTGTAATATCTCCGTTAACTGCACCAACTGATGTAACTTCAATGTCTAAGTCATTGTTTGGACTAGTGCCTCCAAACGTTGTACCTGAAATTCTAATAACGTCACCAACAACATATCCTGTTGATGCCGAACTTACTGATTGTGTAACAGTATAATTGTTTGTTGAAAGTGTAACGTCCCAAACTGCACCACTACCTGCACCACCCTGTGTAATACCTGAAGCAACTGAAGTGTATGTTGGATTTGCTAGTACAGCACTATACGTACCAGAGTCAGCAGTAACATCAAAAATTGCTCCAGCACCTTGACCGTTTAAGTTTGTACCTGACTGGTTTTCAAATGTAGCATTACCATCAAATGCTGAACCTGTTGCAGTAAATGTTAAAATCTCTCCACTTGCACCAACAGTATCAACTGTAATATTGACATCGTTAATGCCTGCAATACCGCCAACCGAGTCACCTAAAATTTGTAGAACGTCTCCTACTGTAAAATCTTGACCTGCTGTGTTTAGTGTAACAGTATATACACCGGCGGCTCTATCAACATCAAATGCCGCTCCGAAACCTTGTGATTGATAATTTGTACCTGCTATGTTTGTATAAGTTGTTTGGTTACCAACAATAGCATCTGTTGTGTTACCGTCAAATGCAACATCATTTCCTGTAACAGTGGTAACGTGAATTGCTACACCGTCACCTCTATCAATTGCCTGCCCTTGGTTAATACCCGACGGATCAGCAACTTCAATGGTGTTAACTCCTGCATTATAATCGCCAACAACAGTTAGTGTAGTAATAGTACCACCTGTACCTTCTACTGATGTTACCTGAGCACCGTCACCTACGCCATCACCGTTAACAACTTGAGCAACTAAGAATGTTAGGTTTGCCGCTCCGCCGTTACCTAGATCAGCGTCATCAATAGTAATAGTATCACCTACTTGGTTACGTCTACCACCTGTAATAACACTTGATTCAATAACATTACCTGTGCCATCAACTGTAATGCTAAATGTACCAACTTCAACATCTTGCACAATGCTATCTGTAGTACCAGTAATAGGACCATATGTGCCTGCTGGACGTAGTGGGTCTGCGGCGCTAAATGTGTTAATGCCTGAAATTAATCCTGTTTCATTAATAACCGGAGCGCCAACTTCTGGTATTGCACCGTCAAATGTAATAATCGCACCACCGGCTGGTGCTGTTAATGGGTTGGTAAATGTACCTGCACTACCCTGTGATAGAATGCTAAAGATCGGAGCACCAATTGCCGCACCTGTATAAAATCCTGCTTCTCTTAATTGTGTATAATAAGTTGAAAGTGTTTCACCATTTGTTGCACCAACTTTTGATTTAGCAAAATATGTAAATGTGCTGTTTGTTGGTGTAGTGGAAACAATAAATGAACCTTCAGCACGTGAAGCGCCTGCCACTGAATTTTCTAAAGCCTTAATTGTAATAGGTGTACCTGCATCAATACCGTGGGCACCAACCGTTGTTACAGTAATTAAACTTTGACCAACGCCGCCTGTGCCAGATGATGCATCAGTTGTAACAGATAATACTTCTTTATCTGTACCTGGAATTTCATAAATTGATGGATAACCTCTTTGCATAGCAATCGCTTGCCATTTCGTAGGCTGTAGTCCGTACTCAAAGTCAGCGTCAAGCATAGATACTGAGTTTGACACACGCATACGTTCAATAGCATCAGTACCAAAGTCGTATGGTCTAATACGCATTTCACCTTGATCAATGAAGATTTGTAAATCATCAGTGTCAGAATATAAAGGTGTTTTAGTTTCTACTGGTAATGCTGTTAACCCATTTTCAATAACATCTGTAATAATACCGAACAGTTCAGTAACTCTAGTTCCAACACCTAGTTCAGAAATAGGTAAAATAGTGTTTTGTGCAACTCCGTTGTTTTGCTGTGTTTCGTATGCAATACCTTTAAAGATATAATTGTTAATTAAATCTCTTGCAAAGTTTTTGGCCGCAATTTCCGGAGTTCTATCACCGTCAATCTGTGGTGTTGTTTGCACCCAATACTTACTAGCATTATATCTTGATTTTTCGTTACCACCGTATTTAATATCGTGTGTAATGCCTTCAACATTAAGGCCCATATCTCTTTCACACTTGGCAGTATTGTATGTGTATCCATACCACATACTTCCTTCTTCTGCTAGTCCTACATGGTTGGCAATCCAAGCAACAGTTTCTTTCTTAATAAATTCTAAGTTTGCTTCAAGTAGTGCAACTGCGTTTGGTGAATAAACTCTATTGTCAGTATCTTTAGTTAGATAAACTGTTGTAATTGTACCTGTTCTTTCTAAGAACTTAGGAAAGTCATCTTCAACACCTTTAGTTAACAATTCAGCATCGTCAACCTGATAACTTACACTACCACCTAATGTTGGATCACTAAAGTTAAACAACACTTCATTATTAGTTGTATCTGTAATTAATAATAAGTCGTTAGTCGGAATACGTGTTTGCATTCTAACTTGAGAAATTTTTGCTCTATCAAGTGCAGGAACATTATCAAGACCGTTTTCGATAACGTCTGTAATAATAAACGTCAAGTCATTTATTCTATTTTCAGTTCCAGTTTCGTATGTATTAGCCGCATTGTAATATTGTGTTGTAACAACAGGACTTTGTAAAGTTGGATATGCTGACTGGGGTAATAGATAATTGTTAATAAGTCGTGCCATAAATTCTTTAGCACTAATTTCAACAGTTCTATCTCCGTCAATCTGCGGAGTACTATTAATCCAATACTTACTGGCCATGTAACGTGTTTGTGAATTACCACCATACCGCAAGTCATAAAGCATACCACCTTCGCCGTCAGTACCTTGAAGATTGTATCTTGCATCACGTTCACATTTTTCTTTTGAATCGTTTGTGTAACCTACAAAGTTATCAATAACACCATTTGCTAATGCACTTACAAACGTGTGTTCGCTAGTATTGGAACTAATACCAACATTCATTGTAATTGTAGTTGTTGTTATTGCTGTAATTTTTGCAGGTGTTGAAAAATAAGGATCAGTACCTTCTGTATTAGGAACACCTGATGATCTTGGGTAAGAGTGAGGTGTTGCATGGTTATCATACCCACAAGTAAATGTTAGAGCATTTTCTAAAAATCTTACATAGTCGCCTACTTCAAATAAGTGGCTACCAATGGTTAATGTCATTACCCCTGTACCTGGATTATATACAGCACCTGTTGGTGTATATGATTGTGCGTTTGCAATCTTAGAATCAATCCAAGCATTTATTTCATCAGTAATAAATTCAACATTGTTTTTAATTAGATCGTATGATGATGGAAAACGATTTCCTGTAATTGGAATACCGTTTTGAAATATATACTGTTCTACCTTTTGTTTAGCCATCTAATATTAAACTCCAAATGCTACAGCCATCGCAACTGCTCTATTATCAACATACTTCTTGTTTGTAATGTTATACGTACTTGCTGGAGAAGCAACAACAGTACCAGTACTGAATGTTGCATCTGCTGGTTTAGTATTTCCAATTACTGTGTTATTTATTGTTCCGCCACTAGATCGTAAGTCGTCTGTGGAAACAATTCCCGGTGTAATTGTACCTATATCAACGTTGTCTATTAAGCCAGTTGTGCCTGGATTAATTACAACTATACCACCACTTCCTGATGGTGCTAAAGTTACTGCCGCGTTTGCTGGACTTAGTGTTACAGCATCTGCCGCAGTCAAAATATTTGCTTCTACATCTAAATTACTTAATGTACCGCCGTTGTCTGGTTGGATATTTACTGTACCTGAACTACCAGTTGGACTTAGTGTTACAATAGCATTTTCACCTACCGCTGTAACATTACCAACTGACGTAATTCTACTAAAAGTACCAATACCAGTAACAGTAGGATCACTAGCATTCATTAATGATAGTGGGGTTTGATCACTATTACCAAACGCTAGTGCGGCCGGAGCATTGTCTGGCACTTCAAAAGTTACTTTGCCTTCAAACTGTCCTTGTGCTTCACTACCTTCTTTAACAGTTAACCCGTCTAGAGTGGTGTGCTTAACTCCTTGATTATATAAAGTCCAAATACCGTCGGAAAATGTAAAAATATTAAAACTAAAATTACCTAATGTTTGTCCTGCTTCGTTAACCTCACGTAGTTGTAAGTTAAAAACATACGTACTACCACGTGTTAGTTCAATTGTAGGATTAGGCTGTAATTCTGTATCAGAACCTTCTTGAAAATATCCGTCAATAGTAAAAGCGTTTCCTGCCTGTCTTACTAAAAAGTCACCAGCAAGATCGACTTCTTCTTCTGTAACAGTATAAGTTACACTTCGTAGGGTTACGTTACCTTCGTCATCAACGCTAAACCCCGGTGATTTAAATCCATACTGTGCTTCAAATGCTGATTTTACTACGGTCATTTTGGTTCTCCTTTAGTATTTATCTGCATTTAATTCACCACAATTAGTCCGTGCATTACGCTATGGAATTGACAGTTATAATGATACTGTCCTGCAACAGCAGGAGTCCACTCAACTGTACCATTTTGTGCACCTTGGTTTGATGCTGTAGGGGTTGTAACTTGATTACTAGTACCTGTGCTGTTAACAGTTTTAATATAGAACGGATGCCCTGGTGATGCAACATTAAATGTTAATGTATCGCCCACTGAACACGTAACTGTCGGATTAGAACCTGTTACTTGCCCGTTTTCATCTGTACCAACTATTGTATATGCACTTGAGTATGTGTTTGATACTGATAATGTATATCCAGCACCTGGTGTTGTACTTGTATCATTAATCGGAATACTTAAACTTGCTTCGCCGTTGTCTAGTGCAATAGTCATTGTTTCCGATCCTTCAGTTGTATCGTCTGCTGTAATTGCTACGTTTAATGTTTCATCTGAACCAACAACAAATGCTCCTGTTAAACTTGCTCCGCCAATGTCAGCACTTTCAATTCCTGTAATAGTCCAAGGTAGAACACTACCAATCGTAACATTAGAAGTTACAAGTGTAAGTGTAATAGTATCGCCTTCATTGGCTGGACTTGCACTAGTTGATATTGAATAACTTGGAACAATTGGTGAAAGACTTGTGTCACCAATAGTAACTGTAGCAGTTACTTGCGGATATTGTGATAAACTAATTTGGAATTGTTCTGTTCCTTCAGTAGTAACATCTTCTGATACAATAAAGGTTCTAACTTCATCTTGACCAACAGTAAATACTCCTGTAAGTGCTACACCATTGATATCTTCTGAAGTAACTCCTGTAATTTCGTAATCAATTTCTGTACCAGCGTCAATATTTCCTGTTGTTAATGTAATTGTAAATGTGCCACCTTCGTTAACACTTGTTTTATCAGTTGTAAGTGTAAGGTTAATTGCAGGTGTTGTTGAACTGTCTGCAATTTGAATTGATGTACTTGCTTCATTATTATCCAATGTTAACACAAGAGTTTCTACACCTTCTGTTGTGTTATCTGCTGTAATTGGGAATGTTATCTCATCGTCATCACCGACAACAAAGTTACCTGTCAAGTTTGCACCGCCAATGTCAGCACTTTGTACTCCAGTAATAGTATAAGGAACAATAGATCCTGCAAGTACGTTTGTTGTAATAAGTCTAATCGAAACTTCTTCGCCAACTTCTCCAATTGATGTTGTGCTCGGAGAAAGTGTATAAGTTGGTGCGTAAACACTTGCCGCTGTACCAAGCAATGTCGGTGTTGGTTCGTTTAGTGTTGCATAGTAGTTTGCACTATAAATGATTTTTGCACCTTGAATAGCAGTCGAATCATCTTGTACCCTCGGATATGCAACTAGTTTAAAATATGCATCAGTGACTTCAACTTCTAACTGCATTAGATCGTCACCTAAGTTTGAACGACCATACACTACAATGTTTGCTTTACTAGTTGTAGCAGTACACAAACACTTAATAATTTCTTTTCTTTCACTGTTTACATCACACGCAATGGTATATTCAACACCAAAATATGAACCCACATACCAGCGATCTAGTTCTGTACCTGCTTCTACAAGTGTAAAAGTAGGGCCAGCATAACTTAGATTTGTGCCGTTTCTAAATTCAATAGTCTGGTTTTGACCGCGTCTAAAATACTTGGTGATATCAAACATTATTATCCTCTTTAGTATATTTATCGATAGTTAACGGCTTTAGGATCTTAGTCAATTTGACGCTTTGAGATCGCTAAGTACCACATATCTAAGGGATATTGTTTGCTTTTAAAGTGTGTAATAATTTCTAAGCCGTTATCATCTATCATATCTTGGAATGTTTTAGGACTAGAACCCCATACATTTTCAGCCAATATGATTAATCCGTCATCAGTTAGATAGTTGTTAACATTATCAAAAAAATCTCTATGTATTGCCCAATCAGTATCCTTGTATTTCCTTGGTTCGTTGTAGTGTTCTACATACGGATCGTGATTAAAATGAGGAGGATTTGCAACAATTAGGTCAAATTTCTGCTCTGGAATTTTTTGAAAATTATGACTGTAAATAAACTTTGCTTTTGCTTCAAAACTATTTTCTCTAATAGTTTTATTGATGCAATAACTGTTGTTTAATTCTACATCACTAAGTGTTAGTTTTTCAGTTTGTAAAGATGCAAGTAATCCAAACCCCCAATAGCCTGGACCACTACACCATTCTAGTGTATTTTTAAACTGTCTATTATTGCTAATATGATTAGTCGCGTCAAGAAAGTCATCGACCATTGTGTTTCCACAACCGTCTAATTCGTCAGTCCAAAAGATAGTTGTGTCGAAATATTTGACTTCCTTATAATCCATTCCATTAGTTCTTTAGTGTAATTAATTTACCGTATTCTGGTAGATACAAGTATTCGATATCACTGTGTGCTAATGTACGAATTGCATCATCTAATGTTTCTACTAATGGTTCACCGCCTAGATTAAATGAAGTATTAAACACCATAGGAATACCGGTTTCTTTTTTCCATTCTTTAATGAATCTATAGTAAAGTGGATTTTGTTTTTCATTTACGGTTTGAATTCTACAAGTTCCGTCTACATGAATAATAGCAGGAATTTTCTTTTCAATGCCTGGCTGGCAATTTACAGCATACATCATTGTAGGCGAACTTTTCATACCACGTAAGTCAAACCACTCATGTACATCTTCTTCTAAGATACTACCTGCAAACGGGCGGAAATATTCTCGACGCTTAACAGTATTAACGTGATCCTTTCCGTTTGGATCGCTTGGATCGTACATAATAGTTCTATTACCTAATGCTCTTGGACCATTCTCTGAACGTCCTTGATGCATTACAACAATATTTCTATCTTTTAATAGTGCAACAGCATCTTTATCACTTGCATCTGTTACAGTTGCATTATATTTTTCGGCAGTATTTTCAATTTCTTCTTGTGAATAAAAATATTCCGGTCCTTCGTATAATGTATCAACTTGTGGATTAACTTTATTGCTTTTAGTTAATTTTCTATGCCAGTACATTGCGGCACCCATTGCTGTGCCTGCATCATTTGATACTGGTTCAACATAAATTTCAATGTCTTGATCTTTTAGTGCATCAAGGTAATGATAGTTAGCAACACAGTTTAATCCGTATCCTCCGGAAATAACAACTTTGTTTTTTCCTGACATTTCAACTGCTTTTTTAATTAAGCGTACAACTTGTTCTTGTGTTTGTGTTTGAATAGCATACGCCATGTCTCTTCTATTTTTTAATTTAGTAACATCGTCATCTGAGTGATCAGTTAAAAACGGAAACATATTGTAATTAACGTGAGCACCGTTAGGATATGTTGGTACAATTAATTCTCTATCGGAAATAGGATGTAGTGTGTCCTCTCTAAAAATTTTAGGACACTCTACATTGGGCCCACCATATGGGAATAACCCCATAGTTTTTCCTGCTTCAATAAAACTAAAACCACAGTACTCAGTTACTGCTTCGTATGCTTTAACAATACCTGCATTTTCAGTTAGGAAAAGTTCGTGTGTATTTTCTTTAGGTTCGTCATACATTTCGCTAGTAAATTCTGGCATCCAAGAACCTGTTAAAGGTCCATTTGTTCCTAGGTGTTTGTATAATGTTTTAAAGTTATCTGGATAGTTACAATCAAAAATACTTTCAGTTTCCCAAACAGTTGTTTGTTGATTGCCAATGTTTAAATCAATAAATGTTCCTGCACCGTCAACAATAACACCAACTGCTTCGTCAAACCCTGAGCGATAAAAAGCACAAGCCGCGTGTAACTTGTGATGAATATGACTTAGGTCGATAACTTGTGGGTGCGGATTTCCATTAAACGGCTGTCTTTTAATTAAACCTAGTTTACGTGCAAGACCAGTATAAACATCGTCTCCGCTAAAATCAATTTTACCCGCTGTATATTGTAAATTTTGTGTATGTGCTACAATAAGAAAATCTAATTCATCTGTGTACTCAAGAATTTTCAACATTGTGGCAAATGGGCCGCCATCGTATTTGTGTCTTGTTAGACGCTCTTCTTCAAGTGCAAATACTACTTCACCGTCCTTTAGTAGACAAACACCTCCGTTATGTCCTCTAGCAATACCTGCAATCCAAACCGGTTTTTTATCCGCCATATTTAATATCCTCGATAATTTCGATCCCAGCCTTCAAGTTGAAGATTGGTAATGTTTTTAATTGTTTCTTTGTAGTCATCAGTTTTAACATTGTTAATACTATCTATCATATATTCTTGATGTTGATTTAAGTTGTGGCTTAAATTGTCCATTACCCAATTTAAATGTTGTATTGGACTAGGGTGTAGTTCTATCCATTTTTCATTATTCTTATTAGTAAACCACCAACTATAATCTTTTCTATACCACGCATATAATCCAATTGGTTCTAACCAATAATCTTCGTCAAAGATATATTTGTAATCTTGTAGTTCGTATTCGTCCCAGGCATTTGCAAGTTCTGGTGTATTACGTAAATTTTCACCATGACCTGCTTGATGTGGTATATCTGTGCCTAGTGTTTCTAACTTATTAATACTTGTAAACAGAAAATTGCATCCAGTTGATTTTAATAATCCTGCTGTTAGTAAAATACTGTTAAGTGTACTTAGGAAATATGCCTTTTCATCAAAGAATTTATCATGCCAGTCTTTGTTAAAAGTTTCAGTGTTTTGATAACTGAACAAACTTCCTTTAGTTTGCCAAGTTTCTTCTTTGTCAAAACGCATATAGTCATGTCTTAGATAACTTGACCATTGTACTATTACTGTATCGTCTTTGGTAAAGTTATTTTTTAAATTACATTCAGCAACACGTTCTGCAATAGCACGATTGCCTAACCCTGCATGACCCCAGTTTTCATAATAGTTAAAATTATGTGCGTAGAAGTCTGCCCAAGTAGGCCAATTCCATGATGTATATGAACAGCCAAAGGCAAATAGTCTAGACATTATTCTTCTGTAAAGCGGTTTCCTACTTTAGCCTTACCCTTAATACCATTCATTACTGATTCAACAACAATATCTTCAATCTTATCATTCATTGCCATGATACCGTCATTAATTCTGTCTGACCATTCATCTGTAGTAACTCTAATTGGTGAATAAACTCTTGCACCTTGACCCATATCAAGAATATCCATGTTTTTATCTTCAGGATATGAAACATTAATAGGGAATGTAGAGCCAATAACAACTGTGCCTTTTAATCCTAATGCGTGTACAATGTGCTGTCCAACACTATCACAACCTAAGAAATAATCTGCCGCTTGAATAATACCTGCCCATTGTCTTAGGTTTGCACCCATTGGACTTGCTACAGGATTTTTAATACCGTGTTTTGAAAAGTCAATACCAAACTCTGCCATATGTATAACGCCAACTTTATGAGATAATTTTTTAACAATGTTGACAGAATTTTCTGCTTCAAAACTTCTTCCACTCCAATCAGAGATCATTCCGTTTTCATGCATAACTGCTCTACCGAATGGTTGGAAAACAACAATTTTATCTTTGCCTGTTTTTTCTTTTACTTCGTCGATTAACTTTTTACCGAACATTAATTCTTCTCTTGAAAGTTTAAGTTCTGGTTTTTTAATTTTTCTTAGTCCTTTACCGTTAATTGCAATGTCGTAGGCTTCAGCAATGCTACACTTTTGATTGTAGTATTCCCAAACCCTATACGGTTCTGGAGTAACTAAATTCATGTTAACTAGTTTTTCTTGGAATAAGTTCTTATGCCAATGATCATATGCTTTTGCATGAAGTAAAGGATGTCCTTTATAAAAGTCTGTGCCACCTTCACATACAATTATAAAATTATCATCGGGATTTTCTTCTGCAAAGGTTAATAGAGCCGGAATACTAGCAAGTACTCGTCCTGCACCACCATTAATAAAGATGGCAGTATCTCGTTTGGTTTGTTCTGTCATTAAATTATCCTTTTACAAAGTTGCGTTTGTAAAGATATTTAATGTAAAACTAATTAGGAAGATTGTTTTCTGGCTGTAATACGTCCAGCAACTCTAGTGTTACCGTGTACATCTGTTGGCGCCGCTGGCAACCCGTCAACAATACCATCATCAAAAGGTGTTCCGTCTGTACTTAAACCTAATCTAGCAAGGTCTTCAGCAAAGTAGTTACCGCCTTTTTCTGGTGGAATAAAGTGGAAAGTTGCTGGGTGATATGTATGTTCCATTAACCAACCATCTGATGGATCTGCCCATTGTGCCGCGTCAGTTCCTGAACCATCTGCTAATGATCCAACTGCCGCTCCATATCGTCCAAATGGTCCTGGGAATTGATCTGCTTCACCCCAAATACCTGGGTATTTTGCTTTTGGTGATTGTGGAAATCTTACTTTCCATGGATCAATACGTACTACTTTTGAAAGTGTGAATGTTGCCGCACTACCGTCACCTGTATATTCAACAGTAGGACTTACAACAGTTTTTGCTTCTTTAATGTGTCTAGCATTAAAAGCATTTCTTGTTCTTACACCAGTAATAGCACCGTCTGTATCAACTGATGTAACAATAATGTTTACGTTTAAATTGTCAATTTCATCAACAACAGAAGTTAATGCACTTGGATCTGCTTCAAAATCAAATCCTGGTCTTGTTCCCATTGGTGCTGATAAATCATCTAATGCACCAACATCACTAGCACTAAATCCTAGTTCTTCTGCTGGAACAACTAATACATCATCTACAGCATATCCAGTGCCACCGTCAGTGATTTCTACTGTCCAAGCCGCGCCGTATGTTGCTGGTAAATCTCTTAATTTTTGTCTAAAATCAATCCATTCTTGTTTAACAGCATCTGGCATATCTGGTGACACGTGACCGTCTGCCGCTGATAGTTGAGACCAACGTACTTTTTTAATTGCTTCCCAATCAGTGTGTGGTTTAATAAACGGAAAAGGTGTATTCCATTCCTGTGCAACTGGATCGTAAGTAATTTCATCTCTGTCGTATGTATGGTCTGGAGTAGGAACTTCAGGCTCATAGTGAACAAACGGATTACCTTGGTAATCATTCATTGGAAGTGTTTCTGATTTAATTGCACGACCTTCTAAGAAAACTGTATCTTGGTCTGTTTCCATTAATTCACAAAGTAGAGGATTGTCTTCGCAATTAACTTTTACCATATACTCGTGTGCCGCAGGAACAAAATCATCTTCAACTTCGTACCAGTACTTAACTTCTCCAGTACGTTTGTTATCAGATTTACGTAGGAATACCCACATTTCTCTTGGACCTTCGTATGTCCATGTTCCTACTTTACCTTCGTTTGTAGTTTGGTAAAGATATGCATCAGGCATATCATAAGAGAACTGAACGTTAATTTCATCTCTTTTGTTATTTGCGTTTGGATCTCTCATCTTATGTTCCTATACCCCTATTAATAATACACTACGTATACTGCGCCGCCTGCTCCAGGGGATCCACAACAACAGCCACCGCCATAAACTTGTCCATTTTCGCCACCGCCGCCTGGCCATGCGCCAAAGCCTTGACATTCACCACCTCTTGCACAACAACCGTTTGGACCAATTAATGGACCTGATTGTGCCATAGGTGCTACTGGTCTAAATGATAAACCTCTATCACCACAATGCTGTGATCTTTGTGCTGATCCTGTAAAGCCAGCAATACCAAAGTCAACGTTGTTTGGTTGGTGTTGACAGTTATAACAACTCATACAACATCCATAACAACTAAAGTAACCATGACAGTGAGTACAGTTAGAACAACCGCCTCCACAAGCAACAGCACAGAAACATGAACCACCTGTTGGTGTTCCAAATACGAAACTGTTGTGTCCGTTCATGTTATTTCCTGCGTATAAACAACAACCCGAACGTCCTGCACAGATTGTAAACTGATCTCCACCTGATACGTTAGTTGACTTAATAGCGTAACCGCCACCATCGCCTGGCATACCTTGCATACAGCAACATCCGCCTACGCCCGAAGCACCGCCGCCCCACATTTCAAATACTGCAAAAGTAGTACCTTGTGGAACTGTCCAACGGCAACACTTACCACCGTTGTTGTTACAATAATATCTTGATTCTGGTGGAACACCGTGTGATTGTCTTGGCCACGCTTCATTGTGGTCCCAATTCCATTCATAACTTACTGTAAATGCTTGAGGTGATTTTACGCCTACGCTGTATCCTGGTAAAAAATCTCTTAAATTAGACATACTATCTCCTTACCCTATATCCGATTGATAATACACAATTACTAGTCCACCTGCGCCAGGGCCACCACAGTAACAAGTTCCGTTGTGTGTATGGAGTGTTCCTCCGCCACCGCCTGGAAATTCTGCTGGTCCGTCTGCTTCTCTACCATGTGTTTTATAACAGTTATCACGTGTCATTCTAGCACCTGCTGATAACATTGGTCCTGCTGTCATGTTTTCCCATGATGAACTTGAACACATCGCTGTACCAGCACCACCACCGTTTGTACCACAAACACTAAAGTCAGCACCTTTTACACATCCACACATTCTGTTTGGACATCCACAGTGACCGCCCCAAGCAGTACCAAAGCCACAAGTTGCACAACCGTAGCCACCGCCTGATGCACATAAGCAAAAATATGCTCCTGAACAACAACCGTTACCAGAACAAGCATAACTACCACATCCTGGACAACCCATAACAGGTCTACAACAACCTGCCGCGCCAGCACATAAAGTAAATGTTGCTCCGTTATTAACTTCTAAAATTTTTCTACCGTAAGAGCCTGATCCACCTGGAAAGCCTGCCATACAACAACAGCCACCGCCGCCGTCTCCGCCTGCACCCCAAACTTCAAAAGCCGCCCATGTAACATCATCTGATGGATTCCAAGCACAACAACAACCACCGTTATTGTTACGAGTGGAATCAAAACTAGAGTGATATACGTAAATCGAACGTAATGCTAACGCTCCTGTTTCAGCCCCTAACTGTAATAATGATCTAAGTGCAGACATTCAATTTTCTCCTTAACCTATTCCCACGCCATCATCTGCTGGTGCATCTGCGTATCCACCTGCATCTGGTTCTTCTGGAAATTTAACTTGGTGTGCTGGATATTCTGAATCAGTTCCATGACCCCAAGTAGTTGGTAAATCTCTTAATTTTTGTCTAAAATCAATCCAAGGTTGTTTCACTGATGCTGGCATATCTTCTGCCACTCTGTGATCAGTTGAATCAAGTCTGTCGTTTCTTAGTTGGATCAAAGTTTCCCATGTTTGCCATGGTTGCTTCCAAGTAAGTGTCCAATCGCCTGTTCCTTCATCATGTGAACATAGGTTATATTCATATGCGTGATCTGGGTATGGTGGCCACGGAAACTCGTAATTACCATATCCTTCTGGAAGTGCTACAACTTGATTAGTTTGTGTTAAAGTTACTGTGTGTGGCAAATAAATTGCACACATTAAAGTATCTTCACCTGCACAATCTAATTCTACTAAACGTTCGCCTTCTGCAACCGTGTCTGTACTTGGATTGTAAATAAAATCTTCATCCGGTGGAGTTTGATCTAGTGTGTTTCTACCAGTTTCTGCGTCAACAAACACATACAGTCTTTCTGGACCTGTATAAGTTGCTGTCGCTGTGTCCCCGTTACTATTTGTTTGAGCAAGATACGTGTCGGGGATATCGTACGTAAATTCTTTAGTTATTTCTGCCATTTTTGCATCCTTCTTTTGTATTTATCATGTTAACTATAAGTTACCTTAACCATGCCTCCTGATCCCCAATGACCCCAACAACAGCCACCACCGCATGATGTTCCATTGTATCCGCCATGTGCTGGATAAGGTTGAGCACATCCCCATCCGCAACCTGAACACGTCATAGGCTTACCGCAATAATCTTTACCCTTACGTGTCTGTCCAGATTTTGGAGCGCCACCTACCATATCCCACATTTGATTGTGACAATAGTGAGTATGGAATGTTGATTGTCTGCCGTGTCCAATACGGAAATCACCTTGTGTTCCGCTTGTTAAAATAACACAGCCATAACAACAGTTGTATGCGTAGTGAGCATGACAGTTAGTTCTACCTGTACATCCTCCTCTGGCACAAGTTGTTGAAATACCACTGCCTGATACAAATGAAGTTGATCCATCATATCCTAAACAATCTCTTTCACAACAGTTACCATTACCTGCCGCACAAATTGTATATTGACAGCCTTCTGTAGTGTTTACTGTTCTAATTGAATAAGAACCACCGCCAGCGTTTTGAGAACTCCACATACAGCAACAAGCGCCAGCACCAGCGGCCCCTGCACCCCATAATTCAAATGTAACGTTAACTACGCCTTCAGGTACAGTCCACAAACAACAGCATCCGCCGTTGTTGATACCTCTATTGTTATTGTATACATAGAAGAACTTTGAAGGAACCGAAACTCCTTCTACCGTATCTCCTAGTAACGTTCTCAAGTCTGCCATAATTAAATTCCTCTCTTACGTACCAGACATTACCCAACCAAAAGTTGGTCCAGTGTAAATCAGTGTTAAAGCGACGTTGTTAATATCTAAGACCAAATCTTCGTTTAGGTTCTGAATCTTTGAACCATTTCTGCTAACAGTTACGTTGTTTGTGTTAAACGAACCTGTAACATCAATGATTGAGATAACGTCATTTACAATTAAACTAGCGTTTGCTGGTAAAGTAATAGTAAATGCACCTCCGGATGAATCGGCTAAGATTCTATCATTAACTGTCGCGGTAAATGTGCCATTAACATTACGAATAACGCTACTAGCAGTACCAGTTGTTGATATATATCTTCCCATTTTATGTTTCCTTTATTACTATATTTATCGTTTCGTTACGCTGTTGATGTTTCAATACCCATTGCAACCGCACTAACGTTTGCGGCACTACTATATACTACAAGTATTTGCCCTGCCGCCATTGCAATACCTGATCTTTCTAGCACACCTTTTGGTAGTACCTCTACATCGTATTCGATGTATTCACTAAGTGCGGGTGTACCAGCAGAGGCTAACGCAACTCTTACGGAAATAGCACTATTTCCTCTATTACATATCGATAACGTAACAATTCCAAATGTGTTAGCAGGTACCGTATATAAAGAAGTATTCGTGCCAGCCGATAAATCTGCGTGTCCTAATCTTCCTGTGGCCATTTATTCTTCTCCTTTGTTTAACTCAATATAAACTGTTGCATTGCTACAGGAGAGCCACTAACTCCACCTGTAAAGTGCATTTGTGCAGTTGTATTTATTAATACGCCTGTAGTTGTGGTAATTGTATTACCTTGGATATTAATAACACCTGCTGTCACAGTATTTACGTTCAATTCTGATGCGCCGCCACCAATTTGGGACGTAATATATGTCTTAATTGCTTTCTGCGTTGGCACAATCGAATCACTGTTTGCAGTAAATGTTCCGTCTGTACTAAATTCGTTAATTGTAGCACCCGCACCACCTAAAGCAACACTTCCTAATTGTAGTTCTTGTAGTCCAGAAATACTAAATGCATCAGCATTTAGGGTAGCAATACCTGTAGCCTGTTCAACTGTGAACAACTCACCAACTCTAAAGTTACCATCTTGGTCAGTTGATGTATAGAATACTCTACCACCACCGCCTTCGACTTGTTCATCATCTGGATCTGCTGGAACACTTGGAGTACCTGGATAGTTTGTTGTTGCAAAACCACCAGTACCTACATCTAGGAAATCGTGACCAGTCAATCTACATTGTGAATATCTAATACGCATTGATACAATATCACCGTGCTCTGGAGCCTCGTCTTTGGTCATTTCTGGTGAAATTTGTAGTAATGCTGAGTATGGTGATTGACCAGTTAAGTTAGTTACACTAACAAGTTTAAACCATTTGTTTGGAATACTGTCAAACTCGACGTTTGCACCTGCTTGTGGAATAGAGTCCATACCCTCAACTTGGATATATTGCCCGTCTTGTTTTGCTTCTCTGTAACCTGCACCATATGTAATAGTACCAAATGCTAAGTAAGTTGAACCATTAGTTAAAACTGCTGGGAATAATAACTTACTATCTTTGTAAAGTGCTAGTGTATTTGCGTCAACAACTTCTACATAGTAATCGTTACCATTAAGTTGTGTTGTACCTGTTACAGTTGCAATTGAAACTTTAGTTCTATCTAACAGTCCATGAGTTGCAACAGTAATTTTAACTGCACTTGTACCGCCGTTATTTGGAATAGTGTCAAGTCCATTTGTAATACACTCGTTAACAATATCAATTAAGTCGCCTGCTTTAGTTACAGCCGCCGCTTCGCCATTGTTAGCATTTGTTGTTTGTGTTGTAACACTTGGACTTTGTAAACTTGTGTAAGAAGTGTTTGTTAAGATATAATTTATAACAATATCTCTCATCTGCTCATATGCCGCAAGTGCTTGTGATTGTCTTCCTGGTAATTGTGAGTTATTACCAACCCAATAAGTTCTTGCGTGTAATCTGGTTTCTTTTGTACCACCAAATTTAATGTCATGTGCTAGTGCATCAACATAGTCGTCAACATTATCTTCCCACTTAGTTTTATCATAGTTGAAAGCCGCCCATAAACTTGGATTAGTTTGATTGGTAACTTCATTGTCAACCCATGCAATAACTTCGTCTTTAATAAACTCTTTGTTATCAATTAATAATGTATAAGCATTTGGATTTTCAGTAAATGAAACTCCTGTAATGTCTTGCTCATATCCTGAGTCAGCAATTGAAACTTGAACTGTTGTAAATCCTTCACCGCGTGATGCAAATGCTGGTTGACCTAATACACCATCGCCAATGTAAACTTCTAATGGAGCATCTGCTGTGTTGTTAGGATCAGTAAATGTAATTGTTGGAGCCGCTACATATCCTGCACCTGGATGAATAATTCTTACTTCAGAAATTTGTCCATCTGTTACTTTTGCTCTACATAGTGCAGTTTGTGTTGTTGTAGATCCGTCACCTGCCGGAGCACTTACATTAACTCTTGGTTCAACACTATAAACTGTTGTGTTGTCTAGACTTGCTTCAATTGCTCTGCCTGAAATAATTTGATCCCAACCTGCTGTATCATCTGAATATTTTTTAATTGTAGCAACTTTAGTACCAGCGTTATATGTATCAATGTAACCATACTGTCCTGCACCTGTACCACCTGTTAAGAAAACAGCCATTCCAACGTATGCTGGACTTAGTGCTGTATCTGTGTTTGAAAGTGTAATCTGTGTAGTGTTACCTTCCTGCGGTGTGTTTGTAGCAGATCTATAATCTGCTCCACCGAATGTATTTTCGTCACCTGTTAATCTAACTTGGTAAACACCACCAGTATTAATTGTTGGTGTTAACCCAGTAATACCAAATCCGTCACCACTAAATGCGATTGTTGTGTTTGCTACTACATAGTCTCTACCTGCGTTTGCATATTCGATTGCAATAATTTCTTGGTTATCTGTAATACTATTTGTTACAACAGCATCAAATGCCCTGTTGTCAACAAATGCTTCAATTGCATTTTCAGTTAAGTCAACACCTTCAGCAACCGTACCAAAGTCACCATATGATGAGTTACCGTTTGTAGCACGAATCTTACCGCCGTTTTCTGCTAGGTATCCCATGTGTGCATAGTATGAGAACACGGAAACAAGTTCTGCTCTACCTAAGTTAGTAACCCATGCACCAATACCTTCGGAAATTACTTGAGTAAAGTCGTTAGCAACGATAGAGTCATTACCGCCGTTGTGTAAATCACCGTCTACTTTAAGACCTACTGCACTTGTACCAAATGTTGTTACGTTTTGTACGTATGGTGAACGTGTAGTAATCCAAGCAGTTTCATCATCTGGTCCCCAACTTGGGTTAAGTGAAGTGTAAGCACCTGCTGTTGGACGTTTTGTTCCATAACTGTTTGCAGAACCTAGTGTACCTGATAGTCCTTTTAGTGTACAGTTTCTTAATCCTGTACCGTTTTCTAAATAGAACATATCTTCTGTTGTCGAACCGTTAACAGCATTTGAGAACCAACGGCCATTTAGTACTGATCTGTAGTTACCGTATTCTTCCATATCCCAAAGGACAGCAAGAATATACTGTTTCATGTCTCTTTTACATTTTGCATCATCAGTAAGATCGTAATCGCCTGTATTATTTGCTTTAATGTATTCTACTGCTTCGTCAACAATAAAGTCTAAGTTAAGTAAAAGTCTACCACGTGCATCTGTGTGGCCGTCATCTTGTCTGCGACCAACTTGTCCGCTTACAACTACATCGCTACCATTACCATTGACTTCAAAATCAATCTTGTCAATAATATTTTGAATTAGATTTTGTGCTGTAGTTACCGCCGCGGCATCACCTGCTGGCTCGTATGTATTTTGTGTATTTGTATTACCTGGTGCAATAGACGCAACATCCATTGTAAAGTTAGGGGCACCGCCGCCACCTAGATCTGAATCTTGAATTGTAATAATATCATTTACAAGATGTCCTGAACCACCAGTAACAACATCAACATTAGTTACAGATCCATTTCCGTCAACTGTAATGTTAAATGTACCAACTGTACCAGTACCACTTGTTGATCCGCTTACACCGTTGTACGTACCTGCAGATCTCAAAGCGTCTGCCGCTCCAAAACTGTCAACAGTTAAGTGTGCACCTGCTGGTGTTTTAGTAACACTATTGTTATTAATGATGTCTGAAATAATTGCTTTAATTCTTCCTAGTGCAGTAATTGTTAATTCTGCATCAGTTACACTTGTGTATCCTGAACCCGCCGCAGTAATTTCTGTTGAACGTAGTTCGTCACCAACAATAGCAACATCTGCTGGAACCGGAATAGGTAGCATTTCGTTGTATTGACCAGTTTTAACAAACAATGTAACATTTGGTTTGTTTGCTGTTGGTAGGTTAGTTAGGTTACCGTCAGTGATTGTAACTGTAACAATACTTGCTAGTGATGTAATATTAGCATGAACATCTGCTTCTGCTTCTAGTGATACATCTTTAAACTGTGTAACCGGTGATGCTACACTATTAAGTGTTGCATAGTTTGTAACTGGATCCAATGAAGCAAGAATGTTTTCCATAATTGCAACACCATGATCAATTGCCGCTTTGGTTTCGTCTTCTTGGTTAGCAACATAGTTTACTGCACCATTAATATACTTGCTTGCCGCTTCTCTTGATCTAATGTTTCCGCCGTGTTTTAAATCCCAAACAATAGCGTCAACTAAAAGACCCATGTCTCTACGACATTTTGCTTTGTTGTATGTAAATGAACTTGTAAACGGATCTACGTTATTTGTAATATTGTAGTCAACAAATTCAACAATTTGTTCTTGAATAAATGCTCTGTTTCTTAAAAGTAGTGAAGCCGCATTTGGGTTACGTGGACCTTGTCTAATTTGATCACACGCCCATCTTACAGAGCCCCACGGCTTGTCAACTGTAACACCGTTTGCTGGTGCTTCGTTATCTGTTCCACCTGGACCAACATAATAAATTTGATCTAATTGACCAAAGTATGCCCATTCCGGAGCATTACCTGCCGCGTTTACTTTTAATACTTGACCTGCTTTACCAATTGGAAGTCTAGTAGGACCTGAACCACCGTAGTAAACTAAATCACCAATAGTAGTTAAGTTACCTGACTCAACACCACCACTTAGTAAATTCCAATAGTCACCGTTTGTATCTTGATCTGGTCTGTTTTGTACAGCAACTTCGTCTGATGTATGTGCTTGTACACAAATATAAGTATTATTGTTATTGATTCCTCTAACAGCATCGCCTAAATCATAATAAGTTGCATCTGTCCAAGATTCTTTCCATTCAATACCTTGATTTAATCTATCCCAGTAACTTACATCAGGTGGTCTGTTGCCTGTAGAGTTTGCTATACATAGATAAGTGTAACCACCAACTCTAACAACATCACCAACTTTATATGCTGTTGCATTGTTATAGTCACCTTGTAAACTAAATCCTGTTGTAAATAAATCCCATGTCCCTGGATTACCAAATGGAACAACGTTAGTGTTATTATTGTTTGCAACATATGAATAACCACCGTATGTTACAAAGTCACCAATTTGATATTGTGTTGAAGAATTCCACGAATCTTCAAATTCTAATCCTGGTAAAAATTCTTGCCATTGTGTTACGTTACCAATTGTAGCAACATCAAATGTAAGTGCTAAACCAGTTCCGCCAATTTCACTTGCTTGTACTGTAATTGTATCATCAACTGCATGACCTGAACCACCTTTAACAACAGTTACAGTTGCCGCACCTTGGTCGTCAATTGAAATATTAAATCTTTGTCCTGTACCACTACCTGCTGAAGTACCTGCAATATCTCTATATGTTCCAGCAGTTCTATCTGTATCTGCCGCACTAATCTCATCAATACTTTCGATAGCCTGTGTTAATGTGATATCGTCATTTAAATTAGTAGCACCTGATGTATGTTCGTTTGTACAAATCCAAAGTCCGCCGCCATACTTAACAACGTCATTAACTTTATAACGTGTTGCTGTTGCATGAACTGAAAGGTATTCAATACCTTTGTGTACATAATCCCATTTAGATTGATCTGCTTCAAGACCTAATGCATCTGTTGTTGCTGAATTGTGTCCTTCATTACAAATATAAAGTTGACCACCATACTTAACAACATCGCCTACTTTGTATCGTGTGTCTGCTGACCAGTCTGTTTTCCAGTCCATGCCTCTTGAGAAAATATCCCACTTGGATTGGTCTGCTTCTAATCCATCGCTGTCAGTATTGTTTGTTAATGAAGAAGTATGTGCCGCATTACAAATATATAAATTGCCGCCGTACTTAACAATGTCGTTAACTTTGTAAACTGTTGAAATTGTCCAGTTGTTTTTCCATGCAAATCCTTCAGAAAATAAATCCCATTTTGCTTGATCTGTTTCTAGTATACCTGCAATACCTGCACCTTGTGCATCGTCTGCTTCTGAAGTGTGTGCTGTGTTACAAACATATAAGTATCCGCCGTACTTAACTAGGTCATTTTGTTTGTAATAGTTTCCGGAAGTCCAAGCACCTTGCCACTGAATACCATCAGTAAACAAGTTCCATTTTGTTGATTCGTCTGTAGCAAAGTCTGCAGATGACGTATGTCCATTAGCACAGAAGTAAACTCTACCGCCGTGTCTTACAATGTCGTCTTTAAAGTATACGATGTTAGATGCCCACGCACCTTTCCATACAAATCTAATTCTACCTAGTTTAAACTCTGCCATTTTTTCTTCCTAAATGCTTTATTTTAGTATTTATCATTACACTCCAGTTCCTGGATCCCAGCCATTTTCACCAACGTCATAGTATGATCCGTCGCCTTCAATAGCGTCTGTTTCCATAAGTCCCATTGTACTTGCATTAACGTTAAAATAGGACATTGCCATCATCATTCCTGATGGAATCTTAGTCATATGCATTGGAACTGGAATATTAATTGCTAAATCACCTGTGTTTGATATTTGATTTAAGTTACTTAACTTAACAGTACCAGCAGTAACAGCGTTTGCCGCTACGTTTGCACCACCACCACTAATTCTTGATTGAATATATGTAGCGATTGCTTTCTGTGTTGGTACAATAGCATTACTGTTTGCAGTAAATGTACCATCTTTAGAAAATTCTCTAATAACAGCGTTTGTACCACCAAGTATAAATGCACCCAATCTTAATTCATCTAGACCTTGTAAGTCAAACTGTGATGCGTTAATTGTAACAATACCTGTTGACTGTTCAACTTTAAACAATTCACCAACCCTAAAGTTACCGTCTTGGTCTGTACTTGAGTAGAATACTCTACCACCGTTATATTCTTGTGTTTCCCACATCTGTTCTGGTGGGTTAATTGAACTATAACCATCAGTATAAAGTAATGGATAGTTAGTATCGTCAAATCCGCCTGTACCAATGTCTAGGAAATCGTGGAATGTTAAACGTACCTGACTGTAGTTCTGTCTAATTGTAACTGCTTCACCGTGTTGTGGTGATTCTTGAACACCCATATTTGGTGCTAGTGAAATCTTAACAGTTGCATTAGGAACAGATCCTTCAAGTACTGTTGCTGTACCAACTTTATAAATTACGTCAGTAATACTTGAGAAACGCAAGTTATCGCCTGGGCTCGGAACTAGTGTTAGATCACTAACAACAATATCCCCACCTAGTTGGAACTTGTCTGCATAACCGTCACCTGTAATAGTTACAGCATTAAATTTAGTATATAACGATCCTCTGTTTTTAAACGTAGGCTGTCCTAATACTCTATTGTTTAGTCTAACTTGATACGTAACGTCTTGTGTTTTTTGTGTATCATGTATATGTACCGACGGAGGTGTTTGTGTTCTATAACCACTTCCTGGTTCAGTTATTGTAAATGATTCAATTCTACCAGTGTTAACCGGATATGCTCTCATTAATGCTTTTGCACCGTAGTCGATTGCTGTTACATTTTGTTGTGATGTTGTATTAAACATAAAGAAGCGTGGACCAAATGTTGTAGTTGTTCCACAAACTTTTGGTACGTATGCTGTTCCGCCTGAAGGAATTGTTAAAGGACCTTTTGATTTCCAAACATCGCCGCCGTCGCTGTATAAAAGATTACCTGCTGTATCAATTGACATAAACAACCCGTCGGAGTAATCTAATCCCCATTCGTTAGTGTTAATATTAGCAGAACCATCTACTTCTCTCCAAGTAGCATTTCCTGGACCTTCTGCAAAATCTGTGAAACTTATAAAGTAAGTTGAACTTAAACCAAATACTGCTGTAGTTGATGAACTGTTATCACTTAACATTGTTGTTGATGGATCAAATGGGAATGTTGCTGTACCATTTGGTTGGCAAGCCGCTACAAATCTTCCGTTACCAAAACGGAAACCTGTTACGTTATATGTATTAGGACAAACTGCTGTTGTACCAGTCCATGATTGTCCATCATCTGTACTTTCCCATGCCGCACCCGAACCGCTAACAATAATCCATTTACCGTTACCATATGCAATGTGTTTAAATCCTGAACCAGGGCCGCCAACGTTTACATATGACCAAGTTGTTCCGTTAGTGTTTGAAATTGCAATTTCGTCTGAATCATCTGCAATAGCAATAACTGTGTGAGATGCCGCACCAAACGGACCTTCTTTAATATCAACATAGTTGTGTTGGTTAATTGGATATGGATCAGAACCCCAAGCAGTTAACGCTGTTGAAAGGTTGGCTCTGTTACCGTTACCAACTGTAATGAAATATTTTAAAAATCCTTTACATTGAACACCACAATTTGGTCTTACAAATCCTGAATCAACTGTTGCAGGAGTCCATTGATCGCCTGCCGCATTTGAATACAATGCTACGTCTGTTCCTGCTGAAGGAAATATAGCATTTGTTTCACCAGATGTTAATCCAAGTGTTTGATAACTTTGTGAATTGCCAGTGTTATAACTATATTCTTCGTAGTAAGGTTCGTCAAGTTCAATACGTGATTCAATTCTGTATGTTGTTGAACCGTCTAATTGTGTTGAAATATCCCAACCCGGAACAATATGATCCCAACCACGTTTACCATCACTTTCTCTTAGAACATTAATTTTCTTTGTTGTAACAAAGTATTCATCAATAATTCCATATTGACCAACACCTTCACCTTCTTCAATAATAATTCTCATACCTGGTGAAATTTCAGAAACTGTAAACGAAACATCAGCGCCACCGTGGTCGCCTAAATCAGCATCTGAAATTGTAATTTGATCACCAACCCTATGACTGTGTCCGCCATTAATTGGTACTATTGCTGTAATGTTTCCAGTTTCGTCAACTGTAATATTAAACGTACCTACACTAGCAAAAATATTATTAGATGTACCTGATACATTAGTATACGTTTGTGGGAACAATTCTGGATCATCTACTCTATTTGGATCTGCTCCCGAAATGTTGCTAACTGCTAGTACTGCTCTACCAACATAGTAATCAGGACCATTGTTATCTGATTGTGCAATAGTAATTGAAATATTGTCTCCGCCTTGTGCCGAGTTTCTGATACCTGTAATATGTCCTCTACCACCTGTTGGTGATGAATCACCTGGATCAAGTAATCTAATTTCACTTATCGATCCGTTTCTTAATTCAGCAAAGTTATTATCTACACTAACTCCGCTACCTGAACCTGTAATATTAAATGTAACATCTGTATAATGGCCGCCGGCGTGTGTATAACCAATTGCAAAAATTTTATTTGCGTTACTGTATACTGTTGGTGCTTCGGCATCATAGTATCTGTTGTTTACTGTAGCAGTAATAGGACTTTCACTTGCTAGTTCACCTTCAGCAAAAGAACCAAACTTACCATAAGAGTTATTACCAACTGTAGCACGAATTTTACCACCTGCTGTACAATAGTAACCAATATGGCAGTAATAAGTGAACACGGAAACAAGTTCCATTCTGCCGTCTTTGTTTGCCCAGGCTCCAATGCCTTCTGAAATTACTTGTGTAAAGTCGTTTGCAACAATAGATTTATTACCACCGTCATGTAATTCTCCATCAACTTTAAGACCTACACATCCATGACCGATTGTTGTTACGTTTTGTACGTATGTTGATTTATTTGTAACCCAAACACTTGTATCGTCTGGGCCTGTTCCCGGATCAAGTGCTACGAATGCACCTGCTGTTGGAACTTGAGCACCATACACATTAGGCTCACCTAATGATCCACGTAATCCTTGTAGGGTCATATTTCTAATACCACAACCGTTACGCACTTGAAACATATCTCTTTCTTCGTTGTTTAATGCTGGTTTAATTGTAGTACTTCTTAGTTCATCGCCAACAATAGCAACATTTGCCGGAACTTTAATTGGAAGAATTTCTTCATAAATTCCTGTTGCAACAAAAATTGTTGCTGGCGCTCTTGCGGCTTCGTCTGCTAAGATATATTGTGTTGCATACTTAACTGATCTAAATGGTGATGTTGAACTTAATCCAAATCCACTAGCATCTCTACCTGATGTAGCAACATAATAAACCTTTGGTGTTTGTCCAAATGGTTCCCAAGTTGCTTGATCGTTAACTTGTTTTAATGCATCTCCTGGATCACCAATAGTAATTCTAGCATGGTCGGTTCCATCGTGACCTCTTAGGTCACCTCTGTGTTGCATTACGTTACCAGGCGAACCTTGAAGCATTTTCTCCCAATAACTTCCGTTATCTAATGCTGGTTCAACTAGTGTTGAATCGTCACCTTCGTGTGCTTGTACACATTTCCAAGTTGTTCCTGCTTGAACAACAATGTCACCTAATACATAATCTTGATCTGAATACCATTCGCCTCTGTAGTAAGGACCAGTTAATACTAACTGCCAGTACATTGAAACAGACCCTTCTGCAGATCTTGTTGAACCCGGATCGTAATATCCTCTCCATTCAGGATCTAGTGCATCTGGTTGAACACCTTGGCTATCTTGTACAGCAATATAAACAAAACCTTTATTTCTTACAACACTACCAGTTTTATATTCAATGCCGGCTTCCCATTCGCCTGTCATTTTATAACCGGTAATTAATAATTCCCAATCGTATTGACCTTGTAAACTTTCGCCTTCGTAGAATACACCTGTTACACTTGGCGCACTACCAACGTTATTAGTCATTGATGTATATGTATATCCACCGTAGTTAACTACGTCACCTGGTTGATAATATGTTGTAGCCGACCATTCGTTTTCAAAACCCATGCCAGGCATCCAAATATCAAAGAAATCTTCTTGGAAGTTACCTGTTGATGTATGATGTTCTGTACAACGCCAAATAGTAGGACCCCACTTGACAAGGTCGCCTACTCTGTAATGTACACCTACTGAGTCGCCAGCATCTTGCCAACCGCCTAAATAACGTACACCAGAAATTACAATTTCCCAATGTGCTAAGTCTTGTTCAAGCCCGTTTAGTGGGTTTGAATCTGAAGTGTGTCCTGCGATACATCTGTAAATGATAGCACCATAACGTACTACATCATTATATCTGTATCTAGTTGAAGGGCGCCATTCAATTCTAAAATTGTCGCCTCTGAAAATAATTTGCCATTTATCTGCGTCTACTTCAAGACCAGAAACTACTGATGATGATGTGTGTTCCTGAATACAGTTGTAAGCATAACCACCATATAAGATAACATCATTTTTTCTATATCTTGTTAACGGAGTCCAGTCTCTTCTCCAATTAGTAGTAGCGGCGAATCCAATAAGTTTATCTTCATCTTCGGTAATACCAATTGCGGCGTCTTCGTTTGATCTATGTTCTTGTGTTACTCTATATACAATACCATCATATTTAAATAGATCGTTTTCTTTATAAAGTGTGTCAACAACCCAGTTACCTTTCCATTGGTAACCATCTGCCATTTTTAACCATTTAGGTGGATCAGCACTTAGATCAAGATCAAAACTTGTTTGACTTGATGTGTGACCAACCATACAAACATAAGTGTTACCACCATGTCTAATAATATCATCTTTAATATATGTCGCACCTTGCAACCATATATTTTTCCATGTATATCTAATTCTTGCTAGGTTAAATTCAGCCATTATCCACTATATCCTGTTGCATTTGAACCAAATGGTAAGTGATCTGCTGAAATTGTATCATCATAATCATATTTAGTGTTAATACGTAACACCAATTCTCCAGAATCATTTACATAATAATAAATGTTCTTTTCATCCCAACGCATTTGTTCATAGTTTAAGTTATCAAAAACTAGTTCGTGATTAGGGTTTCTTCCCTCAAAGAAGTCTTCACCAGTTTGCCATTCTGCAAAGTTACCATCTGGACCACCTGGTCTATTAACTTGCAACTCGTCTGTAGGAGAAGCAATATCAACCTTTGCAATAAAAAGTTGTCCGTCATCGTCCCTACGCAATGCATAAAAATATCTATCGCTAGTTTGTCCTTCTAACGGTGCTGATCCTACATATTGTACCATTATACAATCTCCACGTAACTAAGAATTACGTCAACAGCATCATCTTGATCTGCTGTAACTACTACTTCATTATTTCCTGGTAAGACTAATTTCTCACCACCATTAATTGCCCTTAAGGCCGCATTAGGTGCAATCATAACATCTTTGATATAATATCCTAATACACTTGTATCGTCTTTAATTTGAATACTAACTCTAGTATTACCGTCTAGTAGATTAGCAACTGACATACCAATTGCTGTAACTTTCGATGCCGGTGGCACAGTTAGTATTGAAATTGGTTGTGTTCCTACGCTTTTTTCTACTTTGTTTCTAAAAAATGTTGCCATATCTTATCCTAAACTTAGTACTAACTCCAATGCAATGTTCTGTGCATCTGTTTGTGAAACAGCACCTGAACTACCTGCAACTGAATCCCATTGTGTACCATCATAAATTTCTAATCTTCCGTCTGTTGTATTCCAACGCATCATACCAATAACTGGTGAAGGGTGTCTTTGAGCACCAGTACCTACCGGAACAACAAACCCTTCAGTACCGTCAAACTTAAAATAGCCTCCATTTGGGCTAGAAAACGTTAAAGCACCGCCGGCTACAGTATTATTTATAGTACTTCCACTAATATTAACATCACCAATTTGTACACCGCCTGTACCGTTTGGTGATAAAATTAAGTCTGTATTAGCAGTTGTTGTACTGATAGTGTTACCGTCAAGTCTTATACTGTCAACTTGTAATCTAGCAACATTAAATTCTTGTTGTGTAACTGTAGCAATTAGTGAACCACCTGCATAAAATCTAATAGTATCATCATTTGCACCTGGTGTTAATTCTGCTGTAATATATGTGTCAGCATCTAGGTCATATACTCCTGTTAGTACAATCCAGTTACCGTCATAACCTTCAAACTTATTTGTATCTGTGTTATAACGAATCATACCAACTGCTGGAATTGCTGGTCTTTGTGCTGTTGTGCCTGACGGAATTCTAATAGATCCAGTAGCGTCAATATCCATTACACCACTTGCAGGTGCAATAGTAATATCATTAGCAGAACTAATTCTGCTACCTTTAAAAATAAAATCGTCAATAATAACAGATCCATTACCTGCGTAACGTAATTCTAAATCTGCATTTGAAACTGTGTTTTGAATTACACCAGTATCGATTTGAATGTCATCAATGTAAGCACTTCCAGCATGAATACTATTCCATGTTTTTGCTGGTGTACCTAAGTTGTATGTTGCAGTTTGATCTGGTAATAAATCTGAAGTAATACCTGCATTAATGCTAATAGTATCTGTTGCTTCATCGCCTATTACAACGTTACCTGCAACTGTTACATCACCACTAGCATTAATATTTCCTGTAACATCTAAATTACCTGTAATATTAGTATGACCTGTAATGTTAACTTCTCCAGTTCCGTCTGGAAAAATATCAATATCAGCATTTGATACTGTTGTAGAAATTACGTTTGTTTGAAATCTTAAATCGTCTACTTCAAAAGTTTTTAATGAAGTAACTTTGTCTGATCCTACTGTTTGTAGTTGTAATGTGTTTCCAGTTGTTTCAACAGTATTACCACTTATACGTACATCGCCGACATAAGCAGTACCTGAAGTTACTGAATCAATTGATCTTAGTGTTCCGTTAATATCTAAATCGTATTGTGGACTAGCGGTATTGACGCCGATCTTGCGGTTATTAACATCTAAGTAAAGTAAATCCGTTTCAAATGCTAAATCAACTCCATTACGAAGAAGATTTTGCTTTAAAAGCGGACCCGAAATACGACCTACAGCCACTTTATTGCTCCTCAATACGGGGATCCTGTCCCTCTAGCCTAATTTTCATCCTTACATTATTGCTCGGCTCTTTGCTGGCTAACCACAGTATGTCCCATACTACAACTAAGGGTCTCTCTCCCTTAATCGGTCTTGTAGTATGTTAATAGTATTTATCGAAAATGGATATTAACCTAGTGCTAAGGTATAGATAAAGCCTAATTCTTCCATGTAGTCTTCATTAACTGTATCACCTGCACCCGAAACGTTATTCCAATTACCATCAGCATAAGTTTCAAGATATCCTAGGGTAACGTTAAAACGTGTAGTACCTTCTTGTAGTGTTGCACCACCCGGTCTTGCCGCTAATGACCCCGAAGGAATTACAAATCCGCCAGTATCTGCAAATTCAACACGACCGTATTGCGTAGGTACATTATTTGTTCTAGTAAACACAAAATCATTCGTTAGACTTGTGTTAGTAATAGTAGCACCATTAAAATCTAAATCATACATTCTAACTGTACCTGAACTTGGTACTAGATTAATATCTGAATTAGTTACTTGGCTACTAATAGTTCCGTTATCAAATGTTAGATTATCCTGAGAAACTAATCTAGTTGACACAATTCCTAAATCTGTCAATGTATGATTTGTAACACCATTTGTTGTAAAATCGAAATAGTTTCCAGCATTTGCTAGTACATAAGTCTGTCTATCTTCACTCCAAATACCCCTTAACGGAGTATATGCACTTGAAAATAATTCAAAGAAATTTGTAGTTGTATTATAACGAACATCTCTAAACAAGTTAGGACGTTCTGCTTCAGTACCGTGCGGAACATTTAGTGCTCCAACTCCGCTAATCCCGATGTTAGCACCCGGATCTAAATTAAATGTTGTTGAGTTTGTTGTAGTTAATGTACTACCGCTAATTCTCATATCATCAATGACAATAGCACCCGTACCACTTGCTCTTAAAATTAAGTTATTACCCGAACTTGTTGTAGTTATGTAATCATTATCAATTTCAATGTCGCCAAATTTTGCTTTTGCGGCTGTAACGTTATTCCAAACTTTTGTAGGGCTACCTAAATTAAGATTATCCTCAGTTCTATTAGGAACTATGTCTTGTGAAAAATCTACTAAACTAAAATTAATTGTATCTGTTTCTTCATCACCAAATACAAAGTTACCGCCAACAGATAAGTTACCTGGAATAGTAACATTACCAGTAACATCAATATCTCCAATATGGTTTACATTTTTTCTAAAGTGTGTAATACCTGTTCCATGAGGTTGAAAGTTTATGTCACTGTTTGATAAACTTGTAATATCGTTATTATTAAAAACTAAATTGTCAGTATGTAACTGTTCTGCTCTAACTAAATTAGCAGAATTTAAATTAATATCTCCAACTGTTGCTCTTACGCCAGTTGTACTAACTTCAATATTTCCCGAAGTCTTTCTAGTAAAATAACCATCGCCGTACCAAGACTGTCCTAGTACTTGTACAAGGTCTGTTGGAGAATTTGTAAGGACACCTATTCGTGTATTACTCGATCCAATATGAAGTAGATCAGTTTCAAACGCTAGGTCAGACTGTGTTCGAACTAAGTTCGATGCTAATAATGGACCTGATATTCTTGCTATTTGTGACATACTGTTATGTTCCCTCTAACAGTATTTATTGGAATTACTTGTCGAAATTATGTAGGACTGTTACTGGTTTACCTGTTGGAACAGGAGTACCAAATACTACATACCAACCTGCGGCATAACCGCTTGGGTTTTGTTCAAGTACATAGTTTGTAGTTGCTAGTTGAAAAACGTTTTCAATAGTAACAATAATATTTGCCGCTGATGCTGGAGCAGGGTTATAAGTATCGCCGTTGTTTAACGGACCAAATTTAGTTTCAACATCATTGCCGTTACCTAAATTTTGTTGTACAATAGTTGCTGGTTCAAAACGTCTAATAGGCGCCCAACTACCATTTTCATAATCTTCAAATACATTTTCATCTGAGTTATATCTAATCATTCCGTTTTCAGGACTTGAAGGACGTTGTGCAGTTGTTCCTATTGGAACCACAACAGAATTATCACTGTCTAAGACAATCTTGCCGTTAATGTCTCTACGGATATCTTTATTACCATAGATTCCTCTTGCATTTGTTGATTGTGCTCTTAGAAAACGCATAATTAAACTTCCAAATAACTTACTGTAACACTTAGATTCAATGGTGCTTGTGATAGTAATACTACACTATCGCCTGATTCTAAAATAATTTTTTCAGAATCAAAAGTAAATGTCTCTCCACCTGGAACAGGCATTTCTTTAACAACCATGTTTGTATTTGATTTTGGTTCTGTATTCTTTACAAAATGCAAATCAAATGACGAATCGTTTGTTCCTGCCGCATCATAACCTGCATGATTACACACCATAACTGTTGTAATAGCATACTGAGTTTGAGGCGGTACAGTTAGTACCGTTGTATCTGTGTTTCCAATTGCCGCTTGTGCTATTGCCATTTTACATCCTTAAAATATCATACTTAAAAGTAATGATCTGTTTTTGCTTATTAACTCATCTCTTGTACTATTACTATTTACATAATAGATACCAGTTTTTCCAATGTCTTGAGTTTTAGTATAAATTTTAACACCATCTGTTGGAGCCGCCGGATCAAGAGTATTATCATCAACACTAGGTGTTGCTAAAATATGTAGTTGGTCATCAATTACAACAGAACCTGTGCCAGGCGCACTTAAAGTTAAATCTGCTCCACTATTAGTAGTTTCAATAGTAGAATTTACAAATCTAAAATCATGCATTTCTGTTCTATCATTATAGAAGTTTGCTGTAGTAATACTGTCAACAGTAACAGCAAAGTTACTTGGGTGTCCAGTTGTTTCACTGTCAAACACTTCAACTTCTGTTAAACTTGCAGTACCTGTTCTTAGTCTTGTAAAGTTTGCCGCGGCAACCTGTTGTGCAATAACGTTGTCAACATATTTTTTATTAGGAATATCGTCGTCGTCTGTAATTTGATCTTCGTAGTTGTTAGTTCCACTAACACTAATAACACCAGTACCACTATTAATTAAAAATAAATCACCACCACCGGTTGTAATACTTCTTACTTGTAATCCAATGTTACCACCGTTTTCGTCAATTAATGTAAATGCACCTGTTCTAATAGTTTGTGAAACAGGATCATTCCAGTTAATTGTTTCGTCAAACAAAATCTGTGTATCAGGCAAACTACCTCTGTCAATTCTAATACCTGCTTGTCCAAGTGTTACACCAACACCAGTTTCGCCATTGTTAATAACAATAATATTATCGTTAACTTCCAAGTTTGCTGATGAAACAGTTGTAGTATTACCATTGACAACAAGATCACCTGTTAGGTATAATTGTCCAATCAAGTTTCCAGTATCAATAGTTACTGTACCGCCTTCTTGTACTTTTATTGTATAATCGCCTGTTGTTACAAATTGTTTCATTAACTAAATCCTAAAGTTAGTGGGGGATTTCTCCCCCACCATAGTACTATCTATTAGCCATCACCTTCAGTATCGTCAGCACCTGTTAGTACGTCATCTGATGTACCAAGAGTTGCGTCAACACCTGCGCCAATGCCTGTACCTGCTTCTTCAACTGCTACTGTATCACCAGTACCTGTGAAGTCCCAGTTAATTCTTGAACCGTTGTCCATAGTAAGAACACGACCAGAAATTTTAGTTACTTGACGAGCAGTACCACCGTCATCAACTGTAATAGTCATTTCACCTGCCGCGATAGCCGCTGATGCTTTGTCTACTAGGTAGCAAGTACCAGTGTCTGTTCCGCCTGCATTTGAAACTTTAAAACGCTTTGAACCAGTTTGTTTTACAATGTAACCCGGTGTTGAACCGTTACCTGTGTTAAACTGGACCTTAATTTCTGAACCACCTGCTGTAGGTGCTCCGAAATATCTTTTATTAATAGGTCTTCCCATTTGTTTTCTCCTTATTAGAAGTCCGATGCACGTTCTAGGTGCTACGGGGTTGGATCCCCATAAGTCCGCCACTCTTGCGGCACACTATCTGACACAAGTATTTATCTAATTGCTGTGATTGGTGAATTATTATTACGAACTGCAAGATTTATAAAGGATCTTATAAAGTCAAAGCGTGTTGCAAGTATTTCAAATAAATCTGTATTAAAGCCTTCTTGCACAAGCGTATATGAACTTTTTCCTATATCTGAATAGTACCGCACACTTATTCCATACTCAGGAAAAACGCCTGTAACAAACAAACAACTATCTCCTAATTCTTTTGCTGTGTAGTTGTATGGACGTTTGAGTTTTAAAAACTCTTGTGCAAAGGTTTGTTTTGGAAGAAAATTTGGTTTGTCTATTTTGTCTGCAAGAAGCATTACTACATAGGCTTCAATTTCGGTCGGAAGATCAAACCCAGTAGTTGACTGTGCCTCGCGGACAATGTCGTAAAAGGCCGATGTGTATTCGTCCCTCATACTAATATTTAGTCAAAAAAATAGGCCCAATGCGAACAGAGGGCCTATAGTTGTAGTTCTACTACTTGACTGTTAAGTTTACAGCAGAAGGGCCTTTTGGACCATCCTGAATTTCAAACTGTACAGTATCGCCTTCGTTCAACGAGTGTAAGCCTGCGGCTTCTACTGCTGAAATGTGTACGAAAATATCTTTATTTTCACTTGCGATAAATCCAAAACCTTTAGCGGAGTTGAACCATTTTACTTGTCCTTGATTACTCATGTTTTTCCTTGTTCGTGTTTATATTTGAGGAAGTTTGTATCTAATATTAGGGCGGGAGGTTTGTTAATTCTACTGCGTCTTGTTCTTATTACTGTCTTGTCTCATTTGTATTTAGTCAATAAAAAAGGTTTATCCAGTCTCCCGAATAAACCTCTTTTAGGCATAAGCAAAATAGGGAGGACTCGGTTATACCTCCAACCCCTCGCCGCAGATACCATTCTGAAACCAGGGAGCCTGTAGCCGCTCGGTAGAGCGATGTGACACAGCGTATTTCTACTACCATGCCTGGGTACCACCCCTTTACAGCCAAGTTCGACGCTCTGGTAAACGCCTCTTCCTTGCACTATATACATCGGACCGCTAAATCCTTTGTAACTTATAATACTAATATAACAAATGTTTGTGAAAAAAGCAAGTAGTAAGTTTACCAAAATATAGAAATTGGAGTCATAAAAAAAGGGCGAACCTAAGTCCGCCCTTTTAATCAGTTTAGTAACTGTCTCTGGCTTACGAGAAAGTAACGTTGCTAATAGCAACTGTACCTAAGTAGTCTGCCGCATTACCTAGAGATGATGCTGTGTTTGATAACTCAACATAACCGTATCTAGTCATGAACGAAACTACTGGCTCGAATGAAGCCGGATCTAGCACAACACCGCTTGACATTAAAGGAATGTATGGGCAGTAGAATGCTGGAGCATCTGACTCAGATGAACCTTTGTAGCCAACTAGTACTGAAGTACTGTCGTTTGCATATGAATCAACGTAAATCTTCATAGCACCATTCAAAGTACCAACCATTTTAGTGTTTGTTGGTGCTTCAAAAGTACCTTCAGTTGTTCTTGCGAACGCTGAAGTTGTTGCTGATTGAAGAACAGTTAAAGCGTGTGGTGAAACTACTGCGTAGTTACCAGCGCCTCTACGTGTACGCTGAGCGATAGTGTTAGCAACACGGTTGATCATCACAGCCAAAGCCGCGTGTTCGTCACCTACGAATGTTGCAGTACCTGATACCGCTGTTTGGTCATATGACTGTTGGTTTTGCGTACCAGCCAATGCACGTAATGAAGCAAGAACTTCTTGGTCGATTTCAGCAGTAATTTCTTGTGCTAAAGCCGCCATAATTTCAGCCTCAATATCGATACCTTGCTGTGCTTGAGCATCTTGAGCCGCTTCAAACGTCCAACGAGCACTCAACTTACGAGTTTTCGCTTCGACAGTTTGTTTCAAGATTTGAATCGACATACGCTTACCAGCCGCACCTTCAAGTGCCGCAGTAGCGGAACCTGCTGGAGTAGCATCTGTAGCGTTACCTGAATAGGCCGCCGCGATCTTGAACGGTGATAATGCTTCTTCACCAACTTCGTTACCATCAGATGAATCTGCGTAACGTACTCTTAATGTGTGGATCTGACCAACTGGACCAGTCATTGGTTGTACACCAACCAATTCGTTTGCGATCACAGTAGGCATAACCCTTCTGATTACTGGTAGGATAACTCTGTTTAGAGTTGCGACATTACCGGCACTTGTAGCACCTGCTGTTGCAGTCTCATTCAACCACTTGCGTGTGTTTTCTAGAGTACTTGCCATTACAGCCTTTTTGTTACCATTTAGGCCTTCTAAAAGTGCAGTTTTGGTATCCTGCCAGCGACTTTCTAGTAGTTCTGACATTGTTTTCTCCTTATTTCAATCCTGCAAGTCTTCGAATGTCAACAATATTATTTGCTACATCTGAACTTACACTACTAACGTTAGTATTTTCTTTATTGCCTGTAATTTCTTTTGCCTCTGACTCTGTTAATGTCGCCTTCTTCGCTGGCGTTTTACCGTCAATAACTGCCGGTAAGTACTTATCAAACGCACTTTGCAGTTTGTCTGTTTGTACTGATTCCAGTAAATCTGACATAATTTCACGCTGGTCCTTGCTCAAAGGTCCAGTTAGTTCGTGCATTACTTCTTTGCGTTTAGCCGCATCAGCAATTTTAGCAATTTCTGCTTCTTTGCTTTCAACGATCTTCTTAACTTCCGCAGATTCTGCTTTTGCTTCTTCAATTGCCTTGTCTTTCAACTCAACAACTTTCATAAGTTTTGCAGTTTCTGATTTCTCATTCAAGTAACTGTTAGTATACTCCTGAGCAAATGTTTCGAAAATCTTGCGACCAAAATCGTTTTTACGTGCTGAGTCAATATCTTCTTTCAATTGACCAATCTCTTTCTTAAGTGATTTGCCAACAGTTTCTGATACCATCTTAGCACTACGCTCAACAAAAGTCTTACGTACTTTTGCTAAGTGTTCCTTAGCCTCACGTACTAAACGTACTTTAGTTTCGGCTAAGTCTTTTTTATCTTCGTGGAACTCTGCAATTTCTTTTGCTAGAGCCTCTACAACGAAATCTTCAAGTTTGCCAAACTTAGTTGACATTACTTTCTGATCTTCGTGTAACTCACCCACTTCCTTTTTAAGTTGCTCAAATACAAAACCTTTTAGTTGTTGTGCGTTTTCACGCATAGCAACAGCATATTTTGCTCTTGCTTCTGCTAATTGTTTTCTATCTTCTGCAAACTCGGAAATTTCTTCGCTTAATTTGTCTGATACAAGTTTATCAACTGCTTCTACCATTTGAGCCTTATCGTGCTCATACTTTGAAGCAAACTCTTCGCGAAGTTCAGCAGTTACAGCAAGTTTGTTTTCTTGTACTTGCTTGTCCCATGCTTCTTGGATGGAGGCTTTCACGTCTTCTGAAATTACATCATTTTCAAAAAGTGATTTTAGTGCTTCCAACATTTGGTTTCTCCTATTACCTGAGTCCTTTGATTATGTTAACCAATGACTCTTTTAAATACTTTTGCGCCTTGCTATCGCCTTGAACTTCACGTGCTATTTGTAGTGCCTTGTACCCCCCACGGGCATTCATTAATTGCTCATAGATTGGTGTTGGGTACGCACCTGGAGCACTTGGTTGAGCAACGATATCAACAGTGATAATTTCGTAATCGCTCACTTCGCCGGATCCGTCCTCTCGGACGTTACCAGATCCCCTTGATGAAACACCTAGTTTAACTCCGCTTTCAAGCATTGTTTGAACTAGTTGTCCCATCGGGGTTGGTAAAATTTTCATTTTTCCGTATCCATTAGGTCCATCCATCCACATATCAGTAATCATATGGGATACACGGTCTAAGTTAATGTTAAGTCCTTCGGGGTGATCAACTTCTCCAAGAACCGAATATCCGCCGCTAATCTGATCATTAAGGGTTTGGACAGCCTTCCCAATCTCGGTAACAGGGTAAACACGCTGGTTTGCATTACGCACACCACCTTGAATGCAAATTCCTTTTAAGAAAAGGTCTTTGCCCCCTTTATCGTTTTCGGAAGTCTCAACGACCATCTTTGCTTGGTCGAATGTTAGGTTCTCTTTAAGTGTAAACACCATCTATTTCCTTAACTTACTTGCCTAGTAATGACTTTTTGTCAGTACCAGTTTCGCCTGCGCCTTTTTTCTCAGCGCCATGGCCTTTTGAGTCAGACTTTAATGACTTAGAAGCCTTACCGCCTGGAACGTTTACGTTACCTGCGTTATCTTCTTTAGGTGATTTATCAGCAAGACCTGCATCAGATCCACCGCCTTCACCGCCTTTAGCAATGTTAGCCGCTGTGCCACCCATGTCATTTTTAGACGCAACAGTTGATTTAGTATTAACATTAGATTCTGAATTTGATGGATCAGAAACTTTTTGTACATACTCTCTCATTAGTTCTGTTTGGTCTTTTGGCATTTCCTTCTTTTCAAAAGCAGGAACTGCTTCTGGCTCAAGAGCGAAGCCTTCATCGGCTTCTTCGTCACCTTCGTCATCGCCAGCGTCCATATCCATTTCTGGACCTTCTTCGCCGTCGTCATCACCTTTATCTTCATCTGACATCATTGCGTCAAATTCTGCTTTAAGGTCGTCGAAAGTGTCTTCTAAATCGGCAACTCTGTCTTCTAAATCTTCTGAATCTTCGTCACCGTTATCTTCTTCGTCGTCACCACCTTCGATGTCAGCCATCATGTCGTCTGCTGGGTCACCGCCCATATCGTCGTCACCTTCTGGCACTACATCAGTGATGTCTTCTTCAACAGCATCTTCGTCGTCTTTTGCTTCTGCTTCGTCTGTTTTTTCTTCATCTTCGTCAGTTGCTTCGTCGACTTTGTCTTCGTCATCATCTTTAGATGCTTCGTCAACTTTATCTTCGTCTGCTGTTTCTTCTTTTTCTTCTACTTTATCGTCAGCGTCTTCTTTTGCAGTTTCTTCAACTTCAACTTCTTCAACGTCTGATTCTAGTAATCCTTCGTAGATGTCTCTTGACTTTTCTACTACGATCTCGTGGAACAGGTCTTCTGCACCAGCACGATCGTCAGCGATTAACTTTTCAAGCATCGCTTCAAATTTATTTTGGTTTGACATATTATATCCTCCTGTTGGTTTAGATGTGGTTAGGCTGTCAATAATATTTATAGTTTATAGGAAAAACACCCTGAAAAGGGTGCAAAAACGGGCCGTTTTACATTAGGATTTACGAAAACCATGTAAATCCATAAATTCTTCAACGGTTATATGGCTCAAATTGCCCAATTTCTTTAGCGGGTCTGGACAATAATCATTTTTATACTCAGTAACACGAATGTACTTTTTTTGCGGATTCTTCTGGATAATTATGCCAGTTTGTCTAGCCCAATTACCATGATACGTTTCAGCATCTACGCTTTTTTTATAGTTTTCCGTGTCTGCGTACAAATTATTTATCTTTCCAGCAATACCTCTAAAGTCAAATCCTAAAATATAAATTGTTTCGTTATTGTGTCCTTCTCCGTAAGTTGCAAGCCATAATGCTGTAGGTCCACTACTCCATCCTAGTGGTTCTTTAAAGTAATTAAACTTGTGAAATTTATCGTATAGTTTGTTTGGATTAGTCCAAACCTCGTGTGTAAGTTGATACCCTGAGTTATTAATTTCTTTAACCATCTTGCTATCTACTGCTACTAGATAGTCAGGTTCAAACGACCTGTAAACAGCGTTACAAGCGTATATCTTACCAAGGTCTTTAAGTTGATTTAGGTCTATTGACTTTCTGCTAGTACCATTACCTAGCACAAATGCTGTCGACATTACTAAACACCTGCTTCTGCATTAGCGGCGATTCCGTACATTTGGCGTACGAAATGCAATTCCTTTTCTTGCTCCTCTTTATGCATATCAGATGCTCGTCTCATTTTATTAATTTGACGTAGCGTTAGTCGTGTTTTACGTGTGTCGTCTTTGGTCACAATAGAATCGTCATATGCTGGATCATATGCATCATTCTCTGCAGGTTGCAAAGTTTCTTTGTCGAAATAAAAGATCTCACGTAGTATCATACTATTATTTATTCCTTATTGTGCTGGAGGAGGAGTTCCGCCGCCTGTTGCTGTATCTGGTGGAGGTGCATTACCTCCGTCAACTGGTGCCGCGCCACCTTCGCCCTCTGGTGCTGTATCTTCTAGGCCGCCTTCACCGCCTAGGTCTGCTCCAATACCTGCTCCGCTAATTCCTGCGCCTCTAAGTTCGCCACTTGCGTCTGTTGGTATTGGTTGAATTGTTTCGTCGTTTTCTTCACGCCATAATCTTTCGTTTTCTGCAACTTCTTCTGCACTTAGTCCTAAGAATCTACTTAGTGCAAATCTATTTGCAACATAAGGTATACCCGCCATCTGTGTAAATGTTCCAACTCTAGCATTATCAAGTTCTGACTGTCTGTAACTTGCAAAGTTTTGTGGTGGATTCATTTTAAGATCAAACATTGCTGTATCAATGTTTACACCTTTTTCTAATAGATAGCGTTTAAACTCTTGATTAAACTCTTCTGAAACAAGACCTTGTAGTCTTTCACAGTATGTATTAAAACGTAATTCTTGAATATAAGCAGTACCTACTCTACCATCTTGGAACTGTGATGCTCCGTCATCTGGTCCTGTTGGTAAGTATGAACTTGGAATACGTAAACCTCTAACAAGTTTATTAGTAAAGTATTTTAGATCGTCAATTTCGCCTAGGTTAGTACCGCCTGGTAGTGTTTCAACTTTTGATCCTCTACCTTCTGCTGTTTGTGGAAAGAAGTAATCTTCATTAATTGATAAAGGATTGTATGCACTATCAATAACATTTTGTCCACCACCTGTTTGAGATGGAATACGTCTTTGGTGTATGTCTGTTTTAACACGCTCAACAAATTGCATTGCCAAGTGTGATGGCATATTACCTACGTCTACATAAAACACTCTACGTTCAGGTGCTCTTTGTACCCTGTAAATAATGATAGCGTCTTCTAATAATTCTTTTTGTTTGTAAACTTTAAAAATACTTTCAAGTAATGAATTACCAAATGGGAAGTTATTGTCTAATCCTTCTGACAATGACAAGTGTACAACGTGTTCAGCATCAATAGCAACTTCCTTCATGTCTTTTTGGAATCTGCCACCTGCTTGTGTTTGACTCGGTGCGCCTACCATTCCACGAGCACCGCCTGTCATATATCCGTCTCCGCCACCTGTAACATTTCCGTTTGTTTGATGTGGAGTAGTAGCAATACCATTAACAAAGTTTAAGTTAATGTTTCTAACAATGTACTGCTCGGGCTCTTTGCCTTGGCTTTCGTTTACAATAATTTTAGTTACGTTTGCTGGGTCAACATAAAACCATTTTTTAGTTTCTGGGTCTCTAATAAAAAATGCATCGCCGTATTTGAAAACATTACGTAAAATACGAAACATTTTTGTTTCAAAGTTTTGTAGTTTTGACCACTGTTTTAAATATAATTTAAGCGTCTGTACTTCTGTACTAGTTGCAGTATTATTAAACTGTAAACTAAAGTTAGTTTCGTTTGTTTTATTTGTTTGTGTACAAAATTCTGCTAAAATATCAAGTGCGGCATTAACTTCACTATCCATATCCATAGTGTTGTATTGTCCGTAACGCTCTACACGATTTGGAGAACCTACGTAAACGTCTGGAAGATATGATGAATAGTTTGCCTGTGCAGGTCCAAGACCTTGGCTATTATTCATTCCCCCTAAAGGACTAAAATTTCCATTTTGTGCTTTATCACCTTCAACTGGTGTAAAGTATCTTTTCCAACTCATTTGTTCTCCTACATACCAAAGCCATTCTCACGAATGCCTTTAGTTTGTTTTTTAAGTTCTTCTAACATCATAGCGTTTAAACTATTTAAGCGATCTAATTTCGCTTCTGCGCCGTTCTGGCCTTCAGTTGACACATTAATCATTTTTTCAATACTTGCTTTAGTATCTGCATCCATTTTAGAATAAGCCGCTTGGTAATTTCCAATTTCTTTTGTTAATTCTTTTAAACTGTCAGCAACTTCATCTAAATCGGCTTTGTCCATTGCTTCCATAAACTTAGCAATACCTTGTAATCCATTACCAATTTTTTCTAATCCAGCGGCATCAATATCAGCAAAACTCTTTAATCCTTCTGCTAGGTCATCAAAGTTGCCGTCATTTCCAAATAGACTTCCTAAGAACTTACCAAAACTATCCATTACACCGTCACCAGTGAATGCACTAATACCTTTGTGTAAACTTGCAAGTGCTGGACCAATCAATTGCATTTGTTGTGGATTTAAATCTTCAAACGATTTTAATCCTGCGGATAGTTTTTCAAATGCGCCTTCACCGATGAAACTAGCAACAATACCGCCTTTGGCTAACTGCATCATGTTATCAGTTAAAGGTCCTAATGCTTTACCAACATCGCCTAACTTTTTAGAATCCATGTTTTCAAACTTGATAACACCGTCTGCGAGTTTTCCAACACCTGTAGTAATTGCTTCGATTAACGCGGCAATACCAAATCCTGCAACACCTATTCCTGTAAACGCGGCCGCAACTAATAATAGTCCTGGACTTGCTAATGAACCTGCGGCACCTACTGCAATAACTGCCGCCGAAACTACTCCAAGTCCGATTGCCATTTCTTTAAATCCAATGTCTGGTATTAGAGATCCTAGTAAGCCTCCGCTGTCTCCTTCTTTGTCTGCTTCTGCTAGTAACTTTTCTTTTTCAGCAATTAATTTTTTACCTTCATCAGTACCGGCGCCACCAGCCGCCGCAATTTTTTTATCATATTCTGTGTTGACTGCGGCTTTTTTATCTACGGCTTTTTCACCAAACACCATTGCTTTTAAAGGTTTGATAAGATATTTGTCAATTAGTTCACTAAACTTCATAGTTTTAAAGTCTGCAATAAATCCTTCTAAGAAATTACTAACACCGTCAAACATCTCTTTCATTTTCTTGGTGCCTTCGGGACTTGAAAGCCAAATAGTAAGTTTATTAAACTCTTTCATAACGCCTTCAAATACGCCTGAATCTAATATCTTACCAACAATGATGTTACGTAGTTTAGTAATTGCACTTTCGAAGTTTAGTATACCTTTTCTACCGTTTTCTTGTGCTTTTGCTTGTGCGTCAACAGCGTCTGCAACATTACCGGAAACAAATCCTAAACTCATTAATTCTGAGTTAGCATCGTAAGCGGTTGAGCCTAATGCACTTAATGTTGCAATCATTCCGCCTTCTGCTTTTGCTCTTGCCGCGGCTTTTTGTTGTGCTTCTTTTAATGCTTCAACAAATTGATCTTGTGTTACAGTACCGTTTTTAAGACCTCTAGCCATTTCAAGAATTTCTGGATTTGTTCTGCCTAAGGACTTGGCAAAGTCACTGATAGGTACGCCGCCTGTTGCAACTAATTCTGTAATTGCTTCTTTCATTTGCGGTGAAGCGTTACCTACAACTGCTAACACACCTTGAACTTGTTTCTTAGTGCCTTCTTCCATTGAAGCAAATAAGTTTTTAAGTCTTTTGTCTGTCGATTGTTGTTTTAATTCTTCTGCCGCTTGTTTTCTACTCATACCAGTAATTTTAGATAACTGGTCAAGTTGCATAATATATTCGTTTGTTCCCTTGGCAAGTTGACGATCACTCATCTGCGTAACTCTACCTTGGATCTTTTGCATTTCAATGTAATCAGCAGTAAACTCTGTTACGTCTTGCATTGTCATACCAAGTGCTGAAAATGTTCCTTGGTTCTTTTGAATTTCTCTTGTGATATTTGTAAATCTTGTTGCACCTGCACTTGCACCGCCAAATGCTGTAGCCAACATTGATGAATTTTCTGCTAGTGTGCCTGCAAGTGTTTCCATGCTTATACCTGCTTCTGCCGCTTTACGTCTTATTTCAAATAGGTCGCCACCAAAATCAATACCTGCATTTGATAATTCTCTAAAAGTATCAACTTGTCCTTCAATAATGTTAACAAAGGTCTGTGCCGCTCCGCCTAATAATCCTCCAACAAGTGGAATCTTACTTGCAAGTCCCGTAACGTGTTTACTAAAGTCTGATAGTCTATCGCCACCTGCTAATACTTCAATAGCCAAATCACCTGTGGCTTTTACTGCATTTCCAAGTCCACTAACAAGTCCAAAAGTGTACTTGTCAACGGCTTTTGTCATATCTTTGAGTTTATCTGTGGCTTTTTTGACTGCTCCGGTATTCTCTTGACGTGTTTTTGTGCCTTCTTTTATAGCATCTGTTGATTTTTGCTGGCCTAAAATACCTGCTTGTTGTGCTTTATTGAACTGTTCTTGTATTTTTCCACCAGTTCCTCCGCCTTTTCCGCCAGATTCTAGTGCTTTTAATACACGTAATAAGGTGGCTTCTGATGCGGCATTACTAGTAACACCATCCATTCCTCCACCACGATAATTGACTTCAACCATTTATTATATACCCAGTTAACTCAGATTCATAAATATGTTATATGAACATATATTATTTATCCGGAGAAAAACCATGCCAGAAATAAAAGCCGCAGGGCCTAATCCGCTACAGAAATACTTTAGACAACCAAAGATCTATGTAACTTTACCAAGTAAAGGTGCATGGTATCCAGAGGGTACTATTGATATGACTGAAAGCGGTGAGTTACCTGTATATGCAATGACGGCTAAAGATGAACTGATGTTTAAAACACCAGACGCTTTATTAAATGGTCAATCCACGGTCGACGTTGTACAAAGTTGTATTCCAGCAATTAGAGATGCATGGCATTGTCCTGCAATCGATATGGATGCAATTTTAGTTGCTATTAGAATTGCAACGTACGGCGAAAAACTCGAAGTTAAAGGAACTGTTCCAGGTACAACTATTGAACGTGCTTTCGACTTAGATCTAAGACGTGTGTTAGACAAATTTGGAAGCGTAATTTTTGAAACGTCAATTAACGTAGGTGATATGCTTATTACTATACGTCCTCAAACTTATAGAGAGTTTACAAATACTGCTATCAAAACTTTTGAAGAGCAAAGAATTGCTTCTGTTGTCAATGATGAAGAAATGTCAGATGAAGAGAAGTTGCAGAGATTTAATAACTCGTTTACAAAACTAACAGCACTTACAGTTGATCTAGTTGTTAATTCAATTGTGTCAATTGAAGTTGATGGTGATGTTGTAACCGATAGAAATCATCTTGCACAATTTATTGCTAACGCTGATAAAGAATTCTTTACTGCTATTACTGATCGTATTGAGAACGAAAAGAAAAAATTCGAACTCGAGCCAATCAAAGTACAAGCATCTGAAGAAGAACTTGAAGCAGGTGCACCTAAAGAATATACTATTCCAGTTACATTCGACCAAGCAAGTTTTTTCGCCTAAGGATCTCCACAATGTCTCTTGAAGAGATCCTAGGAGAAGTGGACAAAATGGAAAAAGAGACGAAGCAGTACAAACTCGAACTGATGAGATTACTCTGGTATATGAGAGGTAGTATCACATTGGATGAAATTTATAATGCTTCTTCTGAAGATAGAGAAATTATGTCTACGCTTATTAAGGAAAATCTAGAAACTGCTAAGAAAACAGGACAGCCGTTCTTTTAAGCCGGCTGTTTCTGTGTTAGCATATCTCTTACTTGTTTTTGTAAACCCGCTTTACCGATTTCGTCAGCCAATGTCGGTATATCAATTTCCATATTACCTAATTGACCTGCACTAGCAGATTGTCCTGCTGGTTGAGCAAGTGATTGTTTAACAGCATCAGCAACGCCTGCTTTTTTAATTTCCTGTGCTAATGCTTTAACATCTACTGTACCACCTTGTGCTTGTGTGCCACCTTGTGCTTGTGTGCCACCTTGTGCTTGTGTGCCACCTTGTGCTTGTGTGCCACCTTGTGCTTGTGCTGGAGTATCTCCGCCTTGTGCTGAAGTACTTGCTTTTGCTGTACCCGAACCTTTATTAAGTTCAGCCGCTACTGCCTTTGTAGCAACTCTACCTGTCTTATCACTTGTCCATTGTTGTCCTTGGAAAGTATAAGTGTCGCCATCTGAACCTGTTGCTTTTGCACCTTTTTCTGGTTTGCCACCTTGTGCTGGTGTTCCTGCATCTGTTGTTCCGCCTTCAGGTGCTCCTGCATCTGTTGCACCTGCATCTGTTGCACCTGCATCTGCATCTGCGTCTGCTTTAGGTGTTGGTTTTAAATCTGTTTTAGTATTTGTAGCAACAAGACCAATTGCTTCATCGCTCATACCCGCGTCTGAAAGAATATTTGCAATAGAACCTGTGTCTAACGGTTCTCCCATCTTCTTCCAAATAGCATTTAGTTTCTTAACTGTGATCTTATTACCTAATTCTTTACCTGCTGACTTTGCCGCACCTGCTACAGCACCAACTGCTCTACCAATGCCGCCGCCAACTGCCGCACCTGCTTTATCCATTCCAGCGCCGACACCTTTAGCCGCCGCTTTACCGATATTTGCCGCTCCTGCCGCCGCTTTCTTAGCAATGTCTTTAATGCCAATTTCTGCTAGGTATTCGTCAGTATACTTGCTTTCTACTTCTAGATAGATTTTATATTCTTCTTCTAGTTCTTTTGCTATTCTTAAATCTCTAGATTCTTTTGTTTCTGCTGGCTTAACTTCTGATGCCGCTAGTGCTCCACCTAGTGCAACTGCCGCCGCACCTTGCATAACTTTTTCTGCAACGTCTTGAGCAAAAGTATCTTTAAGTGTTTCCATACTTGCTTCTTTGTTTGCTAGAATAACATTATCCATAAATGCTTTTACCAAAGGATTGTCTGGATCTTGTTCTGCAAGTTTATCAATAGCCGCAAACATTTTATCATTAAAAACTTCTGGTCCTACTGTTAATTCTTTAATTGCGTATACTGTATTACCGTCTGCATCTACACCTTCAATTTGTGTTGTAACGTTAGCACTCCAAGGTTTATCTGAACCAGGTAGTTTTGTTTCAATTTTATTTGTAAAGGTTTCTCCTGCTTCGTATTCGCCTTCTATGCCGCCAATTACTTTTGGTTCATCACCCATGAATGTTTTTAATTCGCTACTTGAACTCATTGAAATACCTTCACGGAAGTTTGCTTGGTCAACTGCTCTTTCTAATTGTGTAGCCGCTTGTAAATCTTCAAACTCTGTTTCGGTCATTCCTGCTTTTAATAGTGCATCTTTGTTTTCATCTAGCCAACCGTTACGTGGAAATTCACTTGAGTCAATATTAAATTTGTCATTAAGTTCTTCTGCTGAATATTCTGCTTTAACTGTTCCTACTTCGTCACCTGATAGTTTGTCTGCATCAGGTGCACCATCGTCTGCTGGTTCTCCATAGTCGCCATCATCGCCCGGAAGAGGCTCAGCGTCTGTGCCAGTGTCAACATCATTACCTTTAACTACTACATCAACGCCTCTACCTTCAATACCAAATTCACTTTGTATTGCATCAATTGAACCTTTAAGGTTTTCGCCGCCACCTAGTTGTACAATTTTGTCATTAAGTTGATCTAACTGTTGCTGTAGTACTTCACCTTCTTCACCACTTAGTCTTGGAAGCATTTCTTCCATTGCTGAACGTGCTTGAATTAGTTCTTTGGCCGCATCAGCATCTATGTCCGTTAGAGATGTTGCGTCCATGGCATCTATTTGACTAATATCAATAGCACCATCTTGGTTTACAAAAATATTTGTAACTTCTGCTGGGAATAAATCTTCTGCCGCACTTGAAATAGCAGAGCCTAATGCACCTGCAACAGCACCAAGTGCCGCGCCTTTAACACCTTTAGCCATCGCAACTGACAGTTTATCACCCTTAATAGTATTGTTTGCTAGTTTTAAGAAGAAACCAATTGCGGCACCTGACAAAATACCGCCACTTGCAAATGCAAGTACGGAAGTCATTGCACCAATAATAAATGCACTCTTGGCTGGATTTTCTTTAGCAAAACCGCCCCACTTCTCAACACCTTGAAGAATTTTTTGTCCTGCTGGGTTGCCTTGTAGTTTAGTTTTTAGTTGTGCTTTTAATTTTTCAAACTGTTGATCAAAGTTTTTAACAGGACCGCTTTCAGCCGCTTGTTTAATTAACTTATCAAGTTCTGCTTTCATCTTGCCTGAGACTTCAGCAGTTACTTTGCCTGCTTTACCCAAGGCTGTTAGGTTGTCACCACCTTCAATTGCAACTTTTTCTGCGTTAGTAAAAATATCTTGCACTTGGTTAGCAGTAAGTTCTGCTTCCATGAGTCTGTTAAACTCTTCGTATAACGGCCATACACGTTTTTCCCATTGGCCAATGTGTAATTGTTGTGCTTCAGTTAAAACGTTCCAACCTTCGTTAAGAATAGTTTGTGATTTTAAGTTATACGTGGTTACTTCGTGCAGTTTCATTATTATCTACCTTATAGTAATGCCGCTAGTTCTTTTTTCTGTTGCGGAGTAAGTTTATCTAGTTGTGCCTGAATGTTTTTTGGAATGCCATTGGCTCCTGCTTGACCGCTACCGCTTTGTGCTGTCGCACCTCCTTGTGCTGTAGCACCGCTATCGCTACCGCTTTGTGCTGTCGCACCAGCGCCTTGTCCTGTACCGGCTCCGCCGGCGTCATTGCCTTCTGGCCCACCAAACTTACCGCCTAAACTTGGATCTGCTTCTGGTTCATTACCAACAGCCGCTTGTCCTGCCGCTCCTTTAAATGTATCTTGTGCAACTTTAGTTAAAATGTCATCTACTTGTTTGGGAGTTAACTTTCCTGACATTCCTTTAAGTCTAGCAGTTGATAGTTTTTCTTTTGCTAAGAAGTCTGCTAGTGCAGAAGCATCCGGTGCTTTAGTTCCTGCACCTGTTTGATTAGCAAATTGTGTCCATTTAACACCAATTTCTTTTGCACGATCGTTTGATTGTGCTTTTCCACTTAATCCTGCCGAGGTATTTTTCATACCTACTGCACCTGCCGCTTTTGCACCTACTTTACGTGCAATATTACCTAATGCACTACCACCAGGGGCTTCATTTACAGCAGATTCACTTATAATTTGATGAATTTTCATTATTTTACTCCCGTTGTATTATATTTATGTATAATTATTGATATTTACCTAGTAAATATTCAATCATGAGATATACATATGACGTAGTTGATGCTCGTGGGGAAGTTATCGAACAGAATCTTTCCTCAGAAGAAGAAGCACATACATATATTGCAATGTTACAAGATCAAGGACACGATACAGCATCGTGGACCATCGTAAAGAATGAACATTATACAGTTAAAGGATTAGGACGTGATCCAGATTTACATTGATGACCCTTGTGATGATGTTTCACATTGGATTGGATTCATTTGATTTGTTACTTCGTAACAAATTGTTTTCGCTTTGCTCAAACACTTTATTTTTTATATGATTAAGTAATAAACGCGATAGCGTTTTAGCATCATGTAGATAGTTGAGCCACAATTCGCCCGTTGCCGGACGAATTGAGTGGTTTCACATCATGTGAGTTAGCATCACCACAACTGTTTAAGAAGATTTATGCGGTTTAGCGTATAAAATAGATTTATACGTTCTAACGCATATCGGAGGCGGCAGACCTATAACCCCCTACTTCAGCATTCGCAAAATCCGCGGAAGGCAGTTAATCCCAAACAGTTCGAAATCACTTGCCTGTGTGTTGTATCTTTTTCACAGAGCACACATCTTTTATGCCTAAGTTAGCATTGTCCTTGCAACACGCCAGTATCTGAATATGGTATCGCACATATCCTCAAGGCGAGTCGAGCATCCCCGACCAAACATCATTGCTATGTAGTTGTTACTTGTTGTATTCTAGTAGTGCCTGTCGCAATTTATCAGAACCGCCCACTCTTACGTTAATAATACCGTTATAATAGTCGTCTGTTTCTAATACTCGGCGGTCAAATTGCTCTCTTGCCTCTATATAGGACATCTCTGCCCGTGATTTGCAAAGGTATAGTATTTCTCTTGTGAAGTTTTCTGGGCCTAGTTGTTCTACGTCTACTAATAGTTTATCAGACGACCCCCAGTAGTCTTTCCAATCTGATTCTTTGTGTCCTCGACGCTTATTTTTGCGTCCTTTTAGGGGAGGTTTAGTAGTTTTGAATTTGGCTAGTTTTTTGCCTATGTATTTTTGCCCGTTAGTTGTATTTGTTATAAGATAAACAAAGCCTTCATACTCTTCTGGTATAGATTCAATTGTTTTTCCCTGATAAGTCCATTGCATAATGGTACTTATTTGTGCCTATGTTTCGTCTGTTGTATTTTGGCTTTTGTTATCAACGTAATCACTCATAATTTCGTTTCTACGTTCACTGCAAAGCCTACGTATTTCGCTTAACCACTTTCTAGCCGCACGTTTAGTACGTTCGCTCTTGCGAATTTCAAAGGCTTCGTTGGCTTTGTAGTATTCCATGTAAGCCTTTGTAAGTTTGTCATGCGTGTCTTGTGGTATATCGCTCATTCTACTATTTCAATATCGTTATCGTAACTTGTAAAGCCGTTTTCTTTTACAACTTTCAGTACATTATTAACTCTACCAATTAATTCGTCTTTGTGCGAAATCAAATAGATGTTTTTATTACGTTCTCTACCCATCTTTTTAAGAATACTCAAAGAACTTTCAACACCTGCACTATCCATACCACTATCAATCAACTCATCAATGAACAATAAGTTAATATTTTGATATAATGATTCCCAAACATCACGGAACGCCCAACTCATACCAAGTATAAGTCTATTTCGTTCACCTCTTGACAAGTTATCAAAGTCTAAGTCCTGTCCTAGTTGTTGAATTTCAACTGATAAGTCGTTTTGGAATACAACAGTATGTGGCAAACCTACTTTATCCAAGTAATATGTTAGCCTGTTGTTTAGATATGCAAGATTTTGTTCAATAATCTTTTTACGTATGAACGAATCTTTGTTAGTTAACAGTTTATACAAGAATTCTTGATGGTCCTTGTAACTAGTAAGTTCATTTACAGTATCCCATTCGATCTCTTGAATAGCAGTATCCTTGAGATCATCAATTTGTTCTTGATAAGGATCTGTTTCTGCTTGTTTTTCTTCTAATACTTTTTTTAAGTTTTCAACATTGCTTCTATGATCATATGCTTCTTTAGCAACATCATAAAATGTAATAGGCTTTGCATCAATCTCACCAATGTCACTAATCTTTAGGTTAACTTTTTCAAACTTATCAGCAATTTCAATCATGTATGTGTGTGCATCACCGTAGTCACGTTGCATTTTGTTTCGAAGTTCTTCTAGTTTGTCATCGTGTAGGTCTTGTCCACAAGCATAACATTTTGCGTGTTCTAGGTCGTCCAACTCTTTTCCAAGTTTATGAACATTTTTATCTGCTTGTTCCAAGGCACGTTCAATTGTTGCTCTTTCTTTTAGTAAATTAGAGTGTCTAGTTGTTGTTTCTGTCCAAGTTGCAAGTTTTTCATGTGCTTCTAGTTCTGCTTCAATGTCAACTTGCTCTAATTCCTTAATACCTTTTTCTAATTTAAGGCATTCTTCTCTGTTTTGTGCAATCCACGCCTTGCGTCTGCTTTCTAACCGACCAATGTTTTCAGTAATTTTTTCATTGCTGGTTTTGATTGCTGTAATTTTTGCATTTTCTTCTGTAATACTATCTCTTGTTTCTTTAATTTTATCTCTAAGCATATCTGCTTTTTCAGATAGGATAGTAATACCTAAAAGTTGCTCAATGATAGCACGTTGGTCATTGTTTTTCATTGATAAAAATGGTTCTGTGTATGTGTTTAGTGCAACAATATGCTTAAACATATCATGGCTCATACCTAATAAATCATTAATATCTTCTTGTGTTTTACGACTGTCGCCTTGTGATTCGTCAGTCATTTCTTGTTCATTACCGTTAATACTAAACTTTAGTAAGTTGGGTTTACGTCCTCTTTCAATATGATACTCTACTCCGTCTTTTTCAAACGTAAGAGTTACCAACATTGCTTTGTTATTTGTTTTGTTTACAAGATTATCACGCCTAATGTTGGTTAATGCCATACCAAATATAGCATATGAAAGGGCGTTAATGATAGTGGTCTTACCTGTTCCGTTTCTAGAGCCGCTATCATCACCACCTTGGTCTAAGTTTTCACCTAGCACCAACGTTAATTGCTGTTTATCAAAGTCAACTGCTTGTGTAGCATTACCTACACTCATAAAATTCTTAACTGTGAGATTTTTTATTTTAATCATGTACTAAATCCTTGTATATCTCAAGTAGTTTCGCTTTATTAAAGTTATCACTGTCAATTGCTTCAATTTCTTTAGCAACAATTTGGTCTACACTTTCAAATTGTTGAATATCAATATCAGAATTGATTTCTTCATCCTTTGTATTTGGAATAAGTGTAATTTCTCTACAATTATAATCCTTAATAAATGTTTCTTTGATAAAAGTTGCTTCTTCAAACGATATAGGTAAGTCTAATGTAACCCTAAGATACATTTTAGGTTTAATAAGTGTATCTTTTTCGTCAAGTAGTTGCGACAGTTTTACTGTTCTGTACTTTGGACAGTTCCACCAGTTAATATATTCTGGCTCGCCGCCCCATTCCAATACCATCATACCACGTTCATCATCCCATGCATCAGCATAGTTGTGTGGAAGTGCATTACCAATATAGTGTATCGGTCCTTGCACCTGACGTTTATGGAAGTGTCCACTGAACACATATTCTTGATGTTTAAAGTGGTCTGCTTTCAATTCACCAGTATCTGGCATCTGTACCATTGCGTTCATATAGAAGTTTGGAAGTTCAAAGTGGCCAAACATATATTTGGATTTAATTTTTGAAATATTTTTCCATTCATCTTCTACCAACCAAGGCACAAGTGTTACATCATCTTGTGTCATGATTTCATTTACCATGGTAATGCCTTCGATATGCTTACCAAAAGCAATACTATTCAAATCTCGTTTGTCTTTATAGTATAAATCATGGTTACCAGGAAAGAAATAAAACTTTTCAAATGCTTTACCTAGTTTTTCTAAACATCGAATGGTGTAATCAAGTGTGGTAATGTTCAAACTGTTTCGGTTATGGTGCCAATCGCCCATAAAAATACCAGTTTCGCAACCTCGTTCCTTTGCTTGATCGATATACCAATCGATAAATTCCTCACAATCTTCATTGTGAGTTCTTGAATTAGATTTTAATCCAAAATGGATGTCTGTAAATACTGCAACTTTCTTAAACACGTTTTTTCCTTACGATAACTTGTAATTGTACCTGAAAACTTCAATGAAGTCAACCGGCATTTACTCATTATTCTTTTTGTTTCCGTAATGTTCTGCTTGTTCTCTTTCAAATACGCCTTGATTCTGCCTTGTGAAACTTGGATTCATGTTATTCATTTCCAAGATGTCGTCTCTAATGTTTTGATTGCGTTTTTCAATGTTGATAATACGTACAAATGAGTTTGTGACTGCCGCTGTGTAGTAAGCAAACGGGTTGTTACTCTTAGATTCATCAAATTGTAAACCAATTTGAGTAAGTTGTAGTATCGCTTGTCCTCGCATTTCATCATTATAAGTGTATCCTCTCACGTTACCTCTTGTTGCATAACGTTCACACAACTTCATCCACATCAAAGCAAGTTTGTTTGTTGCTTGGCCGGCCTTAAGATCAAAGTGACCATTCTTCATTCCGCCTTGCCAATGGCTCTTACCAACACACACTAGTTCGTCTTTTGAGTTAAACTTATAGTGCTGGAAAGGTGGAAAGTTCAATTTTACTTTTGTGTCTGCTACTGTTTTTGGATTTTTCTTACGACCCTTTTCTTCTGGGATATGATCATACGTCATAATTCTAAAAATAAGTTCGTTTTTTTCAATTTTTCTGTAATCTACTTCGCAATCTGCTTGTTTTACTTTTTCGCCTGCTTCTTTACGTGCTTCGTAGTCTGCTTGACTTAGTCTTTTGGCTTTATTACGCTTTGCTTCAGCAATAGTACGTATGTTAATCTTGTCTATACTTGGTAAAATAATATCGTATCGATGGTATTCTTCGTCTACAAAACTGCAATATGATGTTTTTGACTTATGTATTTCCGCAAGAAGATCTCGGTTGTTTAGGTAGTTTTGTCTTTTCATATTAAATAAATTCTCCATAAGTTACTGTCTATTATAAACTACGTACATAACTTTGTCAACTAAATAATAGTAAGGAGTTAACCAATTATGGGAATAGTTAGAGACAGTAGTGGAAATCCAGTAAGAGACAGCAAAGGCAATCCTGTTCGTTCTGGAAGTCCAGATTCACAAGCATCAAATACAAAGCCAGGTCCAAGTGGTCCACCACCACAGTTTGTAACTGACTTTATTGATTCTTTAGGGTTCGGTAAAAAACTGAGATCAAAGAACCTAGCAGGACTGTTTGATAAAAAAGGCGGCTCTACCAGCAATGTAAACTTTAAAGGTTCAAAGCGTGACTGGCGTGTTAAACTTTCAGTTCCGGACAGTTTCAAAGGATCTCCATTGTTAAAGGTTTTAGCAAATACCGGTGGTTTGGTATTTCCTTATACTCCGACAATTATTGTTGCTCATAGTGCAAACTATAATGCCATAACCCCTGTACATACTAATTATCCTTATTTTGCATACCAGAATTCACAAGTGGATCAGTTGGTAATTACAGGAGACTTTTTTGTACAAAACGGAGCAGAAGCAGAATATTGGGTAGCGGCAATGCACTATCTAAGATCATGTACAAAAATGTTTTATGGCGGAGATGAAGAAACTATTGGTGCACCACCGCCTGTTGTAAAATTAAATGGTTATGGAGATTTTATTTTTAATAATGTTCCTGTTGTTATTACAAACTTTACAATCGACTTACCTCAAGACGTTGATTATATTCAAACAGGACTTAACGGTGTTACGGTTAAGCGTGGAGAGATCATGACAGATTTTGAAATGGAAATTCCAACTGGCCCAGGAGTAAGTTGGGTTCCGACACAAAGTTTGATTACTGTAACAGTACAGCCTATCTACAGCAGACGTGAAATTGAACAGTTTAGTTTACAAAAATATGTTAATGGATCATATTTAAGTAACGGCAAAGGATTTATTTAATGGCAAAGTACGAAGAATCAAGTCCTTGGAAAAATACACCTAATAACGAAACTGGTGAATATCTAGATTTTATGAGGCCGAGACCAGTGCCAGCATCGCCTGATGATGTGTTATATGAAATTGAACCTCAATATAACTACAGACCAGACCTACTAGCATATGACTTATACGGAACACCTAAACTATGGTGGGTGTTTGCTCAACGAAACATGGATGTTATCGAGGACCCAGTTTATGATCTTAAAGTAGGTACTTCAATTTATCTACCTAATGGATCTACACTAAAGAATTCATTAGGAGTCTAAGATGGCTATCGGCGATCCAGAGTACGAAAAAAAGAAAAAAGAATCAGGCAAGGGCGAAACAGATCAACTTAATGGTGAAGTTGCTGACTTTGAACATGAAGGTTCAGTATCAAAAACAGATAGTAAATCAAAATCCGATACTGAGAAAAAAGATACAGTAAAAACTATCAAGTACGAAAACATCAAGAAAGTTAATCTTAAAGATAACGAACTTGAAAGGTTTAGAACTGTTAACCATCTTTGGAGTTTATACTGTTTAGACAATAACGAATTACGTGATCCTGATAACACCTATATGCTTGAAGGTAAAGAACCTAATGTTGTTGTTATCAAAGCCGCAGGCGGCACACAAAACGTAGGGTTTCGCAAAGCAACTACTAGTTTAGAAAGACAAGGCGGTAGGGTAGAATACTATATTAATAGTTGTTCTATTAATTCTGTTATTAGTCCTAACAGTAGATCTCGTGTAACACAAATGCACCAAGGTTCTTTTACAGTTATCGAACCTTATAGTATGGGACAATTCTTAGAAGCACTGATGGTTGCCGCTCAAATGGCAGGACATAATAATTATGTAACCGCACCGTTCTTACTAGTTGTTGAAATGGTAGGTTGGGACGATGAAAATAATTCACAGCGTATTGGCAGAAGGTGCTTACCTGTTCAGTTATCTGAATCATCAATGAGCGTTGATCAAAGTGGTAGTGTGTATGAAGTATCATTTATTTCACAAAACTCCTCAGCATACTCTGACTCAGTACAAAACATTCCACATGATATTACAATTATTGGTAATCAATTAGCAGAAGCATTACAAAGTGGTGGTCAAAGTTTAACAACTGCTCTTAATACAACACTTCTTAAACGTGAAGAAAAAAATGAAAGGACGTTTGCTGACGAATATATTATTTTATTTCCTAAAGAAGATGCACTTCAAAGTAAAAAGTTAGAAACAGCAAAAGAAAATACTGAAGAAGGTGTTGTTAAAGGTTCACAAGAATATTATGCAACAGTTGGAGGAGAAGAAAAAGGAACAGTTGAAATTGATTACGATGCATGGTTAGCAGACACACTAGGTATTAGTGTAAAAAGAAGTGATCTAAGTGAAGCAGTAAAAGTTCAAGCATTATCGGAAGAAAACCTAAACGATGTTGGTAAATCAAAACTTGTTTTAGATAAACTACAACCAGGTGAAATTAATCATAGCGGATATGGCAGAGTATATGACCCGATCAAAAAAACTTTTGAACAAAAAGGAAATAATATTCCAAGTGATAAGCGAGCCTTTAAATTCCAAAAAGGAACACGTATAACAAATATTATTGAAGAAATGGTGTTACAAAGTGAGTATGGTAAAAACTTACTTGAACGTAAAGTTGAAGATGGATATCGTCCGTGGTTCACAGTTCAAGCAATGGTGTTTAATGTTCCTGTTAAAGAAGTTGAAGCACGTAAGGGTAGACAGCCAAGGATTTATGTTTATAGGGTTGTACCTTATAGAGTTCATGCAAGTACTTGGATGTCGCCAACAGATGTTGCACCTGACACAAAACCGTTACTAGTTGATGTTAATAAAGAGTACAATTATATGTACACAGGTAAAAACAAAAACGTACTTAACTTTGACATTAGATTTAACTACAGATTCTTAACACCAGTTCCGCTTGATAATGCCTCTGATACTAAGTCTAAGCAAAATGCAGGCGATAGTGCAACTGCTGACAAACAAAATCTTGGAGGTGATACTCCGCAAAAAGAAGGTGATAAAGAAAAACCTAAAGTAGCATTAAAGCCGTTAGTAGGTGCAGAACTAGAAGTGATCACAAGTGGTATGAGAGCAGTACCACAGGATACAAAAGATGTAATTGCTAGAACATTCCACAAAGCACTTGTTTACAGTAATGCAGACATGGTGCAAGTAGAATTACAAATTATGGGAGATCCGTATTTCTTATCAGATAGCGGAATGGGAAATTACCAAAGTGCCGCAGGAGCAACTTGGTTTGAAGACGAAAACGGTCAAATTGATCACGTGCGAAGCCAACAATACATTGTTTTAAATTTTAGAACACCATATGACTATGCTCTTAATAAAGATACAATAGAATTTCCAACAATGATAGATGAAAACAACGGCGTAGTTGTTAGAGAATTTAGTGGTTTGTACCAAGTAACAGAAATAACACATACATTCGAAAACAACCAATTTACCCAGACACTTAAATTAAATAGAATGACTAATCAACAAGAACTTGACACGCCTAAGAAAGCAACAGGTAATAATAATCCTACAGAAGAAAAGGCGCAAGAGAAAAAAACCGCAGGCGGAGGCAGTGGTAGGTAATGGCTGAATTTGATAGAATATCGTTTAATAGAAAACTTTGGACAAGACCAGGACCGTATCTTGCAAAAGTTCTTAACGTGCTTGACCCAGAATATATGGGTTCGTTATCAGTTCAGTTACTAAAATCAAATGAAGTAGGCGGACCTGATTTATCACAAGCCGGTACATATACAGCAAGATATCTTTCACCCTTTGCTGGACAAACAACAAGATCTGGAATTAGTAAAAATGATACTTATAGAGATAGCCAACAGTCTTATGGGTTTTGGGCAATCCCGCCTGATCCAGGTACTATAGTACTTGTTATTTTTGCAGAAGGAAATCCTAATCAATGTTACTGGTTAGGTTGTATCCAAGACAAATATATGAATTTTGCAATGCCTGGTCAAGTATCAACATCATACACAACTGATGGAACTCCTGGAGATTTACAAGGTAAGAAAATTCCTGTTGCAGAATATAATAAAGTTTTAGAAGAAGGTCTAGGACAAGATCCAACACAGTTTAGAAAACCATACCAAACAGAGTTTGTAAACAATTTAGAAGAACAAGGATTACTTGAAGACGAAGCAAGAGGAACGTCGACGTCAAGTGCAAGACGAGAAGTACCAAGTGCAGTCTTTGGTATAAGCACACCTGGACCATATGATAAGCGTCCTGGATCACCTAATGAGCGAGTAGGAACCACTGCGGATTTTGCAAATATTACACGCTCAAGGCTTGGTGGATCAGAGTTTGTAATGGACGATGGCGATGATAAATTGTTGCGTAGAAGCAACGCTTCATCGGGCGGTCCTGATTATGCAAAAGTAATGATGAATGAAGATGATGGCGATCCAACATTACCTCATAACGAATTATTACGTCTTAGAACTAGAACAGGCCATCAGGTACTTTTACATAATACAGAAGATTTAATTTACATTGCTAACTCAAGAGGAACTGCCTGGATTGAATTAACATCAGACGGTAAGATTGACATCTATGCAAAAGATAGTATTAGTATGCACACTGAAAATGATTTTAATTTAACAGCAGATAGAAATGTTACTATTGAAGCAGGTGCTAACATTGCAATAAAAGCAAGTGGAAACTATATAGGAACTAAATCAACACTAGGACAAATTCAAATGGAATCTAGTGCAAACACAAATATACTTGTTGGAGGAGATACTAAAATAACAACCAATGGCGGTATGCACATTAACACAACATCATATAATTGGTTTACTTCAGGAGGTACAACAGAAATTAAAAGTGGTGCTGATCATATCGAATCAGCGGCAAACATTCATATGAATGGTCCATTAGCAACAGAAGCAGGAAAGGTTGGTGCTTTAAATACACACAGTCTTCCAGGTCATGCCGCCCATCCTATTTTAGCACAAAGATCTCCACAACACGAACCGTGGAATCATCATGAAAATTTAAATCCGTTAGCATTTAAAATTGTAGCAACAGATAGAGACAATGCTGTTACAGTTGCTAACCCAAATCCAGCAACACCAACGCCGGATCCATTTAGAAAGGATTCAGTGGCTAACTAGGTAGGTAAATATTGTTATGGCAGATTTATACAAAAATATTAAGGTTAAAAGTCCAAAGGCTAACAACAATCCCCCGACGACAACTAATCGTGCTTATAAAGGATTGAGTACTGTAAACCCTGAAAATAACAGTACTGTATTGTACGATATTGGATTAATTAAACAAGATTTGCTAAACCATTTTCACATAAGACAAGGTGAAAAATTAGAAAACCCGGAATTTGGAACAATTATTTGGGACGCAATTCATGAACCTATGACAGAAAGCATGAAAGAAGCAATTACAAAGAATGTTCAAGATATTGTTGACGCTGATCCTAGGATTGTCGTTAATCAAGTTACTATAGACACATACGAAAGTGGTATCTTAATTGATTGTGATTTAACTTATCTACCATACAATATTAGTGAAAAAATGCGTATGACATTTGACGACAGTATGGGACTGATTTAAGTACGTAGTTAACTCAATCAAATAAATACTGTATAATAAGGAAAGCAAATGTCATCGACAAATAGACAAAACAGATTATTAGTTGCAGAAGATTGGGCCAAAGTATACCAATCTTTCCGTAACGCAGAATTTAAGTCATATGATTTCGACAATCTACGTCGAACAATGATCTCTTATCTTAGAGAAAATTATCCAGAAGATTTTAACGATTACATCGAGTCAAGTGAGTATCTTGCATTAATCGACCTTATTGCTTTCCTAGGTCAAAACATTGCTTTCCGTATTGATCTTAATGCAAGAGAAAACTTTTTAGAACTTGCTTCACGTAGAGAAAGTATTCTGCGTTTAGCACGTTTGTTGTCTTACAATCCTAAACGTAATATTGCCGCTAACGGCTTGTTAAAAATGGAAAGTATTACAACTAGTGAAGATGTAATTGACAGTAACGGTACTAACTTATCTGGACAAACTATTATTTGGAATGATCCTTCAAATTCAAATTGGAGAGAGCAGTTTGATAGAACACTAAATGCGGCACTTCCTAATAACAGTCCGTACGGTAAGCCAATTAAGAAAGACAATGTTGAAGGAATTCCTACAGACCAATACAGACTTAATGCTTCAAACACTGATGTACCTGTTTACACATTTACAAAAAATGTTGATGGACGTAATTTACAATTCCAGATTGTTTCTACAGATGTTACTGATGGTATTATTTCTGAAGAAGCACCGTTACCAGGAAACAGTTTAGCATTTTTATATAGAGACGACGGTAGAGGTCCTGGATCAACTAACTCGGGATTTTTTGCACACTTTAGACAAGGTACACTTGACCAAGGCGAGTTTACAATTAATCGACCTAGTACTAACCAAACAGTAAACATTGAAGCAACAAATGTTAATAATACTGACCTTTGGTTATACAAATTAAATTCGGTTGGTGCTGAAGATCAGTTATGGACCAAAGTTGATGCACTTGAAGGTAACAACATTGTTTATAACAGTACAAGAAAAGACCAAAGAAACGTTTACGCTGTGCTAACAAGAACAGGTGATGCTGTAGATCTTATTTTCTCAGACGGTACATTTGGTAACTTACCTAAAGGTACATTTAGAACCTACTATAGAACAAGTGCTAATGATGAGTTTAATATTGTACCTGCAGATATGCAAAGTATTTCAGTTACAATTCCTTATACTTCTAAAGCAGGAAACCAAGAAACTTTAAACATTACATTTAGTTTAAAGTACACAGTTGATAACAGTTCATTTAGTGAAACAAATGCAAGTATTAGAGATAATGCTCCTGCAACTTATTATACACAAAACAGAATGGTTACAGGTGAAGACTATCAAGTTGCACCATTAGCAGTTAGCCAAGAAATTATTAAAGTTAAAACAGTAAACAGAACAGCAAGTGGTATTTCAAGATACTTTGATTTATTAGATGCAACAGGAAAATATTCTAGTACAAATATATTTGGTACTGATGGTGCATTGTATAAAGAAGATACTGTTAATAAAACTTCGTTTACTTTTTCAACAAGAACTGATGTTGAAGGAACTATTGAAAACGTAATTACACCAATCCTTTCACAAACAGAGCAGATTAATTTTTACTTAGACAAGTTTCCTAAAGTATTAGTTGCAGACTTACAAGCAACTTGGAAACAAAATAGCAGTGGAACAAATTACAGCACAGGTAGTTTAATTGAAACAGCAGATCAAAGATACCAAGTTGGTGTATTTACTGGTAGCGGATTAAGATTTATCGAAGCAGGAAGTTTGTGTAAATTTACTGCACCAACAGGATATCATTTTAAAGATGAAAAACTAGTAGTTGGACAAGCAAATTACACAGGATCAAAAACATATATGTGGTCCAAGGTTGTTAGTGTTGCTGGTGACGGCACAGTTGATAACGAGGACGGAACAGGTCCTATTATTTTTAATGATGTAGTTCCTGAAGGTGCAATTCTAATTGAAATTAGACCTAAGTTTGCACGTTCGTTAGTTGCTGACGTTAAATCACAAATTATTGATCAAATTTTTGCATATAAAACATTTGGGTTAAGATACGATTACAGCCAACGTCAATGGCGTGTTGTTACAGAAAATAACTTAGACATTATTGGATCGTTTTCAACTGGTAAAACAGGCGATCTTACAAACCAGCAATTAGATGCAAGTTGGTTGCTGTTATTTGAAACAGACGGCGAAACTTATAATGTTGAATATAGAGGACTTCGTTATGTTTTTGAAAGTAACGAAGAAATTAGATTCTATTATGATAGCAAAAATAAAATTTATGATAATACAACAGGACAGATTATAAAAGACAAAATTAAAGTACTATCAATTAATACTATGCCTGATGATACTTCTCCGTTCAACCTTGACTATGATTGGCAAGTTGTTAAAGAGTATAGAGATCCAGAAGGATACATTGATAGTAAAAAAGTAGAAGTTGGATTTTTTGATACAGATGACGATTCTGTAGTTGATGACCCTGAAACATTTATTCAAGTAGTTGCACCTACAGTTAACCCAACATCTAAATGGGTGTTTACTAAAAAGTATGTTACTACTGATAACATTGATGATTACAAATATGTTGATAACGATAGCGAAAATATTACTGTTGTAGAAAACGAAGGACTTGTTGGCTCACTAAGCGGATTAGCAGACGGTAAAACATTTTATATTGTAGCAACAGATGTGTTTAAAAAATACAACAAAACTTCAGGACTACTTGAATTAACTACAGATTATAGAGCCTACGTTGGAAGAGATAAAATAAAATTCCAATACATTCATTCTGCAGACGACGATTCAAGGATTGATCCAAGCAGTACTAATATAAACGATACCTATTTATTAACTAAGCAATATGATACTGCTTTTAGACTGTATTTGTCGGGTGTAACTGCAACCAAACCGTTACCACCTAGCAGTGATGCATTATTCAACAACTATGGTAGTGAAATTAATAAAATTAAATCAATTAGTGATGATGTAATTTATCATCCAGTTAAGTATAAAGTGTTATTTGGAAGCAAAGCGGATACAGATGTGCAGGCAATATTTAAAATTGTTAAAAACCCAGACGAAGTTGTAAACGACAACGACATTAAAGCACAAGTTGTTGCCGCAATCAATGAATTCTTTGCATTAGAGAATTGGGACTTTGGTGATACATTCCACTTTGCAGAACTAAGCACTTACATAATGAATAGAGTTACTCCTGACATTGTTAACTTAGTAATTGTTCCTAGACAAGATTCATCAGCATTTGGTAGTTTATTTGAAATTAAATCAGAAAACGATGAAATTTTTATTAGCGGAGCAACAGTTGACGATGTTGAGATTATTGATGCAATTACAGCAAGTAGGCTTAAAGCATCAGGTAGTGTTGTAACATCAGGTACAGCAACAACATCAGGAATTGTAAGTGGAACAAGTTACTAGTAGAGGAATGATTACTAATGGCATTTAATGATAATCAGAATGATTCACCATTACCAGTAGGCGCTAATCAAAGTCGCAGAACAAGCGTCGACCATCTTCCGAGATATTTTAGAACAGACACTAACAAAAAGTTTCTATCTGCTACACTTGACCAACTTTTAAGTCCGGGCGTTGCAGAAAAGATCTCTGCATACTACGGCCGTAGAATTGCAAAAGCAAGACAAGCAGATGACAACTATGTTGAAGATGTTTCAACTGCACGTGAAAATTATCAATTTGAACCAGCAACAATAGTTAAAGACGAACTTGATAACGTAACGTTTTACAAAGATTATAACGACTATAAAAACCAACTAAAAGCATTTGGCGGAACTGTTTCAAATGATGATGTTTTAAATAGACAAGAATATTACTCTTGGTCGCCAAAGATTAATTGGGATAAGTTTACTAACTTTAGAGAATATTATTGGTTACCAAACGGTCCAATTGGTATCGGTATTGTCGGACAAGCAAAAGATGTTGAAAGCACGTTTACTGTAACAAGCAAAGATAATGTTGACAATAGATCTTATTTGTTTACTCCAGACGGATTAACATCTAATCCTACATTAAAATTATACAGAGGACAAACATATACGTTTGATATTAATGCTCCTGGTATGCCATTGACGTTTAGAACTGCACGTAGTTTAGATGCAGATGTTCTTTATACAGACGGTATCGATGACAGCACAGGACAAACAGATGTAGGTACAGTTACTTTTGAAGTTGACATTAATGCACCCGATACGTTATATTATGTTAACGCAAATGATATTAATGCAAGTGGACTAATTAAAATTTACGACATTGTTGATAACAGTTTTATCGATGTTGAAAATGATGTTATTGGCAAAAAGTCTTATAAAATGAATAATGGTTATGAACTTTCAAATGGTATGAAAGTTTATTTCCGAGGACAAGTAACCCCTGAAAAATATGCTAAAGGTGAATGGTATGTTGAAGGTGTTGGTGATGCTATACGTTTAGTATCAGAACAGCAGTTACAGATCCCCGGAGCATACTCTACAGAAAAACCTGTTTTGTTTGATACAGAGGCATTTGACAGATTACCTTTTAGTAATGCAAACAGTTATGCTGGAACAAAAGATTATATTCTTATTAACCGTGCAAGTAAAAACTTAAATAGTTGGTCAAGATATAATAGATGGTTCCATAGAGATGTAATTGAAACCACAGCAGTAATTAACAATATTGTTCCAGAGATTGATCAAGAAAATCGTGCAAAGCGTCCTATTATTGAATTTGACGCAGATCTTAAATTGTTTAACTATGGAACTGAAGCAAAAGCAGATGTTGACTTAATTGATACATTCACACAAGATGTATTTTCAACTATTGAAGGACAACTAGGTTATAACATTGACGGACAAGATGTAACTGATGGTATGCGTATTTTGTTTAACGCAGACCCAGATTCATTTGTTGCTGGTAGAATTTTTAAAGTTAACTTTATTACACACAATAATGTTAGACAAATTAGTTTAATTGAAGAAACTGATGGCAAGCCATTATTAAATGAAACCGTACTTGTTAAGCGTGGCAACGAAAACAAAGGTTTAATTTACTATTATGATGGAACAACTTGGAAAAAGACACAAGAAAAAACATCAGTAAACCAATCACCGTTGTTTGATTTGTATGATGATAGCGGATATGTGTTTAACGACAGTACTGTTTATCCTAGTTCAACATTTGCTGGTAATAAATTATTCAGTTACAAACAAGGTACAGGTACAGTTGATTCTGAATTAGGTTTTGCTCTATCATATCGAGCATTAGAAAACACTGGTGATATTGTATTTGATTTTAATATTTCAGGTGACGAATTTAATTACCAAGACGGTACAGATATCTTAACTGTTAAAACTGATATCGGTTTACTTAGAAAGTATACTACTAGAGAAGAATTTGATTATGTTAATGGCTGGGAAAAGGGTTTTGCTCACAGCCAACAACTAGTACAAAGACAATATATTGTTGATACACAAACAAATGATTTTGCTATTGACGTTTACAATCGTAGCGGCGATCTTAATGACTTGTGGTACAGAGTTTATGTTAATGATGTTAGGAAAACAGATTTAGTAGACTTTAGTATTGTAAGAGTAAATGGAATTGCGTATGTTAACTTTATGAAACCGTTAACAGCCGGCGATAATCTATTAATTAAAACAAGAAGTGCAACAACAAAAAATTCAAATGGCGTTTATGAATTTCCAATTAATTTAGAACGCAATCCTCAGAATGAAAATATTAAATCGTTTACACTAGGCGAAGTAAATGATCACGTACAGAGTATTACAGAAAATTCAGACAAGTGGTCGGGAACATTTCCAGGTGTAAGTAATTTACGAGATCTAGGATCTGTATCAACTTATGGTGACAAATTTGTACAGCATTCGGGTTTAACAAATTTAAGTTTATATCATATTACTAATAAAGATTCAAACATTGTTAAGTCAATGCGTTTTGCTAAAAATGAATATGCTAAATTTAAACGGTTATTCTTACGTTCAGCAGAAACACTAGGCTTTGACGGTAATCTTCAAATACACTTTGAGAAAGTAATAGCAGACGTTAACAAAAACAAAACTAACGATATGCCGTTCTTCTTTAGTGATATGATTGGCCATGGAACATTTAAATTAACAGAACATACAGTTAGAGATTCTGATCAAGGCTACTACAGTTTAAGACAGGATTTTAATTTAAGAACACTTTCAGATAAAGCAGTAGGTGTATATGTAAATGATGTACAACTGATCGAAGGAGCAGATTATATCTTTGAAGAAGGTTTTGAAAGTTTTGTTAATATTACAAAAGTTTTAACTCCGGGTGATATAATTAAAATTTACGAGTTTGAAAGCACTAACGGATCATTTATTCCTCCAACACCAACTAAGTTTGGATTGTATCCTAAGTTTATTCCGTCTAAGTATATTGACGATACTTATAGAGAGCCTGTAGAAGTAATTCAAGGACACGACGGCAGTATTTTTAAATGCTATGGTGACTATAGAGATGATTTATTATTAGAATTAGAAACTAGAATCTATAATAATATTAAAGTACAATACGATACAAATTTAATTGACATTCATGAATTCCTAGGCGGCGAATTTAGAGATACGGGTATTACAGCAGAGTCGATTGATAAAGTTATGATTACTGACTTTACTGAATGGCTAACTATTTTAGGAAACCTGGACTACACTGATAATAGTTTTTATGAAAGAACAGATTCATTTACTTTTAACTACTCAAGAACACTAACACCTAAATTAACTAAAAGTTTAGGCTTCTGGAGATCAATTTACAAGAAAGCATATGATACTGATCGTCCTCATACCCATCCATGGGAAATCTTAGGGTTTAGTATTAAACCTACATGGTGGAATGATGTATACGGTCCAGCGCCGTACACTAGTGAAAATAAAATTTTATGGACAGACATTGAAGAAGGCATTATTAGAGAACCTGGCAAGCCATTAGAATATAAATCACAATATGCTCGTCCTGGTGTAACTAATTGGATTCCAGTAGACGATAGCGGCGCACTTTTGAGTCCTTTAGCAAGTAACTATTCAAAAGAATTTACAGCAACTAATTCTAAGTTTCCATTTACATTTGGTGATATGGCACCAACAGAAAATGCTTGGCGTAGAAGTTCAGAATATCCTTTTGCATTACTAACTGCTTGGTTAGTAACTCAACCTAGTAAGATTATGGGGTTAGGTTGGGATAGAAGTAGAATTATTCGTAACAATGCAGGATTAATTGTTTATAAAGATACTTTAAAAGCATTGCGTTTACAAGACATTGTATTTCCTAACACAGTAGAAGATACAACACGTACATATACAGCAGGATTTGTAAATTATATTGCTGATTATATGAATTCAAAAACAGTTAATGTTTATTCGCAGTATAAAGAAAACTTAACATCTATATCAAATCAATTAGGATTTAAAATTGGTGGATTTACTTCAAAGAATAAATTTAGATTAGTACTTGACAGTAGAACACCTTACAACCAAGGTAACGTATTTGTTCCAGAAGAAAACTATGATGTATTTTTAAATTCAAGTTCACCTGTTGAAGTTGTAAGTTACAGTGGTGTTATTATTGAGAAGAAAACAAATGGATTTGTAATTCGTGGATACGATAAAACAGCACCATACTTTAAATATTATACTCCGGTTGTACTAGCAAACGATCCTTTAATTAATGTAGGCGGTATTTCAGAATCATTTGTTGAATGGACAGCAAATAAAACATACGCACAAGGTGCTATTGTTAGATTTGGATCTGAGTTTTATGCAACTAAAGAATCACATCAAAGTACAGACGGATTTGATCAAAGCAAGTTTCAAAAGTTAGTAGACCTTCCTGTTAAAGGCGGACGTTCTGCATACTTTAGACGTAACTTTAATAAAGAAATTAATAGCGAGCCGTTAGAACTTGCGTATGGTACTACCTTGAGAACAGTTCAAGAGGTTGTTGATTTCTTATTAGGATACGGAAATTATTTAGAAACAGTTGGATTTGATTTTAATAATTTTAATGCAGACATTAATCTTGTTGAAAACTGGTCAACAAGTGCAAGAGAATTTATGTTCTGGACAACACAAGGTTGGAAAGAAAATAGTGTTATTACGTTATCGCCTGGAGCAAATAGATTAGAACTAAGTTCGAAATATATTATAGCAGACAATGTGTTTGATGATTTCTATGATTATTCAATATTAAAATCTGATGGTAAAAAACTATTACAAGAATATGTAAAAGTATTTAGAGATAGAGATAATAACTTTACAGTACAAGTTAGAAATACTGCTGATGGTATATTTGCAATTAAAATTCCTTTATTGCAAAAAGAACACGTTTGTATTATTGACAACGAAACAGTTTTCAAAGACATTGTGTATGACCAGCCAGCAGGATACAGACAAGAACGCATTAAGGTTTTAGGGTATAGAACAGATGACTGGACAGGTGGCTTAAACATTCCAGGATTTGTGTACGACGAAGCAAGAACAACACAATGGGCTTCTTGGCAAGATTATTCAATCGGCGATACTGTAAAATATAAAGAATTTTATTATGTTGCTAAAAATAAAATTCCTGGAACAAACGTTTTTAATAATGATGACTGGCAAAAACTAGAAGAAAGACCAGAGTCTGGACTTATTGCTAACTTAGATTATAAAGCAAAACAGTTTGGCGATTTTTACGATCTAGATACAGACAACTTCGACTCAGATACCCAACGGGTTGCACAACACTTAATTGGTTATCAAAAACGACAGTATCTAGAAAACATCATTCAAGATGATGTATCTCAGTATAAGTTTTATCAAGGATTTATTCAAGATAAAGGAACACAAAATAGTTTAACAAAATTATTTGATGCATTATCAAATACAAACGAAGATAGTTTAGAGTTTTTTGAAGAATGGGCAATTCGTTTAGGACAATACGGCTCAAGTGATTCATTTGAAGAAGTTGAATTTACTTTAGACGAATCTAAGTTTAGATTAAGTCCACAGCCTGTTGAACTTGTTGATACTATTGATGGAACAGAAACAGACCTAATTTATAGACAAAGACCGTTTGAAGTTTACTTAAAACCAAATGATTATAATCATAAACCGTTTCCAACAAATACTAATGTAAAATATGTTTATGATACAGCAGGATACGTTAATGCTGATGATGTTAAAATTAGTTTAGCAAATTATGATGATATTTTAACACAGTCGGTTAACGATTATAATGTTGACGATTATTTATGGATTGGTAAAAAAGGTTTAAGTTGGACAGTTTTAAAATACGTTAGAACAGACGACAGGGTTGAAAGTGTTACCAAAGATGGTGACTTAGTACGTATTAAACTAGAAGGCCAAGCACGTTATGAAGATAATGAAATTATCGGATTGCTTAATGTTGAAGGCGCAGAAAAATTCTTCAAAGTTAAAACAGTAGAGTTACAAGACATTATTTGTTACGATAATGGCGAAACATCTGATGTTGAAGAAACTAGTGGATTTGTAACTAGATTTAATACTGCAAGAACAGCCAACTTTGATAGTGCTAATCTTTTACTATCAAATCAAAATTTAAAAGTAGGTGAAACACTTTGGATTGATGAAGATAGCAAAGGAGATTGGACAGTATTAAAGAATACTCCAACCTTTGAACAACAACAAATTCTAAGTAATGTTAGATCGTCAGATCAATCAGTTGAGTTTGGTAAAGTTATCAGTGTTGACGAACGTAATAATACACTTGTAATTTCATCACCTGAAAACGAAAGTGTACATATCTTTAAACGTTTTACAGATACAGTTGAGTATAATCATATACAAACTATTAGTCCACCAGTTGGGTTATATTCAGGTAATGGTAAATTTGGTAAGAGCGTTACAATTAGTTCGGATTCAGAATTTATTGTAGTTGGTGCTCCTGAAGCCTCTAATGTTAAAACAAAATTTGTTGAACCATATTCACAAGGATCGGTTTACGAACCTAAAGATATAGTTTCTTATCAAGAGCAACTATGGCAAGCAAACTACAGAGTTGAAGCCGCACTAGGAACTTATCAATTTGGTGGATTCTATACAACACATGATATTGAAGTAGCATCATTTGATGCTGATACAAATAGTTATCCTGAAACAATTTATGCTATCAGAGGTAATTATAAATTTGATGGCGCAACTGATCATATGTTAATTAGAGCACCGGTTGCTCAATACATTGGTTCGGCAGTCGGTGACACAATTAATTTACAATGGAATCAATACTCTCAAAATTATCCAAACGGCATTTTACCATTTGGACCAACTGGACCGGGCGTTGCAGAGTTCGAAGGTAATAAAGTTATCGCAGGTAAGATTGATACACTTTTATTTGTTGAAAACTTAATTAGGTTCCCACAAGTAGGTGATGTTATTTCAACAGAAACTGCTATTGGTACAGTACAAGATATTATCATTGACAATGTTAACCAAGGTTTAATTTATATCTCCGACCAGAACGGTCAGTTTGAAACAACCGGTACACTTATCTATAACGGTCAGAGTATGGGTACATATGAAACTGTTGAGTTTGAAAATTCAAGTGATCATTTTGCAGGCTGGTGGAGAGTTAATAATCTAACACCATTTATTACAGCAACTAAAGAAGTTACTACTCCTAACTTTGTTATTGCAGACTATATTACAGCAAGTGAAAGTAAATCACCAGAGTTGTATGGTAATACCATGGACGATGTATATCAAGTTAATCAAGATTTACAAAATCCGACCAGAGGCGGCAAGATTGGTATTTTAAGTTACTATGATAAACAAGGATTGCCAGAAACTTCACCATATTGGTTTGTTAGAGCACCTAAAATAATTACAGATACTTTAAACACTAGTGATACGTTTACTATGAAAGTAAACAGAGTTAAAGGTGGCGATCCGTTAACAGTATTTGATCCCTCTGCGTTAGGGTTAACTTTTGATTACCTTGACCAACCTCACACAGTTTATGATCTATGGGACGGATATATTGATGTAACGTGGACAAACTTTACACCACCTCCTATTCAAGTACCATATGTTCCGCAAGAAGGCGAAACAGTAATTGAAGAATCAACAGGCGCAACAGCAGAAGTTGCATTTGTGCAAGAAGCATTACTTGGTGCAAGAATTTATGTTAAGAATTTATCAGGAACATTTAGTTACGGTAATAACAATAATGCTGTTGGATATCTTTCAATTGTAACAGGGCAAGGATTTAATAGATTATCTGGACGTATTGATACTACAGATTTAACTACAAATTATTTAGGAAAATATATTGTTGTAAGAAACAATGATAGTACGTTACTTCCTGTAACTACTCCAACATTTAAAAATGAAATTGAAATACAATTTTATAAGAGTAGATCAGTAACAGGCGTACCAAGACCAGCAAACATTCCTAATCCGTTAAACAGAGATTGGACCCAAGTTAATAACTTAAAACTAGATGCTGATGGTAATGATAGTGGATACACCAAAGAAGGTGCTTACTTTGTTTATACCAAAACCGGTGGCGGCGAATACAAACTTAGATTTGGATATTCAAACCTTGGAAGACACGACAATGCATTCTTAGGAAATCAAATATCAATTAACAAAAAAGGTGATTTGTATAGATTATTTGTTGCGGCACCAGGTGACGGAACTCCGTCAAACCCAGGTAGAATTCACTTTGTTAAAAAAGGTGTAGAAGACAATATAACTTACGACTGGGATATTGCACAAGACAGAAAATACAAAGGTGTGTTTGATAATACAGTTGCTTACTACACAGATGATATTATTGTGTATGATGGAAGTTTTTACAAGAGTACTACAAACCAAGTTGCAGGTAATTTCTTAATTGCTAACTGGGATCTATTAGATACACACATTGATTATTTAGGCTATGTTCCAAACGACACAACAACAAATGTTACAGGTGACGGGTCGTTTAACACTTTTGATAGCACAAGCACACTTATTAATTTTGCACATCCGTTTACTGTAAGTTTAGATGGAGATGTAATTGCTACGGTTGCAGACTATACAGATCAATTCCCTGCAATTGGAATTTATAGATATAATAACGGACACTATGAATACTATCAGACTATTGCAACACCTGATGCAGTTATTAGTACTTTCTTTGATAATCAAGAAACAGAATTTGATACTGGCGATACACAATTCCAAATTTCATCACCAGATAGTAAATTTGCAAGTGCTTTAACACTAAGCGATGATGGTGAATACCTAGCAGTTGGTGCACCACTAGATGATGATAGAAGCAACGACAATGGTAAAGTGTATGTTTACAAAAACGTTGAAAATTACTATCACTTACATCAAACAATTTATAGTCCAAACAATACTGTTGCAGAAAGATTTGGTCAAGCAATTGACTTTACTGGAGATACTTTATTAGTATCTGCACAAGGTGGTGATTTACAAAGTACTACAACATTTGATGATATTACCACAACATTTGATAACAACCTAACACAGTTTACAAATATTAACAAAGACAGTGGACAAGTATTTGTATATCAACGTATCGATGAATTCTTATTGTATGCAGAAAAATTTGCATATCAGAATCCAGAAGTAGAAAGATTTGGCGAGTTTATTCTTGCAAATGAAAATCATGTTTACGTTTCTATGCCAGAACTTTCAGTAACTGACGATAATCTAATTGGAACAGTTATTGACTTTAAACGTAACCGCGACAGACTTCCTTGGACTATTGCTACACAGCCTAGTTTACAAGTTGACTTAAACAAATTTAAAGGTGTGTTCATTTACACCAAAGACGGAAGCGGCATTTCAACCAAACTAGATTACATTGATCCTATCCAAGGAAAAATTGCTGGTCCTGCAGAAGAAGAACTAGCATTTAAAACACCATTTGATCCGGCAACTTACACTTATGCAACTAATGGTAAAACTGTAGATACAGAAAATTACTGGGCAGAAGAAAAAGTAGGACGACTATGGTGGGATATTAGCAAAGCAAAATGGATTGATCCATATCAAGGTAATATCATTTATAATTCAGCAAACTTTAATAAACTGTTTGTAGGATCAAGCATTGATGTTTACGAATGGGTTGAAACAGATATTACACCTGAAAGATGGGACACACTTGCTGATACCGAAGTAGGCTTAGGCAGAGGCATTAGTGGTACGACAGCATACGGAATGGAAGCGTATGTAACTAAACGCCTATATGATGATGTATCTAAATCATTCTACAACAAATATTATTACTGGGTTAAGAATAAAAAAGTTATTCCTGATTTAGAATTTAGAAAAACTAGTGCTTATGACGTTGCACAGTTAATTGAAGATCCAGCGGCGCTATCATATAAGTTTGTTGCAATTTACGGAAACAATAAATTTGGACTTTATAATTGTAAGAGTTTAGTTGAAGGTACTAATCGTGCTATTAATTTCCGTTATTGGACGATTGAAAACCAAGATATTAATTTACATAACGAATATCAGTTAATTTCAGAAGGACTTAAAACAAGCAAACCTAATGCAGATATTGAACGCAAATGGGTTGACAGTTTAATTGGTACTGACGAAATGAACAGACCGGTGCCTGATCCTCAATTGTCATTTAAACAAAAATACGGTGTATTAAACAGACCAAGACAGAGTATGTTTAAAAACAATAAAGAGGCTCTTAAACAAGTTATTGAAAGAATTAACAGAGTACTAGCAACACAACTTATTGTTGACGAGTTAGACTTTACACGTTTATTAGATAAAGATCAATTCCCTAGATTAGAAAGCGGTAAGTTTGACGTAGAGGTTGACACTGACAGTGAATTACAGTTTGTAGGTATTTCTAAATCTAAACCTGCTAAACTAACACCAGTATTTGAAAATGGAAAATTAGTTGATGTTATTATTAACGATCCGGGTGCTGGATATAAAACAATACCAACATATAACTTTGAACAGTTTGGAGATGGTAACGGTGCAAGAATAACAATTGAATTAGATGCTAACGGAAGTATTTCTTCAGTAGCAGTTAGAAGTGCCGGTAAAGAATATTCTAGTTCAACTAATCTTTCAGTTAGACCATTTGCAGTTCTAGTTAAAGCGGATAGTACAGTTAATAACAAGTGGTCAATTTTTGATTATAATAATATTACCCAAGAGTGGGAAAGATCATCAACACAATCATACGATGTATCTGAATGGTGGGATTATATTGATTGGTATGCTACTGGCTATAACCAATTTACACCTATAACATTTAATATTGACGAGTCTTATCAATTAACTAGTTTAGATACTGCTGTAGGCGATATTGTAAAAATTAATAACGTTGGTACAGGCGGTTGGTTACTGCTAGAAAAAACATCCGATACAGCAAGTGTTGATTATACTACAAATTATACTACAGTTGGTAGACAGGACGGAACTATTAAGTTTAGATCTTCACTTTACGATCCTGCAACAAGTAATGTTGGTTTTGACGGATTAAGTTATGACACTCAATTCTATGACAATCAACCAACACTTGAATTAAGAATTATTTTTGAAGCAGTTAAAGAAGATTTATTTGTAGGAACGATTGAAGCAGAATATAACAAACTATTCTTAGCAAGTGTTAGATATGCATTTAGTGAGCAACTATTTGTTGACTGGGCATTTAAAACTTCGTTTATCAAAGCAAAACATAATGCTGGCGATTTACAACAAAAAATTACATTCCAAAATGATAGTTTGCCTAGTTATGAAGACTTTGTTAAAGAAACTAAACCTTACAAAACTAAAATTAGAGAATATCTAAGTAACTACACTAAAACCGATGATTCAAACAGTACTGTTACTGATTTTGATGTACCGCCGACATATAGTGATATTACAGGACGTATTGAACCAACATCACTAAAAGTTAATAATGATCTAATTTTAGGAACAGATTTAACAACTACATATTATCCTAATAAACATTATATTGACAATGTAGGCTTTGAAGTAACAAAAGTAAATGTTACAAATAAAGGTAAAGCATACACTGAAATTCCACAAGTAAGATTTATTGGCGGTGGCGGCACAGGTGCAACTGCTGAAGCAAAACTAGGAACAGGCGGCGGCGTTGTAAGTATTGAAGTTACAAATCCAGGTAAAGGATATATTTCAGCACCATTGGTTGAGATCGACGGTAGTTTAAATGTTGACTCGGGGATCCAAGCAACAGCATCTAGTGTTATTGGTAATAGTAAAATACGAAGTGTACACTTAAGAACTAAATTTGATAGAGTATCTGGAACATTCTTAGTTACTACACTAAATGAGAGTGAAACTTTTGCAGGTAACAACAGTTTAACAGATTTTGATCTTAAGTTTCCAATGAACTTATTATCAACACAATACAGTATTACAGTTAATGGCTTAGAAGTTCTTAAGAGCGACTATAGTGTATCGAATATTGAATACAATGATAAGTCATATACTAGATACAGAGGTAGAATTTCGTTTGAAAGTCCGCCAGCAGATAATTCAGTTATTGTTGTAACATACAACAAATCAATTGATATGTTACAAGCACAAGATAGAATTAACTTATTCTATAATCCAGTAACTGGTCAAATTGGTAAAGATATTGCACAGTTAATGCCAGGTGTTGATTACGGTGGTGTCCAAGTTAAGTCGTTTAACTTCGGTACAGGTACTGGTTGGGGTAACGAGCCGTTCTACACAACATCATGGGATTCATATGATTCTACATACGAAGATGAAGTATTCCAATTAGATGGTAGCACAATATCGTTAACACTTTCACAACCATTAGAAGAAGGTGTAGAATATAATGTTTATTATAAAGATGCATTGAAAGGCGGATATGTAAGACTAGATCATCCAGACTATGACGGTAGTACTGTTGAAGCAAATCCAAAAGCAATTATGTTACCATTAATAGGTGACGGAGTACAAACAGAATTCTTAATTGACAATGACAAGTTGGTTACAAAAGCAGACGATGTAATTATTATTAGAAAGTCTACAAGCGATGGATCATTTATTCCTGATCCAGAAGCGTATGATACATTACTAACAGGTGGCGACATGGCTTACTCATCAGCAAAAGGTATTAATGCTGAAGAGATTATAATTGACGGTGACGATTTTGTTTCCGAGCATACATCACATGGTCCAGAAGAACTTGTTCCAGGGCAGATTTTAGATTCAGTTAACATCAAAGTATTTGACAGAATTAATGACGGTAGTGGAGTAATCGAAAACTACAACTTTAAATTTGAAGGTAGTTACACATTCCCACTTAACAGTTATCCAGCAAGCCAAAAAGACATCTTTATTAAAGCAAATGGAACAATTTTAAGTGAAGATAAATGGAGTGTAAATTATCAAGATAAGACAATCACGCTTTCAAATGTAACTCTTAATAACAATGATCCTGTTAACATTATAACAATGTCTACTAACGGTGAAAATATTTTAGATAGTGATACATTTGAAGGTGACGGAAGTACATCAGTATTTGTTACTAGTGTTCAGTTTAAACAAGGATTAAGTTTCTATGTTACTAAGAATGGTGAAGATGTTAACGCTGACTTAGCAGAAACCGATGATACATTTGATACATCAGGTCAAGCATTGTTAAGATTAAACATTGCACCTGACGTTGGTGACATTATTCAGTATGTAATTTACGATAGTGCGGCTAAGAGTTTCTCAAGTGTTACAACAGACACATTTACAGGTGACGGAGTAACAAAAGTGTTTACACTTGGACTTGCACCGTTTAATGACACTCCTTTACAACACAACACTATTGTTAAAGTTGGTAACAGAATTTTACGTGCAGGATATAACGAACAATTTACAATTAGTTCAGTAAGAGAATATCAGTTAAGACCATATCAGTTCTCAACTGCTTCAATTCCAGCAGAAACTATTAGAGTTTATATTAATGATGTTGAACAAGAACAAAACGTAACTTGGCGCTGGAATAGATTTAACAGTTCGGTAGAATTATTTGTTGATACAGGCGAAGATGGCGATCAACTAGATGTATTCATTATTGACGATGGCGAGTATGACTTTGGATACATTGATCCAGTTACAGCACAGTGGACATCAACACCAACAGAACTAAGGCTAGATGTTGCACCAGCAGTAGGCGAAACAATTACAGTATATCAATTTAGCAATCATGATGTTCTTAAAGTTGAAAGAGAGATATTACAAGTTGTTGCTAGAAATGCTGTAACCATTGGCACAGGTGATTATACAGAATACCATCAATTAGCAAATGGAATCATTAAATTGCGTAAGCCTGCTATTGATACAAATTATGTTTGGATTTCAATTAACAATGAATTATTAACACCAAGTGTTGAATATAGCGTAATGGAAGACAAGCAAACAGTTAGACTAGCAATTGACGTTGATCAGAATGATAATATTGAAGTAATACACTTTAGTAACCCTGTTATTGTTCCAAAATTTGGATATAGTCAATTTAAAGATATGCTTAATAGAACGCACTTCAAGAGATTGGGCGACGATGTACAGTATGCACTTGCTAAAGATTTAAATTACTATGATACAAGTATTAGTGTAACAAACTATGACAGTTTACCAGAACCTAACAAAGAAAGAAGTATTCCAGGTATTGTGTTTATTAACGGTGAACGTATTGAATACTATCTAAAAGAGGGCGGCCTTTTAAGACAACTTAGAAGAGGAACACTTGGAACTGGTATTGCACAGTTACATACATCAGGCTCAGCAGTACTTGATCAAAGTAACTTCCAAACTATTCCTTATAAGGATAGAACACTATCACAAACATATATTGCAGATGGATCAACAAATACAGTAGTATTAGACTTTATTCCAAAATCTGTAAACGAGTTTGAAGTGTTTGTTGCTGGCAAACGCCTACGTAAGAACGCTATATCGGTGTTTGACCCAACAGTAGACCTTGATAGTCCAGAAGGTGATGTAATATCACCAGCAGAATTTAGTGTAGATGGAGTAACTTCGACTTTAGTCTTAGCAGATACTCCAGCAATAAATACTAGGATTGTAGTAATTAGACGTATTGGTAAAGCCTGGACAGACCCAGGAACACCACTACATAGACAAGAAAATGACATTGCTAGGTTCTTAAGAAACAAAGAGGTGGCGTTACCTAAATAAATACAATGTAGGAAACAAAAATGACAGATAAATTTAACGAAAAACAAGGTATTCTTTTACAAGGATACATCAAGATTACAGACCCAAATACTGGAGAAATCCTGGTAGATAAGCGAAATGCTATCCACTATGAAAACATGAGTATTTCATTAGCGGAAAGTCTATCAAACCAAGGACAAGGCATGATTTACCAAATGGCTTTTGGTAATGGAGGTACTTCTGTTGATCCTACTGGAATTATTACATATCTGTCACCAAACTCAACAGGAACTAACGCTTCGTTATACAACCAAACTTATGCTAAAGTTATTGATAATAACAATGTTAATAACACAGATCCTACAAGAAACAAATTAGAAACACGCCACGTAAGTGGAACAAATTATACAGATATCATTGCAACTTGTTTGCTAGACTACGGTGAGCCAGAAGGCCAAGACGCACTAGACAATGCAACAGGTAATGAGAGTTTATATGTTTTTGATGAACTAGGCTTAGTAAGTTATAGTTCTTCCGGAACAGGTAGATTGCTAACACACGTAATTTTCCACCCAGTACAAAAATCATTAAACAGACTTATTCAAATTGATTATACTGTTAGAGTACAATCACTAACAGGTTTTAACGAGGCGTAGTAAATGGCATACACAGTTAGATATACGGACTTAGCAAACAAAGGAAGCGTTGTAGTTGAAGACAACACTATCAACGAACAGACTAGTTTGCAATTACCAGGCAGAAATACAACTGCTTATGGAACTGCCATTGCTGAAAACTTTTTACATCTATTAGAAAATTTTGCTTTTAATAGTGCTCCTGATAATCCTGTTGAAGGACAATTATGGTACGATACAACACCGGGTGTTGATCAATTAAAAATTTATGACGGTACTAACTGGGTTAGTGCATCAGGTTTAAAGAAAGGCAACACACAACCAGCGGCAAACCAATCAGTTGTTGGCGACTTGTGGGTTGACACAGATAATCAACAGTTATACTTGTACACTGGTGCAGGTTGGATCTTAGTAGGACCAACTTTCTCAGATGGATTAGCAACAGGTGCTAGAGCATCTTCAATTATTGGTACAGACAATGTAACATATACAGTTATTATTATTGAAGTAAGAGCAAAAACAGTAGCAATTATCGCAAGTAATGCCTTTACTCCAAAGACAACACTTGAAGGCTTTACATCTATTAAGCCAGGATATAATTTAAGTAATGCTGATATTACAGGACAAGGTGTCGGTAAGTTTTACGGTACATCAGAAAAAGCAGAAGCATTAATTGTTAATGGTGAATCTGTACCGGCAAGTAACTTTGTAAGAAGCGATCAAGAAACACCGTCAACTGTTCCATTAAGAATTAAAGCCAACGGCGGCCTAACAGTTGGTGCTGATAGTGCGATGAACATTGGTATTGAAGGCCAAGCAGGTATTATTTCGCACAGAACATCAGGATCAAACATCGACGTTCGTGTTAATAACGAAGGAGAAACAACAACAGTTATTCGTGTTGATTCAACAGCAAAAGTTGGTATTAACAATTTATCACCAGACCAAAGTTTAGACGTTGTAGGTAACATTCAAACAGATAGTAAAATACTTGTTGAAGGTGTAACAGATTCATCGTCAATTAGTACAGGATCAATTATCACTAAAGGTGGTGTTGGTATTGCTAAAAAACTTTTTGTAGGAAGCGATACAAATATTGCAGGGTTATTAACAGCAGGTAATATTGTTCCTAACATTACTGTAACACGTAACTTGGGTACACAGAATGAACAATGGTTAAATGTTTTTGCACAAAACTTTGTAGGTAACTTAACAGGTAACGTTACAGGTGCTGTTAGTGGTAGATCAGGATCTACAGATAAACTTGCTTCAGCAACAACATTTAGATTAGTTGGTGACGTAAGTGCTCCAGAATTTACGTTCGACGGACAAGACGAATCCGTTAAAACTTTTGATACAACAATTAGTAACACATTCTTAGCAACAAAACCTGAGAAGGGCGAGTCACAAACAACAGACGAATTCATTTTTAATAGAACTACTCCAGACACAGAAGGCGATACTGGTGTATTTAAAATTAGCCGAACTAACCTATTTAAAGCGATCCCTACACTCCCAATTGGAATGATTACTCCATTCGGCGGATTAATTATGCCAGATGATTGGTTATTGTGCGATGGTAGAGAAATCTTAATTGCAGAATACCAGAACTTGTTTAACGTAATCAAGTATAACTTTAAAGATCAAACACTTGTTTCCGCAGGTAGATTTGCACTACCAGATCTACGTGGTAGATTTGCATTAGGACTTGACGACATGGGCGGAGAAAGTGCAAACCGTGTAACAAGTTCAGCGGCTGACACATTAGGTAACGTTGAAGGTTCAGAAAGCAAACAAATTGCTACACAGAACTTACCAGAACACGAACACGATTTAAGAGGTCCTACAGGAGACCAATACTACACAATTAGAGATATTACAGGAACTCCAAATGACCCACAAGGTATTGTTTATGATGCTCCAACTGGTACAGGAGCAGGACAAGCATATCCATCATCAGGTGGTATATTAACTAACCAAGGATTAGGGCAGGCGTTAAATGTTATGAACCCGTATATGGCGTTGAACTATATTATATACGCAGGTGAAAATACAGGGAATCTATAATGAGTTATAAATTAAATAAAACAGATGGAAGTTTGCTTGTAGATTTAGTAGATGGCGTACTAGATACAACAACTACTGACATCTCTTTAATTGGTAAAAACTACAGCGGCTTTGGTGAAGCATTTAACGAAAACTTAATTAGACTATTAGAAAATTTTGCTAGAAGTACAGCACCGACTAGGCCACTAACTGGTCAAATCTGGTATGATACATCTGAACAAAGATTAAAAGTTTATAACGGTGAAGAATTTAGAACATCAGGTGGTCCAATTGTTGCTAACAGCCAACCTTCGAATATTGTTGCAGGTGACCTTTGGATTAACAACGAAACTAATCAATTATTTTTTAGTAAAAACGGAAGTGATTTAGAATTAGCAGGTCCAATTTGGACTGCTGGACAAGGCACTACAGGATTTAAATCTGTCACACTACTTGATACACAAAATAACAGTAAAGTTATTTTAGAAATGTGGATGGCAGGAGTACTTGTAGGTGTATGGAGTTCAAGCGAATTTGTTCCGGCACCGGCATACGCAATCACAGGATTAGACAGAGTACTAAAAGGATTTAATGTACTAGCAGATGAATTCCACTTTAGAGGTAGAGCAACTGCTTCAGAAACACTTATTACACAAAATGGTATTGCAAAAGGTGCAAACGCATTCCTACCTACAGACGCCGATGGTGTTACAGTTGGTGCATTAACTGTTGCAAACTCTTCGGGTATTACAATTGGTGTTTCACAGAATAATCAACAAAAAGTTGTTGGTACAACATTTATTTCAGAAAACCAACTTTCAAATCATGATTATAAAATTAGGGTTAGAAAGACAACAGGATTTGTTGACGCTATTACTATTGATACTAGTGAATCAGCAATTGGTATTTTCCAATCAAATCCGCAATACACATTACACGTAGGCGGATCAATGAAAGTTGACGGTGAACTATTATTACAATCACCGGCTGTTAACATTGAAACACAAAATTTAAGAGTTGAAGATAAAAATATTGAACTTGCAGTAACTAGTGATAGTACAGTATTAAATGATGCAAGTATCGATTCAGGTGGTATTATTCTAAAAGGTAGTGCCGGCGATAAAGAATGGATTTGGAAAAACTTTGGCAAATGGTGGGAGTCAAGTGAAAACATCAACGTCCGTGATACTAAAGGTTATTACGCAGACGGTGTTGAAGTTCTTAACAAAACAGAAATCGGTTCAACAGTTACAGATGCACTAGGACTAAACAGAATTGGTACACTACAATATCTAAATGTAGATGATGTTAACATTAACGGTAGTAAAATTGCAAATAGCACAGGTCCGTTACAATTAGAAAGTAATGGTGCTATTACAATTACTAACAATCAAAAAATTACAGGACTTGCTGAACCAACAGATAATACAGATGCGGCAACCAAGTTTTATGTTGATGACCAAATTAACATTGAACCGGTTGTAATGAGTTTAGATATTACAGGCTTAAATAACTCACAAATTGCTTCAATTATTGAGGACATTTATCCAGCAGGTAACAAGAAAGCAGGAACTTATGCTTATGTAGCAACAACAACACTAACTGGTGCTACGGTTACAGGTGTTGATGTTGACTCTGTTAAGAATATTTCAAGGATTGCAGTTGATTCAAATGGCGTACAAAACGAATCAGTTGTACAGGATATATCATTTGCGTCAGCAACTGGTGCTGTTAATGCATCCGTTTCAAGGGGATTAAAACGCTTTGTCGTATCCACAGGACAATGGCAGTTTGACACAGATCTTGGATCTAGTGGTGGATTGTGGTAAAAGATAAATAGTAACATAGGGGTTAAAAAGAAATGGCATATACTATTGATAGATACAACGGCACTACACTAACAGTAGTCCAAGACGGAACTGTAGACCAGACTACGGACATTAAACTTGTCGGTAAAAACTACGCTGGATACGGTGAAATTCAAAACGAGAATTTTTTACATTTATTAGAAAACTTTAGCGGAGCAAACCAACCTCCCAAAGCCATTTCAGGACAGGTTTGGTATGATTCTTCTTCAAGTAAATTAAAATTTTACGATGGTTCTAAGTTTAGAACAACAGGTGGTGCAGAAGTTAGTGCTACAGCCCCAGCAGGTTTAGCGACTGGAGACCTTTGGTGGGATTCAGCAAACGAGCAATTATATGCTTACAGCGGAACAGGTTATGTGCTAATTGGTCCACAAGGTGCAGGTACTACAGTTACACAGATGGTATCAGCATCAGTTAGAGATACAACAAACACAAACAGAGTGATTATTAAAGCCGTTGTCAACGATGAAGTAATTTACATCATTAGTGGAGCAACATTTACTATTGACTCAACAGATCCGCAAAACGCAATTACAGGATTTGACGTAGTTAAAAAAGGCTTAACATTAAGAAACACACAAAACGCAACAGGCGGTGTTACAAGTACTACTGATTACTATTGGGGTACAGCAAGTAACTCATTAAAACTTGGCGGTTATACCGCATCAGACTTTGCACTAGCAGGATCAGGATCATTTACATCACTTGTTAGTTTTGCAGATGCAGGTATTTCAATTGGTGATTCAAACGATCTTAAGATTTTTATTGAAAATGACAACGAAGGTGTTATTAAAAATGACGTAGGACGTAAAATTCACGTTAGAGTTGATAATGCACAGGGTGTTGAGCAATCAGTATTTACAGTTGAAGATACAGGTGTAATGCCAGGTGCAAATAACACATACGATTTTGGTACAAACGTTGCTAGATTTGCAACGATGTATGCAACAACATTTGACGGTGAAGCAACTTCCGCACAAACAATGAAAGTTGGTGCTAACTATCGTTATCCAGATACTGCGTCAACATTTAATACTGTTGCTGTTAGAGATGGTGCAGGTAACTTACTTGCAAACGAATTTACAGGTGTTGCTTCAAGTGCAAAATACGCTGACTTAGCAGAGAAATATACTACAGGAACAGATCTTCCGGTAGGTACTATTGTTGCTGTATGTGATGGAATTGAAGATGTTGAAGGTGCTGAAGTAGAACCAGCAGAAGCAGGATCAATTCCAGTAGGAGTTGTTTCAGATGCACCAGCATACTTAATGAACAGCGAAGCAGAAGGTCAAGCAATTGGTCTTAAAGGTCGTGTTCCAGTAAGAGTAAAAGGGTTAATTAACAAAGGCGAAGCAGTTTACGTTGATATGGATGGTGTAGGTCATTCGGTCAAAGGTGAATATATAGTGGGCGTTGCTTTAGAAACTTTCGAACCAGAAGGTGACGAAGAAGGCCTAGTAGAATGTATATTGAAGGTATAAAGTAAAATGGCAATCACAAGAAACATAAACCCAAATAGACCGCAAAGAGGCAAAAGGTCTGTAAAACTAACAGGAGAAGCGTCTCCGCAAGAAATACCTCTAACTGCTGGCACGGTGACATTGATTGCCAACGGCTCAGGAACAACCTTTACACTGGCTAATGGTCAAGAAGGACAGATGATGACCTTTGTGGCAAGTTCAGATGGTGCTGGCAACATAAACGATATTAGAGTAAACTGTAGAGCAAGATACGCATTTGACAGCGGCGGCACAAGAATCACAGGGTCAAGTAGCACAGCAGAATGGGCACCATTCACGGCTTCACAAGAACATTCAATGGCCTGGGCAGTATTCACAGATGGCGAATGGTGTTGGAGTCAAGGTACTAACGAGGAATAAGGAATAGACAATGGCAGTCGGTGATATTATTACAGCCGCAAGGTATAACAACTTGCAATCTCGTGTAGCAACAGTAATGGGAGTAGGCTCCGGTGATGACGGATATGGTCAAAACCTAGCAAGTTCTCAGGTAGCAACTAACGCTATTGTGTTAGCAACAGATATGCAAACACTTTATACTGACTTAGCAAACGCCAGAATTCACCAAACAGGTACACAGCCTACAGAAATTGCTTTTATTAATCAATCAGACATTATTCTTGATAGTGATACTATTAACAAAAAAGGTGTTGTACAGTTTGAAAACTTAACTACTTCAGCAGAAAATGACAAATTTGTTATTGCTGGTTCACAAGCAAGTGCAGAACCAGGAGTACAAGCACAGTACACACAAAACTGGAATGGTACTTTATCTCATATTTTTGATGTAGTATTTGCAGATGCAGATCATCGTAGACAGTATTTCAATGCAGGTGGCGAAATTAGACTTGCGTCTAATATTACATATACAGGAACTAGTGCTAAAACTATTGACTGGATGACAATGTTGGTAAACATTGGTACAGTTAAATTTAACTACACGTCAACACTTCCAACAGGAACTGGTACTGGTAGTGCAATTGGTTTCCATGATCTTACAACAGGTCCACAACAAGTGTTTATTAAAAACGGTAGCGGAAACTATGCCGCAAACAACTATAAAATCGAAGCACAACTAAATGGTACTACTAGTGTTAGATTTACAGTAACGTTTAACGATGATAACACAGGTAACCCAAATACAGACGAAAACGTTTTGGGTACACTTAACAGCACAATTACTCAATTAAGAGCAACTGGTAATGCTGTTGAAGTCCAATCACCTACATATACTAACGAACCAAGTTCAAATCTAACTTAATCCTTGCATTTTAGATCTAAATAGTGTATAATACACTAAAGGAGATCTTATGGACGAACGATTAGAAAAAGCATTAGACTTTGCCAATTATATGACTACCCTAAATAACCAAAAAAGAGTAGCAAAAGAAAAGTTCTATGAAACAAACGTCTATTATTTTAATGGTGGACAATTTAGTGTAACAAAAGAACTACTAAACTTTTGTAATATGTTGGTACAGTCGGGTCAAGAAAACGTTGTGTTAATTGACGATAATGATATTCCTGTACGTATTGAAAAAATTGATGACTTTTATAGCGAAGCATTAGACATTTATTTTACAGCAACTAACGAATATCACACAGAATACGAAAAAATTAGAACTAACAGGAAAGTATCTGGACTTGTAGAGTATGAGTAAAGGAGCATTAATTTTTGCTAGAAACAATGCTCAAATAGATTACATCAAACAAGCACACTTTTTAGCAAAACGTATTAAAATATATTTAGGTATACCTACAAGTATTGTTACAGACAGTATTGAATACTTGCATTCGGCGTATCCTGATTACCAAGAAGTGTGGGATAAAGTAATTGAAGTGCCTTTTCAACAAGGTATTAGTAACAAAAGATATTATGACGGAAGTAATGTCTTTAAAAACTTAGAATTTAAAAACGACCTAAGAACACAAGCATACGATCTAACACCATATGACGAAACATTAATGTTGGATAGCGATTATATTATTGCTAACGATTTATTTAAAGAGTGTTTTACATCAGACCACAATTTTCAAATATACAAAGATGCAAAAGATTTGTCAGGTTTTAGAGAAGTAGCAGAATTTAAAAATATTAGCGAAACAAGTGTTGACTTTTATTGGGCAACAGTAGTTTATTTTAAAAAGTGCAAAGAAGTAGAAACATATTTTAACTTAACAAAGCATATTCAAGAAAACTGGCAACACTATAACAGTATATTTCAAATTAATAAAGGAACATTTCGCAACGATTGGGTGTTTAGTATTGCTATTCATATTATGAATGGTTATCAACATGGAGACTTTGCAACACCTCTGCCAGGAACAAAGTATTTTACTACTGATAGAGATATTCTATGGGAACTTGATAAAGAAAACTTTTTGTTCTTAATCGAAAAGAAAGACCATTTAGGAGAATATACGCCTTTAAGGATTAAAGGTAGTAATGTACACGTTATGAACAAGTTTAGTTTAACAAGGATTATTGATAATGAGTAAAGGATTTGTATTCATTGCACAAAACAGTGAAGACGATTATGTAAAACAGGCTTGTTTGTTAGCAATGAGTTTACACGCTACACAAAAAGATCCTAAAATTTGCCTAATTACCAATGACGAAGTTCCTGAAAAATATGTATCACTGTTTGATTGTATAAAAGAAATCCCCTGGGAAGATAGTGCAATAGAAGCAGAGTGGAAAGTACAGAATAGATGGAAAATTTATCATGCTAGTCCGTATGATGAAACTATTGTAATGGACACAGACATGGTTGTATTGCAAGATTTAGAAAGTTGGTGGAACTTTTTAAGTAATTATGACCTATATTTTGTAAGCAAGGTGTTTACTTATAGAGGAGATGAAGTAGTAGATAACTATTATCGTAAAACTTTTATTGCTAACGAACTGCCAAACTTATATGCAGGGTTTCATTACTTTAAAAAGAGTGATTTTGCAAAAGAATTTTATACTTGGTTAGAACTAGTTATGAATAACTGGGAACTATTTTATGGAAAATATGCTAAAGAACTATATCAGAAATCACTATCAGTAGATTTAAGTGCGGCTATTGTTGCAAAGATACTAGACTGTGAAGAAAAGATTACTAATAAGAAAGCAACCATACCAAGTTTTACACACATGAAGCCTAGAATACAAGGTTGGTACAATCCAAGTGCTACTTGGCAAAGTAGAGTTGGTAGTTATCTAACAGATGACCTTAAATTAAAAATAGGAAATCATGCTCAAACAGGCATTTTTCATTATACTGAAAAAACGTTTGCATCAAAAGATAAGATTTCAAAGTATGAAGGAGTGTTAAAACTATGATTACAATGAGACCTCCTGTTGTTATTGATAAAAGATATGCTATCTTTAATCCTACAAATGGTGACTTGATTAGTGTTACTAATTCACAACCAAAAGAAGGAAGTTATATTCCAGTAGAAGAAAAAGAGGTATCTAGTATTGTTAATGGTACAGAACCAATGTCATATTATTATGTACATTATAACAAAACTAAAAAAGAATACCAGTTAAGAACTAGGAACAACTTTGATATTGATAGTTACTATGTTGATGATCTTATATATGAAGTAAAAGAAGAACAAATTAAAGACGCAGATATACGTATTACTAAAAATGTAAAAGATACGTGTTGGAAATTTAGTATTGGCGGAGATTTAAAAGCAAACATACTTGCTCAAAAAGTAAGTTTTAAACAAATTATGTTTTTTTCAATTACAAAGAAAAACGATCCAAACATTTTGTACAAAACAATCTCTTTTAACTTTGAAGATTTAGTTGACGGTAAGTACATTGTATTGCCATTTGATAGTAAATTTGAATTTGATAACGAACCAATTGGCATTTATACAATTAAAAGATTTGACAAGTATATGTACGAGGTAATTAAATGAAGATTAACATTGCAGAGCAAGATATTATATTCTTAAGTTACGATGAACCTAACTGCGAAAAGAATTATGTTGATTTATGCAAAAAAATTCCTTGGGCAAAACGTGTTCACGGAGTACACGGTTCAGATGCCGCACATAAAGCCTGTGCAGATTTGTCAGAAACAAAACACTTTGTAACAGTTGACGGAGATACTATTGTAGATCCGGAATTTTTAAATGTAGTTTTAGATTTAGACGTAATGGGCGTTGATGATGATTATCAATTTAGTTGGTGTGGACACATCGATGTTAACGGATTAAAATACGGCAACGGCAGTTTAAAAATGTGGACTAAAGAATTCGTTAAAAATATGAAAACACATGAAAACACCGACGGCAATGATGATACAAATATTGAATTTTGTTATTTTGACAACTATTACCAATTAAACGAAAACTATAGCACTAGTATTATTAGTTCAACACCGCATCAAGCATGGAGAGCAGGATTCCGTGAAGGTGTTAAGATGAGTTTAAACAGAGGTGCAAGAGTTTCTGATCTTAGCAAAGACATTTGGTGGCAAAATTACCAAAGATTGTTAATTTGGATGAACGTTGGTGCAGATGTTACTAACGGAATTTGGTCAGTGTACGGTGCAAGGCAAGGATGTCATCTAGCATATTGTACAGATTGGGACATTTCACAAACTAGAGACTTTAAAATCTTAAATGAGATGTGGGAAAAAGAAAAAGATAAGGATGCTTGGGCATTAGATGAATCAATGGAAGAACTAGGAGCAAAATTAGGAGAAGCAGGACTGCCGATTAGTCCAAAACCTTTCGATGCTGGACAAAGTAAAATGTTTAAAGCAGTTTATGAAAACACTCCTAGAGTTATTAGATGAGCGAACTAGATAAAATTAAAGAAATAATGCCGATAGTAGAAGAGGAAACATCTCCTACTTTTTGTTTAGCAAAGTGGCATCATACTACTATCTATTTACAAACAGGTGAAACACATAGTTGTTATCATCCTGCTCCGCACCCTATACCATTAGAAGAATTAAAAGATAATCCAAGTGCATTGCATAACACTAAAGAGAAAAAAGAACAACGTAAGCAGATGTTATGTGGACAAAAGCCAGAAGGTTGTAACTATTGCTGGAAGATCGAAGCAATGGGCAAAGACTTTGTTAGTGATAGACATATCAAAACTACGAGTATCTATAGACCCGAAAGAATTACGGAAATAAAACAAAAAGGGGCGGATTTTAACATAAATCCGGAGTATATTGAGATTAACTTTAGTAATGAGTGTAATTTTAAATGCGGTTATTGCCATCCTAAGTTTAGCAGTAGATACTATAATGAGATTAAAGAACACGGACCATATAAAATGTCAACAGCACATAGGCAAGACATTGACTGGTTTGAGTTATATGACAATGAAGAATCAAACCCCTATGTGAAAGCATGGTGGGATTGGTGGCCGGAAGTCTCCAAGACTCTTAATATTTTGAGAATTACGGGAGGTGAGCCTTTAATGCACAAGAGTACTTGGAGACTTTTCGACGAGTTGGAAGCAGATCCTAAGCCACATATTCAAATCGAAGTAAACAGCAATATGGGTGTTAAAACTAAACTAGTAGAAAAACTTGTAGAACGTATTAACACACTAAAAGAAAAGAATTGTATTAAAAGTTTTAAACTTTATACAAGTATAGATACTTGGGGCGAACGTGCAGAATATACACGTACTGGTTTAGATATTGAACTATGGGAAAAGAACTTAGATTACTATCTAACTAATACAAACTTTCCTGTAACATTTATGATTACATTTAATTTATTTGCTGTTACAAGTTTTAGTTTGCTATTATCAAAGATTTTAGAATGGCGTGTAAAATATAATAATGAAAATGCAACACAATGGCAACGTATTAGATTTGATACTCCACATTTAAAAGAACCTACAATCTTTGACATGAATATTTTACCTAAAGAAAAGTTTATGCCATAT